AAAACCCATAAAAAATTAGTATGGGAAGTGAATTATTGGGCGTGGTTGGAGTTAAAAACGGGATGGCGACCTACGTGGTATTCTGCCGATCATAATGACCGTATATTAGATATTCCGGCCAATATTTGTTGTATGAATTTATCGACGACCGGCAGATTACATAAAACCCATTATATGTATCCAGAAATAGCTAAATATGAACCGGGTTCGGCATCCTACGTATATTACAATGGACAACACATTTTAAATACTCGTTATGTAAATTATTGGTGTATGGATAATGGATGTTATTCTATACAGGATGAGCACGGCGTAATTAGAAGTATAAATATAATGTCGTCATTGGATGAAGATACGATGAAACCAAACAATTATAATATGATGAATGAGGGAACAATTGGCTTACCTTCTATCAATGAAACCCGTTTTTGTGGATTGGAAGATATACGTATGTATATAGTAGGGAATATATTAAAATTCATAGCGACGAATATCAATTATTCGCCGACAGGGTATAATCGTATGGTCATTGGAGAATATGATATACAGAATTATGAATATAAAAATGCGAAAGTGATATTTCCATCATATGATACGGTTTGCGAAAAGAATTGGATACCTTTAGTGAAAAATGGAGAGGAATATTTTATATATAAATGGTTTCCGATGGAAATAGGGAAAATAAATGGCGATACTAACGTATTAGAAATAGTGAAGAAGTATGAAATCAAATCGCCGTGGTTTCATAAAATACGTGGTTCTACTACATTTGTAGAAAAAGAGGAAGGTTTAGTGGGGGTGGTTCATTTTAGCGAAGATACCGCACCGAGAAGATATTATCATATGTTGGTTGTTTTATCAAAGGATACATTTGAACCAGTGAAATATTCGGAATTATTTTATTTTCAACATTTAGGTATAGAATTTTGTATAGGATTTACGATAGAGAAAAATGATTATTTGTTTTGGATTTCGCGAATGGATAGAGAACCAGTATTGGTTCGTGTGCCGATGGATGGTATTGATATAAAAAATAATATTATGTAAAATCTTATCTATGGATATTATATAGTTTATAAGAATGAGTATACAAATGAATTTTAAAAAAGATGGTAATAATATCAAATTGGACAGTATAACAGATGATGGAAAGGCATTAGATATTACAAAATATTCAGAACCATTATTGAGTATTGGCGCCGATGGTAAATATACGAGAACATCTATAGAACCATCTGATACAAAGGAACCCAGTAATAATGAAGTGATTTCAATTACTCAGACAGAGAATGTGGATACAACAGGTACTTGGAAAGAATCTGGCGATTTAACAACCCAGGAAGCAGAAACACCGAATAACGAAGAAAACAACCCCAATAATGCGAACCCTCTAGACCAAGCATGTAAAGATTTAGAACTAGAGTCAGGATGTGAAAAACAAAATACTGACCCTACTTACAAAACAAAATATAAAGTTTTAGCTCGTAAATATCATCCAGACAAATGTCTACAAAATAATCTACCGCAGGAGGAGTGTAAATCGAATGAATCTAAATTCAAAATAATAAATGAAGCATATAGTAAATTAAATAATTATAATGTTGAAAATTCTGAATCAAGAGTATCAGAAAATAATGAACCAACTAATAAACCTGTAAATACTAAAACACCAGCAATTGAAAATTCAAAACCAATCGTTTCGTCAGTCTTTTCATTCCCGAATAACCTACAAGAAAATAAATCCGAATTACCAACTAATATACGAGTGCCCCCAGAAAATAATTCTCAACAAATAGCAATACGAACCGGAGGTAAAACAAAAAGGAGGAAAGCAGGAAAGAAAAATAAATCAAAAAGAGTGCGATTTATGTCTAGGAGAAATAGAAGAAAATAATAAAATTTAGGACAATATCAAGATATATCGTAGTATATCTCGATATAAATATCTCAATTTAGTTTATAATCTGTATAATAAATGTCTAATTATTTGTTTGGTATAAAATTTAAGGAGAATAATTATCCCGTCATAGACAAAATATTTTTGTATGAAGGAGAACTACAATTCAATGACCAGCAAATTACAGGAATACAAGGATATAAAACACTTCAAGATGAATGTGTAGACATAGATTGTTTATTGAATGAAAAAATTCATGATATTCAAGAAGATATGAGCAACGAAACATTGGATATAGATGAAACCTATGTTTTATACGGGAATGCCGATAACGTATATTATGGCGATAAAGTTAACTATGAAAACGGTATATTATCTCTAGTAAATAAAATATCTAACATAGATGATGTTTTTAAACAAACAAAATTAGTAGAAGATGTGATTGCGATAAAATCGTTAGAAACCGATAGTGTTCACCCTTCAATTTCAGTAGTAAAGACTCAGCAAGACATAGCAGACCAAATTTTATTGTTAGAAGATAAAAAAGATGTGGTTGCGACAAATCCAAAAATATCTGATGAAGAAAAAAATACAGCAATACAAAGAATAGATGATGCGCTTGTTCAATTAGATAGTCCAGATAATTCGGATGGAAGTACTACAGAAAAAGGAACAGACGCACATCTAGCCGCACAACAAAAATTGGCGGAGGACCAATTAAAAATAGATGTGAAAAATGCTATTACAAATGTTTTATTAGCAAAAATAGAACAAATAAATAGAGAAGCAGAGAATATGAATATTACTGACCCAACTATTATAAAAAAAATAGCAGAAGTTAAACAGAAAATTACAGATGTTCCAAAAACTATTGTAGAAACTGTATCGGGAACCACTGACCCTGTAGTTATAGCAAACGCAGTATCAGAAACCACGCATACATTAAATAATGAAATAAATAAAGTTGAAACGGAAGTAAAAGGAAATCAAATACAGCCACAACCAGAACCGCCAATATCACTAGACGCGAAAAATATAATTGAAAAGCAACAACTTATTCAATCTACGAATAACGAAATATCTACACCCAACGATAAAAATGTGAATATACAATTTACAAATGTAAAAACAAATAATATTATGACTGTGACGAGTGGTGTGCAAGGTGCGTTAAGCCAAGATTTACAACAAAAATTAAATACAAATATGAATAAATTTAAAATATTAAAAACGACATTACATAATAAAGAATTTAAAAATAAAGAACATCAAGGAGGAGGACCAGAAGAAAATATGAAAGAATTTATAAAATTATATATCGGAATTGTTGAATTTATTATATATACTCCCATTTTTTATAAGTTAACATCATTGACCTGTGATAAATTTAAAATAATATTTAATCAAAATATATATGATGGAACTTTATCAGGTGATACTAAAAATAAATTAGATTCAAAATCCTTAACTGAATTATATTCAGTATTGTTAGCTTTTATGTATGTAGATATGTCTATTTTTAATTCAGATGAATTATCCACCAATTTTTTTATAGAAAATAATACAGGTTATAGATATGGTCAACTAGTAGAACAAGAAAAATATAAATTATATAAATCAAATTATTATAGTTTAAAAAATATAAAACCTGAACAAAAGTTAATTGTTTATATATCAGAATTTATTAAACTATTATCACATTTATTAGAAAATAAATCGATCGAGCATGGTGATAATTTAAATAAAAAATACAAAATATATGAAATTTTATTAACCTATATCATATCACAATATGAGATATTAGAAAAGATTGTGAACAAATATATACCGCTATTTGAATTAAGAGATAACGTTGATTTCCGTAATTCAATAGATAAATATATCAAAGAAGCGAATGATGAAAATATTATAACATATTTGAAAATACGTAATGATGAAGATAAAACTGGTATATATAATGACCGATTTAATATAAAAATGAATAAACAACAGAATACAGAACCCAATAAGGTAATGATAGAATATATGGATGATAATTTCCCATATTATAAAAAAACACAAGACGGTGGTTATGAATTAAGCGATGAAATCAAATCTATGTCTGAAAATCAAAATTATGATAAGAATGAAGCATTAGGAACAGTGGATATAGCCAAATATACATATAAATATTTATTTGGAGAATTCTCAAATATTTTCACACCTAATTTATCAAACGAAGAAATTGCTCAAAAAATGGATATTATAAAAGAGAAAATAAAAGAGAATAAACCAGTATTCATGATTGGTTATGGAGCGAGTGGTGCGGGTAAGACATCGTCTTTAATTTATTTCAAACGAAATAAAGAAAATGGTATATTAATTAATTTATGTAATCAACTAGGCGCGACTGAAGGATATACTGATATTGAATTGAAATGTAAAGAATTTTATCATACTACGGATGTGAATACGGTAGAAGCACCCATGATAGTAAATGTTCCAGCCGATAATGGTAGTGTAAAATTCAAGTTCGAAAACGGAAACTTTGTATTAAGTGAAGAGTATAAACATACCACACATCATCAATACCGTATGATAAATAAGGAGAGGAATGGAATTGAAAAAGAAACGGTGTTTCAAGCAGGAACACTCATTGGTGAAGTTATCATACATTTGATAGATACAGATAGATTTGTAAAGGCAACTACAAACAATCCAAATAGTTCTCGTAGTCATACATTAGTATTTGTAAAATTAATCGGAAAAGATGAAGAACAAAAAGAGAAATCAGGAAATATAATTATAGGTGATTTTGCGGGTGTTGAAAATACATTTGCGTGTGAAAATCCAAATACGATAAATGCGTTTTTAAATGTAAAGCGTGATGACGGAAAAGGTATTCCATATTATAGCACAGAAGCATATAAAGGGAACCCTGACCCATTGGGTGTTATAGAAACTGATATAAAACCAGTGGACTCGAATAGACAAGCGGCAGGTGCGAAAATACCAGAACAATGTATATCAAAAATAGAATCAAAAGACCCTATCTACAATATTGAAACTCCAGTATATCGTGATTCGTGGGGTTTATCTCCAGAATTAAAGAATTATTATACGATGAATGATAGTAAAAATCTAAAAATGGCGTTTGATATTCTATTAAAATATTTAAAATTAGGATATAATGGAAATGATATGAATGAAAAATATATGGGTAAAGCAGAACAATTGAGAAATGAATTACAATTATATTCAAATATAAATGAGATGAAACAAAGTTCGAATGATCAACCAACGAAAAATAAAAAATCGGCGAATAAACAACCTAATGATTTTATAACAATTATTAGAAATAAATTTTATACGTTATTGCGTTCTATAGATACAGCTAATAAAAATAAGAGGATTCGTGCGAGTGATAAAACAACCAGCGCAAATACGAATTATAATAAAAATATTATCAAAGAGTTAACTGAAGGTATAAATAAAATCATAGGACATATTTCTCCTATACAAAATTTACCATTTATTGATTCAGCATTTCATGGACAAATGGACGGGCCATTTTATAACGCATATCAACCATTGATAGATGATATAATAAAAAGAATAGATAACTTGTATAAAAGTGTAGATAAGTTGAATGCTATTTTAAATATATATAATCTTCCACTGGTTGAATTTAATAATTTAAAAACAAATATATTTAAACCACATGGAAGTTTTCCAAATTTATTAGAATTAATAAAAGACCTTGAAATAGAAACTTCTTGTAGAACAGGAAATTCCAATGTAATATGCGAAAATCGTAGAGAAGAAGGTTATTTTATCAATAATTCATTAACAAAAGTAAGAGAAGTGATCAAGAAGATATTATTTGAAAAGAATAAAGAATCAATCAATATTACGCCCAATTTTATAGATATATGTTTTAAAAATTATTGCCCACACAGAATGAACTGTTTTAGTTTTGATACATTTGGAAACCAGCAAACACCAAATACAACCGGTTCAGTCATATTTGATGAAATATATAAAGAATTACAACCGCAAAAAGGTTATAAAACCCCACGAGAAATGTATAAAAATATAATCATCAGTATTTTTTGCGTATTCAATATATCACGCGGAGCGAATAATCCACCACCTACCCCCTATTTGGATATCAATAAATTTAAATCCATTTATTATTTTGAAAATATGTTTTCAGGAAATGGGTTTGAAAAAAATCAAAAAGAATTTATAGATCAAGGAGAACGTATCATTAAAATGATATCAGAAACCTTTAAAGATAAAGTCGCGGATTTACAAACCATCAATTCAAAGTCAAACAATACAATATATAATTTATTTGTAACAGTAATAACATATATGAAAAACCCTTCAAATATAAACAAAGTACAACAAACCTATAACACCTCATATAAAACTTATGTGAAAGAATTGATTGATATGATAGATAATAATAATGCGGTATCTGCGATAGGCACCCTTGAATTTATAGACCAAATAACTAAATTCAATACAATTAAAAATACATGTGTAGCAAATGACGAAAAATATTTACAACCATATTTATTAGAAAACTTTGAAAAGACAAATGTTATGGAACCATTATATGAAAAACAACCTCAAACATGGAATAGTTCGGTTGGCGGTAAAAAGAAATATACAAAAAGGATGAATAAAAAATTATTGAAGAAGAGAACCCGTAGAAACAAAAAAATATGATAAATAAATTGTAAAATAAATATATTTATCATATATAAGATGGCTATTGATATACAAGATATAATAAATAAAAAAACAAATCACTTATTAGAATTATTGAAACAAAAAAAAGATGTGGTCAAAGAAGAACAGCCGAATAAACAGCCTAACGAAGAAGACTTCGATAAAGAAAACGATACGCCAATTATCATAGAAGAAAAAACGCCGATGACTGATATCGTATTACGAAAAATAGAAAAGATTTTAGATTTGTTAAGAGAAAAAAAGAATAAAAATGATAATGTAAAAACTTTAGTAGAAACATCATTAAGTGTTTTATTAGATGTTTTAAATAAGAAAGAAAAGAATGAAGAATTATTTCCTCAAATAGCGAATGCGATATTGAATGGTGATGATATAGTCAAACCAGTTGAAGACAATAAAATACCTATATCATCTGAAAAAATTCCTATCATTGCGGATTTGGCGTTAGAATTGTATTCATCTATATTAGGTATCGTTGAAGATAATATAGCTCGTGATGAAATAAAGAAAGCGATTGAATTTATCGAAGTATTAAAACCACAAGATATTACTACAAATAATGTTGAACAGTTAGTTGATATATCCACCAAAATATTGGAAGAAATTTCAAATACAATCTCTCAAACTCCAAGTGGTCAAGTAGTTGAACCAAGTGTTGAGCCAAGTGTTGAACCAAGTGTTGAGCCAAGTGTTGAGCCAAGTGTTGAACCAAGTGTTGAACCAAGTGTTGAACCAGGTGTTCAACAAATAATTACACCGCCAACCGCTCCACCTATCGCCGCATCTACCTATTATAATTCAATGATTAAAAAAAATTCAGACATAGGAACATTTTTAGCGGCTGCTATCGGAAATGCGTTAGTTGATAAAAAACCAAGCATGATACATAATATTCTTTCCGGATTAACAAAAACAGGAACTGTATTCAAAAATGTATTTAAAGGAATAGATATAAATGCTATGAAAACAAGATTAACTAATATACCGAAAGGGTCAACCTCCAATGGAAATTTATCCATACCTGCTACAAATGATATATTTAGATTAACCATTGGTTATCCATTGGCTTTTATTAAATATTGTGCTGAAAAAGGAATAAAAATTCCACAATATATGATTGATAGCTTTAAACAAAAAATAGCAATTATTTTAGACCGAAATGCTGGAAAGACACCCATCGAAGAAAAATCTATTCAATCGACCGAAGCAAAACAAACAGAAACAGTAACAGAAATAGCAACAGATACACAAGAAAAAGAAGTAAATTGTTCAGACCCAAGCACGATAAAACTTGGTCAAGTAGAAGATACTGCTTTATGTTTTGACCCAAAACAAAATAAAGTTATAGCAACAAAATAAGTTAAATAATATATTCAAATAATATTTAACTACTGATGAAAAAATATGCGTATGCGAATATTAAAATACCGATTGAAATAAAAGAGAATAATCAATTTGAACCATTAAAAGATTATATTCATATAGAATTTACGCCTTGTTATGAATTACCAGACAAACAAACCGATTATAATGGTGTTTTACAAAATTTAAATTCATTATTTACCAGTAATAAAATAAATATGAACACAGACTCTGATGGGATGATTAAATTTAAAAAAATAGAAACCCAACCTAAAATAGAGGAAGAACAATGTGTACCGCAAAAAATAGACGACCAACCTAAAATAGAGGAAGAACAATCCGAACCAGAAGAAGAACCTCCACAATCAGAATATTTCGTTTTATCCAATGAAATAAAACCAAACAAAAAACCGAAATTAAATCTATCATTCAAAAAAAAGACGATACGTAATACAACAGCCAAGCACCGATAATTACATACCGCGATAATAGCGTTGATTAGGTTGAACTTGTAAATCCCCAGGAACAATGACTGGAATTTTATCCATGACCGCTAATGATTTTAATTGTTTAATCTCAGGATTAGTAGGAGGTAAAGGGTTTACCAAATTGGTAGAACCAATTCCCCATAAGAAAGATTCAATATCGCTCGAATTATGCGATAATTGGTCAGGTGCGACACGTCCTTGTAATAAACCATCACCTGGTAAATATGTGCTTTGTGGAACACCATAAGAATGATAAGTATTATAATTGATATGTTGTTCGATAGACCTTAGTTCTGCGGTATAATCACCAGGAGTATTTTTATTTCTAGTAGAAGCCATTTTATATATATCTATAAAATATTTTATGTTAGTTTTTGAATCAATAATAAATAATACTCATTGTCTTTGTTAAAATCACCACGATGAAAACTGGCTAAACAATAATGAAAAAACATCAAATAATCATAAGAAAATAATACACATTGGCCTATTTCGCGTTCAGTAGAAAACATGCGGGCGGCGGCTAAATCATATAATTGTTGAAATAATTCGTTATCTTTTGTGTATTCATATAATTGCGATAAAGAAGTCGACATATCATCTTCATTATAGGTTAATTCATCGCGACTTTCTTCATCCATATGGTCTAATTCAGGGTTCGGAGGACAAATCATGGTGAATAATTTGCGAATAGTATTGCGATAAGTGAAATTATTGGTGTAATGTATTTCATCGTTAAAATTGTATTGAATATTCATTATTGTGTATAAAGCATAATATTTATATTATTTGTATAAATATTATGATATCGTATCATTTTTATTATGAGGATATAATAAAAAATCATTCCGAAATATTAGTGAGTAGGTTTATTCATTATTTACGATACTTTCGAAATTTCCTCCTCATTTTCTACGACTTCCTCCAGTGCGTCTTGTTTTGCGATTTCTTCTGCGAGTGCGACGACCACCTTTTTGTTGACGTTTGGTTTTCTTATTTTTGCGTCTCATTGAACGAGCACGTCTTCTTCCGCCAGTTTTTACTTCTTCTTCAATGGTATTTACTTCTGGATTTTCTACAATTGGCGCTTCTTCAAAAGGGGTTTCTACTTCCATAGGGGCTTCTACTTCCTCCTCAACAGGGGCTTCTACGATTTCCTCTTCAACAGGTGCTTCCTCTTCAACATCCATAGGTACTTCCTCCTCAACAGGGGCTTCTACGATTTCCTCTTCAACAGGTGCTTCCTCTTCAACATCCATAGGTACTTCCTCCTCAACAGGGGCTTCTACGATTTCCTCTTCAACAGGAGCTTCTTCATCAACATCCATAGGTACTTCTTCATCAACATTCATAGGTGTTTCTTCATTACTCATTTTTTCTACAATTTTATCTGCTACAGCTTTTTCTACATCAGGCAAAATTTTATCTGCAACTATTTCTGCGATTCTATCTATAACTACTTGATCTGCTCCGCCGTTAAACATATTTCTTATATATTATATGAACATAATATAATATAAAAATCCTAAATTAATTTGTAAAATTGCGAGTAGATTGACCCCCTCTAACCCAACCATCTAACGCCGCTTCTTGAACAACAAAAGCAGGGTTATTTACACGTTCTTCCATATGAGTATCGGTAGGGTATAATGAATAATTGCTAAATGATTTTTCCATAATAGTGGAAACACTTTTCTTATCACTCACAAGTTCTCCTTGTTGTAATTGACTTTCTAAAGCAGGATCACAACTACCTTTTCCTAAATAAGGAACAGTAACAAATGGACGAGGAAATAGCATTAGTTTCTCTAAAGGTCTTTCTTGTTCGGTTTTCAATGTTAACATAGAATTAACATCAATCACTGAACCAGCAATTCCAGTGCCGCTTACCATCATAGTAGGTTGTTGTGTAGCAAATTTCACTTGACTATCTGTAGTTTTATCGCTAAAGAATTCAGATAACATATAATTTGCGAAACGAGTATTATGTAGATTACGTTGAGTTTGGTCAGTTGCGTCTAAACCAATGCGACCCATATTATTGAAAGTATATGACGACATCTTATTATAATATATTATAATATAATAAGAGTTTTTTCTCTGTAAAAGGAAATATAATTCATTTTTATTTCACTAAATAAGGGGGTAGGTCGGGTTTAATTGGTATGTCTTGATAAGTTTCTAGCGCAAGCAAATTTATTGCCTTCTTTACAAGAAATCATACTACCATAGCAAAATTCGGCAAAAGCGCCTTGGTCATTTGGGATAGTTGTATTTGGATTACTATGGAAAGGACGTAAAGATTGTTCAAACACAAATTGTTCTCCTAAATCTTTAAATAATTTATCGGCAATATCCGGTTGGTCAGGATTCGCATCGCTTACTAATTGTTTGGCTTGTGTCAAAATTTTATTGTTGATATTATCATTAAAAGCAGGAGGAGCGGGTTTTTTATTTGGATTATAATCATAATCAGTCATCATAACATTACTAAATGGATTGCTTGCCGTAGGCTCATCGAATACATCAGGGGAAATAGAAATGTTATTTTCTTTTAAATAAGCCATGGCTGGATTATCAAAGTTCTCTACTTTGTCTAAATTAGGTTTTTTCTTTTCATTCTTTTGTTTTTCTTTTTCGTGATAATAATGAAATAAAAAGATTGCGAAAAATGTGATTGCGCTAATAAAGAGTAGACGAATATTTCTAGTGAAAGCAAAACCGATAATCGTTAAAATAATAACCACTCTGGTAATTGCGTTTAATTTTTGATTATAATTCATCGTATCAATAGGGAAAAACTCGAAAATATATTCCTTATCAAATAAAATGTTGGGGTTCTCTCCCCAAAAAGCGGTTTTTGTACAAGCTGCAGGTTTTACTGGTAATGGTAAAATTTCAGCCGGAGTACTTTGTATTGATACAGTTTCTTCATTTTTATTATGGTCAGTATTTATATGTTGAATTATTTGACTACTAGGTTTGTTGTATTCCATTTATATATAGTTGTATAATTTATATTATATAATTACTAAATATAATATAAGTTGTCTAAAATTCCGTGGACAATTGAAATCAGAATTTTATGCGGGAGAACCTCTCGTTTTTATACATTTACTATCTACTTCTAAACTTTCGCATTTTTCCGTTTGTGGAATAACTCGTAATACACATTTTGATTTTTCGCCATATAGAGGTTCAGTACAGCCTTTTTCTTTGTTTTCTTTACGTTTTTTCATGGTTTTACGTAATGCTCTAATAAGCTTTCTTCCATTTACTCTCTTGTTTTAATACATTTTTCATCCATTTGAAATGTAGCAATTTTATCTTCCTGTGGAACTATATTAATTACACATTTTGATTTTTTTCCATAAAGCGGTTCTGTACAACCTTTTTCTTTTTTCTTTTTTGTAGATGTTGGTTTGAATGTGAATATTTTTGGTTTTTCATGTGTACATCTTGCCCTAAAATGTTCATATCTCTCCCTAACATCACAATAAGATAGATTAGAATTCTTTCCAAGCATTTTATTGACTAATTCGTGCAATTCATAGATATATTTTGAAAATGTTGCTCGATTTTCCATATGACACATCAAAAGAGGTTTCTTTTTTAAATTATTCGTTAAATTTATTCTACAGTGTTTGCAAGGTAAAACATTTCTTAAATTATATACAAAATCCTTGTAATATTTTTTATTTTGAGCGGTTGGTTCAACCGGATAATTAAAGCTCATTATATGTAGAAAATGCCACATTGGTGGTCCAAAAACGGTTGTTAACATTCCGTCTCCTGCATTATAATCTTTTTTTGTAAATGTATAATTTTTTTTTGTTTTATTATGTGTATTTCTATTTTTACGCGTTTTCTTCATTATATATTACTAAAATAAAATAAAATTATCCAAATATACAATGCGTATTTATTGAATAAAATAAATTCTACAAAAAATATTGTAAATCGGTTTTATCAGGACCATTTACATGAACGAATAATGGATTATATTTATTATAGAACGCACGATGACCATCCCATTTAATGGTATTGATAGGAATACCCGCTGTATTTAAAAAGATTGAATTATAATAATCTAATGTAATTAGGTCAGGACGAGATAAAAATTTACTAGTCCAATAACGTTGGTCATCATCAGAATCATTATATTGATATCCCAACAGGCATTCACGCAACGCCCATACTCTACCAATATATAATCCACTATTTAAGTATGGAAATTCTAAATTTTTGAAGGCGTATTCTGAGGCTCTTTGAGGGTCAGGATTACAATATTTCTCCGCACCGAAAACAATCGGTTTGCCAAATTCTAAATAACGGTCAATCAATTGTTCTTGATTACCACAGTATACTACATCATACGCATCTGTAAATAATACAATATCGTTTTCCTGTAGTTTAGCACCCCATATATAATAATACACTTCTTTGATTTTTAAACCGAAATTTGCAGTTGCTGACCAACCAATATCACGGTTCTCTTTTTCTCCTAATATTGTTATTTTTTCGCCTTGTCTGGTCAACCGTTTTTTAATAAATAAGTCTAAGTTTTCATTAGGTTTCGTAGCAATAGTAATGTAATATAATTTAGGTTTAGACATTATTATAATAATATAAACAACTATTTATATTATTATATTAGTAAAAATTGTAATATAGAATATATATCTATATATTATAATGGCCCCTGTATTAGAAGTAGTAAAACGTGTTTTCCGACCTTATTCCACTTACATCATGATTACGTTATTGGTAATTGTCTTTTCCATTGCCGCTTATTATATTTTTAAGAAATATTATATTAAGAAAGTATTAGCTGATGATAAAAAATATACAGATGTAGCAAACGCAGAGAAACGTTCGAAAGAGGTTGTTATATATTTTTTTAACGTAGATTGGTGTCCTCATTGTAAAACCGCAAAACCAGAATGGGAAAAGTTCACCAGAACATATGATGGTAAAGAAAAGGGAGAATATGTAATAAAATGTGTGAATTTTAACTGCACCGACGAAAATGCGGATGTAACTAAGATAATTAATCGTTTCAATATTGATTCATATCCAACTATTAAAATGGTAAAGGATAATCAAACAATCGAATTTGATTCTAAGATAACCGAATATACTTTAGAACAATTTGTAAATACGATGGTATAAACTCCGGGAAACCTATGGGTAGGGATTCTACCCCCGGACGCCCCTTCCCTTACTAGGTTGTATAAGTTGAGATAGATATGCTAATATATTGATTTGTTGTATACGATTCAAATTATATAAATATTGCTGATAATATTTACATAATGCCTCTTGAATTGATAGTTGCAATATCCAAGAATGGAATCATTGGAAACAAGAATGAAATACCTTGGTATATTCCTGAAGACCTACAACGATTCAAAAAAATAACGCAAGGAACAAAAGTAATCATGGGAAGAAAAACGTATGATAGTTTACCAAATAAACCATTGAAAAATCGAACCAATATAGTGATAACAAATACACCCGAAAAATATGCTGGTTTAGCATCGGAGAACGTGATATATGGAAATATTGCCGATATATTTACTATATTATCAACTATACGCACATACGAACGTGTATGCATCATCGGTGGATGTGAAATATATTCATTGTTTTGGAAATATTGTAGTATTCTTCACATAACAATTGTAGACGAAATAATAGAAGGAGATGTTCAATTTCCATACAGCATAGAAGAGATAGAAAAAACTCATACATTACAAGAAAAAAGTGAAATACAATTTTCCGGAAATAATCATACCCCCTATTATTATTCAACTTATTTAGCAAATTCTGAACCTATACGAATAAGTTCTATGCGTTTTTCCATCGAAGATGCGGTTTCATAAATATCATAAATAGAAAGAGGTGGACACGCAACAAATACTTCTTTCCCTATTTTGTATTCTTTTTTAACATTCAATACTCGGTCAATCGTTTTATATAATAAATTCAATATATAATCAATTAACGTGGATGATTCAGTAATATCACTGGTACTATCAAATATCGAATTTCTACACATACCAAATATTTCTTCAGGGATAGCACCGTTTTCAACACAATATTTGATAGGATAATTGGCTACAAATCCGCCATCGCAATAACAAATATTATCTTTAATAATGGGTTGAAATAAGATAGGTAAACTACACGAACTATATACCGCATCTATCACACACCAATCGGGATGTGTTTTGTATGAAAAATCAATTAGATTGAACGTATTGATATCAGTCGACATAATATGTAATTCAATATTTGTAATTTCATATAATTCTTTTAAAGATACATTTATTGAAATATCTTTTCCTTTGAATAGAGGAGAGAACGTGTCTTCCATAATTTTCCTTTCCAAAATTCCTTTATTTTGAAAAGCATATATAATAGATTCCATAGAGAATTTGTATACATTTTGCCATGGCCGTTTTATAATGTAATCATCCATCGTATCCCATTCATATTTTAACGCAATGAATACGGCGATTAAAGAACCCACCGATGTTCCGTATATGGTTTGTATATTATTTATATTCCATAATCCAGTTTTATGTGTATCACGCAACAATCCATAAAATGAAAATCCAACCACGCCACCGCCTGATATTACAATATGTTTTATATTCGGAATATATGTATCTTGTTGTTCAGTTTCAATGTTCTCTATCATTTTATAAAATGAGTAATTTATATTTATATTTTTTCTATGAATTAATATAATGTCGTCTTTTTTATACGTAAATGATGAAGAAGCACAACGCAAAATAAATATTGATGAATTGTATGAAAAAAAACAGCAAAAAGAGTTAAAGCAGTTATCTATTTTCAATAAATTATTAAATCGTATTCATAAACGCATTACCATAACTGGTAAAAATAAACCGAATGATAAACATATATGGTTTATCGTTCCTGAGTATATATTCGGAGAACCTATTTATGACCAAGGGGATTGTTTAGGTTATTTAGTAGCGAAATTAGAAGAGAATGGTTTTTTTGTAAAATATGTCCATCCAAATGCTCTATTTGTTTCATGGATGAATTGGGTTCCATCATATGTTAGAAGTGAATTTAGAAAACAAACTGGTTGCACGATTGATGAAAAGGGGAATATTATATCTAGACCAGAAGATAAAACAGATGATACAAAATTGTTGAATGAAAAACAGAATGCGAATCAAAAAGAGCAAAAACAGTATACTCCTATTGGACAATACAAACCAACCGGCAATTTAGTATATAACAATGAAATGTTTGAGAAAATAGAAAAGAAAGTCTCTTTCGTATAAACCCTTGGAGGAATTAAAACGCCGATTACACCTTATTAACAATACTTAGACGTGTTGTTTTCGTTTAGACTTGATAAACATATATATACATATATATTACTATACCGACCAGAAAATGATTCAAAATAAATTTGTATTGTTGCTTTGTTTATTACATTATTACCATAATGATGCTTTTTACATACCATTTAGCCCTTCTTTGTTTCATAAAAAACACAATCATTTATTACAAGCTAATGATAATAATGAATTGGATAATAATGATTTAGAAATAGATACTACAAGTAAATCATCCAATAAAATTTTCCGTTTAGGAAGGTCGAAAGATCAAGACGGCAAAAGTAATATTTGGTCTGTAGAACCTAAAATGGAAGTTGTATATGAAGAAATTACTGAATTGAATAAAAATATTTTGACTGGCGGATTAATTGTTACTGGAATGTTAGCAAGCTTGCCTGTATTATATACTTTGAGTAAATATATGCAAAATATAGATTATTAAACGGTTACACCGACCAAAAAGAAGGCATTACACGATGCTTACTAATCAAATTTTTATTACCTTTTTATTTTTATCTAGCAAAACCGGCGTTTGAAATGTAAAAAGGTGTAAATCTCCGCTGGTATAAAATTGAAATAATAGTTCGCATATTGTTTCAGTTATAAAAATGATTTCGCCTGAAAAAAAAATTACTATACGCGTTAAAATAAATAAAAATAAGTCAAATGTAAGTGTAGGAACTGAACAGATGAATATTCAACTTCAACCGGTTGACGATGTGAAACTGGAAAAGAAATCAGAAAATAAAACAAAAAAAAAGAAATCAAATTTATCAACGATAGATAAATCTAAATTATGGGATATTTTTGATAGTGATATAAAAACATTACAACATGAAGAAGACGCGAATATTGAATGCATATATTCTACGAAAGAATTGGATTTATGTAATGAATGTAATTCTCCTTTAGTCATTATGGAGGATGGATTTCCCACTTGTATCAATAAAACATGCGGTATCATTTGTAGAGATACTTTAGACTATTCACCCGAATGGAGGTTTTATGGTAATGAAGATAAAAACGCGAATGACCCCACCCGTTGTGGAAATCCTATTAATCCTTTGTTGGTAGAATCGTCCTTTGGTTGTAAAGTATTATGCTCATCGAATTCTTCATATGAAATGAAAAAAATACGTAAATGGGCGGAATGGCAATCTATGCCGCATAAAGAAAAATCATTGTATGATGAATTTCAATTTATTACGGTGATGGCGCAAAACGCAGGCATTCCAAGAATATTTATCGATGATGCGATGTCGATACATAAAGATATTTCGGAACAGAAAATGTTTAGGGGTATGAACCGCGATGGTATCAAAGCCGCATCGATTTATATATCTTGTCGGTTGAATGGTTGTCCAAGAACACCGCACGAAATTGCGGAGATATTTAAATTGGACAAAACAAGTGCGACAAATGGATGTTCTATGGCTGTGAATATATTACACAACATAGAACGTAATGTAGAAACATCACAACAAAGTGATTTATGTGTAACAATGCCTAGTTCATTTATTGAAAGATATTGTAGTAAATTAGGATTTAATCAAGAATTGATTATGTTATCGAAATTTGTTACGAATAAAATCGAAAAAAATAATATTATTACTGATAATATTCCGCATGCGATTGCCGCAGGTATAGTATATTTTATTGCGCACAATTGTAATTTACATGTTACCAAATTAGATATAAAAGCAGTATGTGGAGTAAGTGAAGTAACCATTAATAAATGTTTTAAAAAATTGGAAAGTATACGCGAACAATTAATCCCACAATGTATTTTAGACAAATATATGTAAACCGTTGATTTTAGGAATTTTTTTATGTGTTATAATGAATTATATTTTACATGAGTATATTATATAAAATATAATGGAAGAACAACCATGCGAAAATATTACGATAGAAATTGAAAATGTTGAAACAGTAAATATAACGATTGAAACACAAGAACCATGTGAAGAACATGTATGTAATTGTGATATGACTGACCCTACGGTAGAACATGGTCCTTTATGCCCTGGAGCAGTCAAACCAGAAATAACGGAAGAACCAGTGGTAGAAACACCAGTGGAGACAGCTCCAGAACCAGTAGTAGAAACACCAGTGGAAACAGCTCCAGAACCAGTAGTAGAAACACCAGTGGAGACAGCTCCAGAACCAGTAGTAGAAACACCAGTGGAAACAGCTCCAGAACCAGTAGTAGAAACACCAGTGGAAACAGCTCCAGAACCAGTAGTAGAAACACCAGTTGTGGAACTAACACCTGATAGGGAGGTGACGTCCGGTGGAACCGTAGGTTCCCCGGATTTAATATTCATTGTTCCATATAGGGACAGAGAACAACAACAAAAATTCTTTTCACAACAAATGAAAGTAATACTAGAAGATATTCCAGAGAACAAATATAAAATATATTATATTCATCAAAATGATAAACGAGATTTTAACCGTGGAGCAATGAAGAATATTGGTTTTTTAATGGTAAAGAACAAATATCCAGAACATTATAAAAATATTACATTGGTTTTCAATGATGTAGACACGATGCCTTATTCAAAAAATTTCATAGATTATTATACAAAAACAGGTATAGTAAAACATTTTTACGGAGTTAAATTCGCCCTTGGTGGAATTGTATCTATTACCGCAGGAGATTTTGAAAAAACCGCAGGATTTCCAAATTTTTGGGCGTGGGGATATGAAGATAATTTATTAAATATTCGCGTATTGAAAGCAGGATTAACTATAGACAGAGACCAATTTTATGCGTTGATGGATAAAAATATGTTCCAAATGAAAGATGGTCTAGCTCGTTTAGTAAATAAAGGAGAATTTGATAGGTATTTGAGTAATACACCTGAAGGTTATCATTCAATTGTTGATTTAGAATATATTATCGATGAAGTAAATGGTTTCGTGAATGTAAATAATTTTAATACAGGTATTGTAGCAAATACCCAACAAAATAAAATGCATGATCTAAGAAATGGTTCTATACCATTTCCAGTAATAATGAATAAAAAACGCGTACCTAGAATGGGAATGCGACTATAAATTATTCATAACATTCGAAGACTTTATATGTAATGCCTATTTCATTATACGTTTCCCAAATACCCGATATTTTAATAATATATTGTATATTTTTATTTAGTTTTGAATTATAATCATTGTAATCTCTATAAATTTTCAAATTTCCACTATATAATTGTTTGGTTAATAAACAAGTAGTTTTTTTTTGAATGTTATTAATTTGTTTGTAATATTCAATGATTTTGTATTCTATTTTAGATAATTCTTGAACAATCGGCATATTGATAACACTTGATGGATAAAATTTCAAAAAATATTTATTCGCAATTTTATCAATCGATTGTAATTCAATAGGTAAATAAAAATAAATACTATTCAAGGACAATGATTGATTTGAATAAATAATTTTAGTGAATGTTCCATCCATAATAATATTACGCTTACTTTCTAAAAATATTAGATTTATTAATTGAAAGGATGATATATCGAAAACTATATTCATAAATAATAAGATACATAGAATATCTTATTATGTTTATTAGGTTTTAATACTACATTTATTTATGGAAGAATCCCATACACAATAATTTTGTTTAGAACACGTACTTTGATTTAAATTCGTGCAATCTAATTTATTCAAACATTCAGTTGTTATATTATCCCATATGCAAGAACCATAATTCTGGGAACATTGTTCATTCGTCATTACATTACAATTAGGAGGAATAATAGTAGGAGTTGAAGAAAAACTAATTACAGAATAAGTAGGTATAGGTGTGGTAGTTGGTGTTGTTGTCGCGGTAGAAGAAGAACTTCTACTGGTAGATTGAGTTTGTCTACGGGTAGTATATTGAGTTTGTCTACTGGTAGTAGGTTGAGTTTGTCTACTGGTAGTAGGTTGACTTTGTCTACTGGTAGATTGAGTTTGTCCACTACTGGTAGATTGAGCACGTCTTGTACGCGAACTACTACGACCCCAAGCACCTTCTTTATAACGGAAAAAGAAAAAATAAAATATAATAATTATGAAACATAAAATTAGGAAGAATACTAAATTATTAGTAAATTTATTAAAAGGAAATTTCATTATATAATATATATTATATAATATATAATGTCTGCTAGATTAAATATGAAAAAAATAAGGGAATTTTCTTGGAAAGATAAAACATTTACGGAAATTACTTCTTTATTAAAGAAAAACAATACTACCATTAATACAAATTTTTCCAAAAACAGTTATTTTATACCTAGACCATTAAAAATATATAGAAGAGAAGTCGTTGTGGGTAATTCTAACAATTGTAATTTAAAAACATCTAGTTTGATAAGAGACTTTGATATGCCTGGAGGAACTATTGTAAATAGTAAAGCATCCTCATTAAATGGATTAACAAACACTTTAGATATAAATTTAACCGAAAATAAATATGAACGTCCAGGAACATCTACCGTATGTTTTTCACAAGCAGACAACGCTAGACGCCGTGTTAGAAGTGGTGGAATGATTAAACGCCAGTTTGATATAACCAAAAATAATGATACATATCACACTTCTACCAATCAATATTTAGTAAGTCGTAATAGAACATTTCAACAAAATCAATACAATTATATTAAACAAGGAAACGCGAATGTAAAACCAGGCGATGCTTTATCTAAACAAAATGTCTATTCCGCAAACGGTATTAATCACTGTTCTAAGTATTATATTCCTAGTGCTACATCATTCGAATATCAATGGTTTGATATTCCTAATTATTATAATCCAGATGGTGTAAACCAATATGGTACTTATTATCCCGTAAACATTCCAGCCGGATACTATACTGTGGAAGAAGTAAATGCGATATTCCAACAAGTAATGACGAATAATTTTCATTATTTTATAGAGAGGTCTACGAATACCAAAGTGTTTTTATTAGCAATTGCCTATAACAATACTACGCAACTCGTCGAATTACAATCTGTAGAAACAAATTATAATATTTTTAATTCGACTCGTTATTCTTTACCATTAAATAATATAAATATTGAAGTTACTACATGGAAAGATTTTTTAAAAGATACATCTCAAGAATCAGATATAACAAATTGGCCAGGATTTAAAATTACAGCGAATTTATTTTCCGCCGCGATTGGTTTCGCCGCTGGAAACTATCCTTCAAATATAATAGGTATAACTGGTATTGGTGATCAGATGTCACAAGGTTATACTGGTAATTTAACATTTTCATCCAGCTACAAACCAGGTTTGATTTCATTATATATTCCAATTTATTATAAACCAAATAACCCACAATTTGCTCAACAAGGCGCTGTATCAGCTAGTTCTCATACTTCACGTTCACGATATAATTCAATTACCAATAATACTATTAAATATCAACAAGCATATGGATTATCTGTCGCAAATGCTTTAGCATACGGTGTTCCGGAAGGAGGTTATACATACAAAGATAAACTCGGATATCCATTGAAAAAGACACCAGTATTTTCGAAATATTCCGATACTATGCGTACATGTACCACTACTAAAATTTCAAATATGATATAGAGCAACTGTGATATATATTATATTTCGCAATTAGAAGTAGGAATTGTGCTAGGCGGAATAGGTAAATCATCTATAAATGGTTCATATATTTGGGGTGGAACATCATCCTCGTAAATATAATTGCTAGGAATATCCACTGTATCTATCGAATATATATTCGTTAAATTCATATTATTGTTATATTCAATATTATGTTTTACACACCATTGAATACATTTTTGCAAGTTCATCTTGATTAAATTTTCGATTTTATCTTGTTTATATTTATGTTCAATTAATGAAATCGTATAATGTATATTTTCTATTTGTTGTTGCCCAAAAATCGCATTATATTCTTCTATTTTTGATATATAATAGTAATACAATGGTACATTCAAGTATCGATGAATATAATTGCTTGTGGAAGCCATTTTTTTAAATGCATTATGAATAAATGGATAAAAATGTTCATTCGTATCAAATAGAAACCCTCTACATACTACATATTTTTCAGAATTCGCATAACGACTTGTCTGCGGTTTGATTAAATATACTTTATCATAAAAAGAGGATAATATATAAAGTAAATCCACCGTATGTTCCATAAAACAATCGAATAATTTTAAAATAAATAACCCATCTTTTTTTTGCATAATAATCGCATAACAAATTTGCGCAAATAATAATTTTGATATGGATATTTCTTGATTATTAAAATCAAAAGAAAAATCGAAACCACCATCGCCAGTGATAACATCCATACTTGAACCATATTTGCTCTTACAATATTCGAAATTATCCAATGATAGTATATTACCTGTGTTATCTAGACCTTTTTCAATAAACACATTTGGGTTTTTCATTAAAAAATCACTACTTTTTTTCCAGGCAGGAACATTGGGGTCATCCCCATTATCTATTAACGTCATACCTACGTATCTATCATTTGGATTATTACGTTTATGTGTTAATGCTTCTATAAAGCCGCCCGGACCTTCAGCCAAATGAAATGTGCGTATTGGTTCATTCGAAAAATGAATATTAAAGACATTTAATATTTCAATCATTTTGAAATATGACCGCGATAATGGTTTGCATCTAGCAATACTTTTCTTTTTTGTAGGAACAATACTATGTATATATTCATATGGATTCGTATATTTTTTAAATATATCCCAGTCTCTTTCGTGATAATCCAATTGTTCTTTGATATAATATAAATAGGAAGATAAGGAATTTGAATATTTTATTTCAGGCAGAGTCGGTTCGGAAATACAATCAATATATTTATGTATTAAAAATGAAGTTCGCGGCAATAAATAATAAGTCATGAAAAAATTATGTATTATTGAATGATACATAATTTATACAATAGTGTTTATATCAATTATTATTTTTTCTTATTTTCTTCTTCTTTGACTTGTAAAACCACCTTTTTCTTAGTTTTACGAACAGTGATTGTTTGTTTTTTCTTTTCTACTTGTTCGGATAAGTCTTCCATGACTTCCTCTTCTATTTTATCCACAATATCATTTTGTTTGGAAATAATTTTACCGATTTTATCCGTATTTACATTTCTAACTTTCTTGAAAATGAAATAACGATTTAAAAATGAAATACGTTTTTCATCGCCACTCATATACAATGCTTTTTTATAATTATATTTTTCATTAGGGTGTCGTTTAATTTCGTTTTCCATCCAATAGAATAAGTCGTTGAATAATCCAGTTCCATTTGGTAAATTCATATGTTCGGCTTCCGTTCTACTGATTAATACAAATCCATAATCTTCCATAATGCGTTTTAAATAATTGAAATTGACCAAATATTCTTTGAATACATTATTGATACTTTCTTGATATACATTGATTGGATAACCAACCGACATATCATCTTCAGGAAATCCAGTTTCATCATATAATTTGGTTATTTCAAATATCTTATGTTCATCTTTCATAATAGTTATTGACTCTTCTTTTTTTATTTTTTTCAATAAATTAAATACACTTTGACCATCATAACATGTTCCTATGAAATAACCGTGGGTTTTGGTACATTCCGCAATATTTCTTAAGAATTCGTGGAGTGTTGATTTGTTTTCAAAGAAATAGTGTAATGCGAATTGGCATGAACTAATTTGAAAACCATCTTGTGCGGTTCCATAATGTTTATACACTGCTTTTCCCAACAAACCTACGTCTTTGGGGCCTGTTCCAAATATCGCTCTATTAATCTGCTTTTCTTTTTCTGTAGCAAATGCCGAACCATTTCTGATATTTACGCCACTATTTCCCTTCATAAACAGTGCGTCTGGAACATTTTTATTTTCTTTTCTAGATGTTATATATCTTGCGCACGCACCATCAATAGAATGGTGGATATTTACCCCTGATTTATCAATACCATATACAAAGGATAATTGTGAACGTATCCATTTTGGTAAATCGCCTGCTTTTCCTACCGCATAATCAATCAATGTATCATTGCGTTGAGAAACACCCATAATTAACATATGTTTAATAACATTATGAAAATCTCGTAATGATTGAGTAGGTGATTGTATAGATATTTTATTATCCGAACGATTGTAATATACATCTTCATTGATAACATTTTCGGGAATACCTTCGCCTGTAGAAATCATTTCTTTAGTAATTGGATGGTGAATAGAATGCCAGTTATTATTGGCGACATGATACGCATTTCCATAATTTTTGTTGTTTTTCAACCAATTATTTTTCAATTCATTTGTTTTATCATAACGAACGCGTAATGGAACCCATTTCCACCCGTCTTTGTTATTCATTTCATATTTGAATTCGACAATCATATTTGATTCGAAATATTCTTTTTCTTCAGTCATCATATATAAATTATTTCCGTCTTGAGTCATCATGATATTACAGAAACAAGCATTGGGGTCATATGGGCTAGTAGGTTGAAATGGAACAGGTTTATAATTATCTTCGTCATCTAAATTATTAGATTCAGGAATCGCATCATCTACAATCGTTTGAAATGGGTTCAAATAACCATGTTTCTTTTCATCATATCCACAATGTAATATTAATGTTTTGTATTGTTTTACATCTTGAACGCCAGCCATATTTTTACCATCTTCAAATATATAATGAACTTCATCTATATCGCTATTTTCCTTCCTTTTAATATTGACTAAGAAATCAATGGTATTATATTCAGCAGGTTTCCATTTAAACGACAAATCCCACGTATGTTTTTGTAATGGACCGGCGACACCTACCTTGTTACTTCCAACACCTGTATCCGCAGGAGTAAATATTAAACCATCGGTATTATATTCAAATAGACCATCGTCAATTTCAGATAAGATAGTAGAACAACATTCAAATATACTTACATCTTTGCTATTCATATAAAAGTTTTTACATTTGATTCTAAAATCGGTTGATTTTTTTTGTTCCGTCGTTTTATCTAAAATAGAGATAGGTCGTAAATCATTCATGACTTCATTTAATAATTCTAAACGGTATTTGATTTCTTTTTCATCTTTTTTGGTTATTGCCTCAACTTCTTTTTCTTCAAGATTGGCTGATTGATAAAACGCATGCTCGCGAACGGATTTTTTATTCATATAATAAATATCGAATGCCGCATATAAATTAATATATTTACGTGTTTTATCATATTTAATATGTTCGCCATCAATTAATGTGTTATGTAGTTCTTTATTTGCGGTATATGTGCCGGTAAAGACTACATTCATATTCGTATCAATCATATAAATATGTCCATTCTTAGCTATAAATAATAATTTACGGTCTCCATCTGCTTTATCTGTGACTGTATAATGATTGCGAATATTTCCAACAGTTAATGTAGATTTTTCATCCAACGGTTGTATATTTTCCATTTGTAAAGTATAGGAAGAAGGACCAATGAAATTCTTAGGCATCACCTTACGTGGTGTATATTCTTCACCGTGGATTAATTTCATATATTCTTGTAAAATATTATCACGTTCTGAATAGGTAATTGGATATTTACTTCCTTGTAAACCACTCATGATAACACGAATCGCTTTTCGTAAAGCGCCCATTAAAGTCGATACCGTATTATATTTTGTTCCTAGACCTACCGATTGATTATCTACCTCCAATTCAATCTCATACACTTCTACATTGGAAAATACACCTGCGTCTTGTATGGTATATTGTGGAATAGGCACATAATTTGACTTTTTGGAAGATTTTACAATACTTAAATCTACAAAGATTGGATAATCTGGATGTTGAAACCGAACACGATTCATAGAACGGAATATTTTTTTACTATCGTTCCACTTATTAATAATCGTGCGTGAAATATTCGAATTAATATGAAAATCCTCTTCTAATTGATAAGATACACGAATATTAAAATCTTTAATATCAACTGGTCGAATGGATTGTCCATTTTCTGCTACCGCGGGTTTCTTTTGAGTGAATTTTAATTTATTTGTTAAATTCGAAGGCATATCGATTAATTTTTGAATACTATTTGTGCGACAATATTCTTGTATTAAATCACTTCCTGTTATTTCCGCACGAATATTTGATATTTTTGTAGCGCCTGTTCGATTATCAATATATTCACTATTAATACGCAACATTTGAACCCCGTCTTCATTTTTACAAGTAAATCCACAAGAACGCAATTGTTTCACCACATTATCATAATCGATTTTGGATATCGGTTTGGATAATTTGGTATTCGAACCAAAACGGATTTCCAATTCATTCGTTTTTTTGTCTTTTTTCATAATTGGATTACTTGCTAAATAATTCGCAATCACCTTTTCAAACTGTTCGATAAGATGCTTTGTTTGCGATTGATCATCTGGTATCTGTATTGAAGGTGAATGAGATTTATCGATTGTTTCATTTTGTTGTTTTGTTTCAGTATCCATTCTATTATATAATATGTATATTAAATATTATATACTTTTTAAATATTATTTCAATTTTATTTAGTCGTTGTAGTAAACCGATTATATTCCTAACGCATTTCCGACTATCTCATATAAATCACCTTTTTTATATTTCACTGTAGAATCATATACATTTAATTTTTTAGCGAGATTTTCCAAATCTTCTAACCGATAGTTTGATAAAGCCTTCAAATATTTATTATATTGTTCTAAAACAATATATTTTTCACGCAGTTCGATAATTTTGGATGAAGGTATATATTCTATTTGAACACTGTATTTTCCAAATTCATCTTTATATAATAGATAGGTGAATGTATTATCGTCATGAAAAGCATCGGAAACTCGTTCCTTATTCACCCAAAATTCCAGCATACATTTGGTTTTTTCATTAATAATTAGTAAATTAATATTATAATATACAGAAATCGCTGTTAAACATAAAAAACTGGTTTGTTTTTGTTGGGTCATTAATTCAGACATAATTTCTTGTATAGCAACATTTGTAATTTTATAATTGGTATTTTTCATATTTACTTTGTTTTCCTTTACAAATTCTAATATTTTTTGTTTTTCTTCTAATTCTTTTACACCATAATTACGGTCAATTTGAACATAGTCATTGTATCCATAACGAATGATATATAAACACCAAAATAATGTATCTGGTTGTCTTGGTGTAATTAATGAACGTTGTTCACGTGGTTGAATAACACATTCTTCTTGGTCTATATCTTCAATACTACTTTCAACTGGGGTTTCCATTTTTATATCTATTAATTTTTCAGGTGCTTTTTCTTCATTTTTACGCATAGCAAAGACACTTTCATTGATAATTTTTTCTTTATTATCAATAGTCATCATGAAATGTTGAAATTTATGTATTTCATTTGGGTGTTTGATAGTGTTTGTTTTATATATTAAACTGTTAAAATATGATAACATTCTTATATTATTTCGTATTATACATATATGTATTATTGTCTTTATCTTGTTTTTCACTATTGAAAAATGCGTTTTTAAATTCTTCTTTCTGATATTCTAATGTCTTTAGATTTTCTTCTTGTTCTTTTGTATACATAATATATTCTTCCATTTCATCAATGGTTTCATTCGGTAAAAAAGATAAATTTACATATACGCCCGATTTATTTTCATTTATTTTACACAGGTTTTTAGAAAGAATTTTTAATATTTCTATTTGATGATATTTGCTCATATTTTCTATAAAAGATTTTATGTTTTCTAATTTTTCAATATTTTGCATATTATTATTTTATCTTAGTACAAACATTTTATATTGTTTTAGATTGTATTGTTTTGATATTATCTGTAAATTTGTAATTACAAATAGTATTTTTGTATGTAATAAAATATATAGAGTATATAAAAATGAATGTCATATACACATTATTATTACAATTTATACAACAAGAAAAAATAAAAACTATAGGAATATTGCTGTTGAGTTTGTTAATCAATCTTTTTCAAATCAATGGTATTTCTTATATAACCGCGAACATCATAACCTTTATGCAAAATAAAAATTATAATTTAGTAAATACGTATTTTAACTATTTTATATTTGCTTCTATTGCTTTTATTATTATTTACTACGTGTATAAAGTACTACAAAATTATTTAATCATCAAATTATCATTATGGATTAAAAAAGAAATCATAGATATCATTTTTAAAACCAACAATGAGAACTTCAGTGGTATCAATTTTACCGAATTTATTACTCCTATCAATCGTATTTCCAATGGGTCTTATCTATTGTTTTATAATATTTTAACTGATATGATTCCTAACCTTGCGTTTTTATTAATGATTTCCCTTTATTTTATGTATACAAATCCATTATTTGGAATGTTGTTTTTTGTTTCAAATATATTCATCATTGGTTATATTGCTTATTACTGGAATGAATTAATGGAAAATCGCATGAATTACGAAAAAAAAGTGAATTCTAATGAAAAATATATGATTGATTTATTTAACAATATGGATAAAATTATTCTTCGCGGTAAAACGAGCGATGAAAGTGATGTTTTTTCAAAATTAACAGAAGAAGGAATTAAAAAAACCAATGATTTTTACTATTTAGTTACCAAACATTTGTTCGTCATTACATTTATCATTTATGTAATCATTCTCTTATCGGTTTTCTATTTGATTAAACTTTGTATCACTAAAAAAATCACACCTACGATGTTTATTACATTCTTTACTATTTTGTTATTATATAGAGACCGCATTATAGGAACAGCGCAAGATTTGCCCGATTATTTGGAATTTATTGGACGTATTGATTTTGTTATACAAAAATTCCAGAAATTAATCGGAGATTATAATCCTGCTGAATATGATAAAACATATAACAATGAAGAATTAGAGTTCAAACGAATTACTTTTGAAAATGTATCTTATAAATACGATGGAACGGATTCGTATATATTTGAGAACCTAAATTTAAAATTAAATACCAATAAAAATACGATTGGTATTGTCGGTTATTCGGGAAAAGGCAAATCAACTTTCACCAAAATGATATTGAAATTCTATAAATGCGAAAAAGGTACAATAACGATAGATGGAAAAGATATTCAAACCTTAGACAGTGATTACATACGCAAAAATATTACCTATATAAATCAAAATTCCAAATTATTCGATAAAAAGATTATTGAGAACATTTTGTATGGTTGTAATGATATCGCCGTTTGTAAAAATCATTTGTCTGAAATACAAAAATACAAAAAAATCCAAGATTTATTCAAGAAAATAGATATTCATAATAAAAATGCGGGATTGGCTGGAGAGAACTTATCAGGAGGTCAACGCCAAATCGTGAATATTGTGAGTGGTTTAATTAACCCATGTAAAATATTAATTTTAGATGAACCTACCAATGCGTTAGATATTGAATTGAAACAAGAAGTCATTCAATTAATCAACGATTTCAAAAAATACAAACAATCTATTATTATTATTACTCATGACCGCGATGTATATCCTTTGTTTGATGAAACGATCAATATTTAAATTTGTATTTGAAAATATATAGAATTGTAATTACAATTCTACTTCACAAAGCATTCACCGTATTATTTTTTAGAGAAAAATTAAAATATACTATAGTATACAGATGAATATAGTATATTTTTTATTAAAACAATTTTTTCAAGAAGAACAATTAAATACATTTTTAATGGTTCTCGCCAGTTTTGTTATTAATTTATTTCAAACAAATGGAATATCGTTTATCACTGCTACTATCATTGATTCTATACAAAGAAAACAATACGACAACGTTCACCAATTTTTCAAATATTTTATTTATATTTCAATCCTCTTTGTTTTCCTATTTTATCTTTATAAATTCTTTCAAAATAAATTGCTTACCAAATTACGACAATGGATGCGCCATCAACTAGTCAAAATGTTATTGTTAGTAAACAACGAGAACTTCAGTGAAATTAATTTTTCGAAATTGAATTCCCCCATCAATCGCATTTCGTCCGTGTGTTTTATGGTTTTCAATGATATAATTACCTATTTATTACCCAACATAACGTTTTTATTGATGATTGCGATTTATTTTTTATATAATAATCTAATCTTCGGAAGTATCTTTATTATTGGAAATATATTCTTGGTTCTCTATTTGTTTTTAAATTGGAACAATATGTTGTCTCACAATGAAGAATATGAAAAATTCGTTTCGGATAATGAAGCCTATTTGGTGGAAATATTAAATAATATTGATAAGATTATATATCGTGGTCAAACCACTAACGAGATTGATATTTTCTCTGGTAAAACCGATAAAAGTATTGATACCGCGTTTAAATTTTATTCGAATACGAATTTTCACGCTACCATTATGAATATGATGGTGTTTATCATTATTATTCTTTGTTTATGGTATTTAATTAAAATGACGATTTCGAAACAAATTACCATTACTACCTTTATTACTTTCTTCACAATTTTATTATTATACCGTGAAAAGTCGCTTACGATGATTCAACAAATCCCCGATTTTATTGAATTTTTAGGTCGGTCAGATTCGGTAGTGAAACATTTTCAAAATATGGCGGAGGATTATACTCAATTTATGAAAACCAATTATATTGAAAAACCATTGAAGTTTAATAAAATAAGGTTTGAGAACGTGGATTTCAAATATAAACAAGGGTTCTCTTATGTCTTGAAAAAATTTAATAAAACTCTTGAATTGAATGATAAAATTATTGGGATTGTTGGTTTGTCTGGAAATGGAAAATCAACCATCGCAAAATTAATTATTAAAATGTATAAAGCAGAAACTGGAGCGATTTATATAGATGATGAAAATATTACGAATGTTGATGGAAATTATATACGAAATCATATTACTTATGTAAATCAAAACTCGAAACTATTTGACCGTAAAATTATAGAGAACCTATTGTATGGTTGCTATGATTTGGATATATGTAATAAATATTTACATATAATCATGAAATACCCGAAAATAAAAGAATTATATAAAAATGTTGATATTCATAATAAAAAGGCGGGATTGTTTGGGGAGAACCTATCTGGCGGTCAACGCCAAGTCGTAAATTTAATTGGCGGTTTAGTGATGCCTTCTCAAATAGTCATTTTAGATGAGCCGACAAATGCGTTAGATATGGCTTTGAAAAAAGAAGTCATTCAATTAATTGCGGATTTCAAAAAATATAAAAAATGTATTATTATTATTACACACGATAAAGATTTATTTCCTATTTTTAATGAGACGATACGAGTTGGATGAGGAAAAATATACTGTAAATTATTTAGTTAGTAGGACATGGAGAGTCAAACGCAATTTCGTATGGTTGTACGTGCTCCATACCTTTAACCATTGATTTTACAGTGTGGAAATCTTTACCCTGTATATTTTTACCGTAGAATGTTTTTGGTGCAACATCAAGACCTGGTGCTGATACTGTAATAGCACAATCTGGATGTTGGTTAGCCCATCTTCTTAATTCTGACTTATCTATAGGCATTCCTCCTCTCACTCTTTTTGACTGTCTTTTTTGACGACGTGCGGTTTTGTTTTTCTTGCTGTGGGATTTTCTTCTAAATCTGGTTTGAGCCATATTTATATATATTATAAATATAAAAAAATTGTTTTTGTTAAATTATTCATCATCACTATCTGTAAAATCTAAATCCGCATCTCCGCCCAAAATTTGTATCGCTGGTTTTTTAGACTTTTCCACATTTTTATCCATTTTTTCAAACATTAATTTACCAATGACGCATATGTATGGGTCATTTAATTCAAAACGTGCACCGATGACTTGAACTTTTATTTTCATATTATCTTTAATTGTACTAAAGTATTTGTCGGTGAAATGATGGTCGCGAGCAATAAATACCGTTACAGGAACGGTGCCGTCATTATCAACAACTTCCGCGTGAATACCCGCTTTTGTAATTGTTTTTGTTTGACATTCAATTAACATTCCTTCTACTGGATGACACACCATACATTCATATACCGTATGAAACTCGATTAAATCGCCATTTACATTACCGCTTGAATACGTCAATACTTTGACCGAATTTGGACGAATAAATCCTTCCGCAATACATTTTCCTTCTGTTTTTTTGGATATTGATTTTTCTAAATTTTGTTTAATATTTTTACCCACTTCTGTAATAGATAAACTTACTTTCATCGTCAACATAGATTTGATATATACACCATAAATTTTTTGTTGGTCGTCCTTTCCTTCGATTTTTAACGTATCGGTCATTTTATAACTAATATAATGATATAAATTATTATTTATATCATTTGATTATTTCAATTTTTTCAAAGGTCTAAAGTTCAGCACATTCTATAATACCGGTGCGTCCCATTTTACAATTCACAATATTATTTTTTAGTGTTCTTTCGGGGTCTAAAAACCAAACTTTATTATCCTTTTTCATATCATTAAAGTGTCGTAAAATAATTTCCAAAATAACGCATAAACCTATTTTTAAAATGGTTTCAGTATTATCATTCGTATACATTTTTTCCTCCTTTTCTCCTAATACTTGATTTAAAAATTTAATGATTTCGGTCTTTCCCATTCTATCACAGCGAGAACCTTTGTTATTACGCGTTTGAGTCATATCTTTAATTTTAAACGTTAATTCTCTACCCTTAAAAAACTGCATAAAACCAATATGATGATTTATTTTTGTTCCGATATTCGATATAATTATTTTATCCATTATCGCTTGTTCAAATAATTGTTTTTCGCTTAGTTTGGTTGCTTCACTCCACAAAGTATTCAATTCTTTGGATTGAATATAAGTCTTTACTTGTTCCTTATTTTCGAGAACAATTGCTCTTTGCTGATTGATTTCTACCATTTTATCATCAAAATATTCTTTCACCAATTTATTTAATAAATTGCTTTCATCATATTCTCCAGAATATATTTTTTTGATGAATATAAATTTACGTCGAATTGTTAAGTTATCTAAATAATGAAATAATACATATTTATACAACTTGTCCTGTGATATATTATGCATCATTGTTAAATTCGTCAGCACTTTATTTGCGTGTTTATACCAATCTACTTCTCCTGGTTCAATTTCTATATCATTACTTCTTAATGTTCCATCTATTAATTGCCTGATTTCGTTCATCAAATCATCATAGGATACATTTATTTTGTCCTCTTCATTCTCTTTCTCTTCTTCTGGTTCATCTTTCTCTTTTGCCCTTTTTTGTAATTCTAACGCCATATTTTCGGGTTTATAATCAATAGGTGTAGAACGTTCAAATATAGAAGCGTTTTCATCAGTGATTTCAATAGGTTGAAATGCGTAATACTCTCCTTTATTCACCAATGTTCCAATTCTACCATACTTGTCTACTAAAAATTCGTTTTTATTATCAATAAACTGCGATAAAGTATAATATATTTGTTCGATAGGATATGGTTTTGAAATATTGATTGAATTTATTAAAAAATCTTTCTTATAAAAGGATTGTTCTTTAAACAATTGACGAATACGTTTTAAAATCATTTGGAAATTCGTTTTGATATAATCATTATTATATGTATCTTTCACAATATCTTCTTCGCGTATTTCTGCTTTGGAAGAACAAGTGAAATTACAATTATCCATATAATCACATAATTCAGTAAATGGTTTATCGCCTATCTTGAAATTGATTTGTCTACCACTCGATAAGGCGATTTCTATGTTTTGATTTTCTACCAAAGAATTTAATTTTTCTACTGTAAAATTCGTTTGACCAATATTTAATAAACAATCCACCGCATTTTCTTTGATTACTCTTGTTACATTACCAATTTGTAATGCTTTCTTCTCTGCTAAACGGTAAATATATAAATCTGTGGGTTCTTCATTATTTCTAGGTAATGTCGCGTGTAGATATATTTCTACATTTCGTTCTTCAAATGGTAATGGGCAATGGCTTAAATTACGAACCGCACGACCAATGATTTGTTCGATACGATTCGTATTATACCATGGCTCTAATATATGACTTTGACGTATATTTTTGAAATCTAAACCTTCCGACCCCGCTTTGGAAATAATGATGACTTTCACCAGTTCTCCATATTTATTTTCTGATTTTGTAGCATATTTTATATCCATAGAATTATTTGGCGAGAAGAATTTATCACCTGTAATCATCAAGTATTTGGCTTGTTTGAAATTTTCCGCGACTTGACTTTTAGGTTTCATCGTTCGCGCATCGATAGGTTCACTCAATGGTTTTTTGAATAATGAAGTGGTGTATTTCGCGCTTCCATATCTACCGAAACCCATTTCTTCTAGGGCTAATGCGATAGGAACCGCACCGCCATCTATATATTGGGAATATACCATAACGATACCGGTTGAATTACGAATACATTCACATAAACTAGCGATTTTATTACTGTATTTACCAATATGTTCGCTGTGGAATATCCGACCATATTTTTGAATGACCTCTGGTTTATATTCATAATTATTTTTGATAGGATTAGGAACGGTTACTGTTGTATAATTCATAATATTCGCCAAACCTTTACTGCCTATCATATTTTCAACGATTTCTTGATTATCGGTAGGGATTTCAGCATTTAGATTGATAGCATCAAACATAGGAGTTGGATATACAATATTCAATGCTTCCAAGGGTGTTTGTAATAAAGTATAACCAAAACTCTCCATATTTTCAAAATCAGGCATAATAATTTCTTTTCCAAACTTATCTCGGCGCGACATGGATTTATTACGTAAATTGATCATAATAAAATCATATACTTTGGATTGATATTCACCGATTTGAGAAGTATATATAGGTATAAATTGTAAAGGTTTATCTACTGGTTTACCATTCATTTGATTCGCTGGATATGTAATACTTTGAAGAGAATTTTCTGGTGAAAAATCTGCGGGATAAATACGATAAGGAAATGTATAAGGGTTTTCTCCACGAACATACGATACATACCCTGTTAATTTTCTTTCCAAAAGTTCTCTTCCTCCTTCTATGATTTCTCCATTTCTATTTTGTTGAGGAATAAAATTTCCGTTTTTATCAAACACTTGGTCTTCTGTAATGGTTGAACGTTTATCATTCATATTCATCAAGTTAGTTAACCATATGATTTCTTTATAATTGTTATACATAGGTGTAGCCGATAATAATAACAACCGCATGTTAATCGTATGTTTGGCGACATTCATAAGAAGTTCTCCGATACGTTTATTTTTATTATCATCTGATTTACGAATATTATGAACTTCATCAATGATTAACAAACGATTATTGAATACACGTTTGATATTTTTTATCTCCGTTTTTTTAATTTCGTCTTCAGACATTCCACTGTTCTCTTGAACCGTCGTATATTTTTGAATATAGTTCGCAAATTCAATATATCCTACAAATTCATAATAGGTATTGATGATGGTATTGATTTGACTTACAATACGTTCTCTTGGAACGTCTGTTAAATTGGTTGGATTGATTTCTTTCAATAAAGAATTACCTATACAAGTATTCAATGACCATAAACCATTATCGGATTGTAATTTATTTTCGTCAAATAATTGTAATCTAAAATTACTTTGAACGTTTGGAGAAGCAATGACCAAAATTTTTTGTTTAATACCGACTTCTTTCATATAGGAACGCATTTCTTCAGCAATACCAATCGCACTACAAGTTTTTCCGGTTCCTAATCCGTGGTATAATAATAAACTATTGTATGGGGTATTTAACGAGAGAAAATTCTTTACAAATAATTGATGAGGTAATAATTCGAAATGGGATTTACATACTTGGTTGGCGTAAGTCTTTACATCTCTGATTTTACCATCGTATTTCGTATCATTGAATTCTTTTCGTTTGGCTATTTTTTCGTTGAAATTAGGGTCATTGATGTGTGGATATAAAAAATCATATTCTTTATTTTCACGATTCAATTCATGTTCTTCTTTTTCTTTCTCAAATAATTCTTTATTATTTAAATCACTCGTCGATATGATGGGTTCAAACTCTTCTTCTTTTGCTTCAATCTGCGAAGGTAACGCTTCAATAGGTATTTCAGTAGGTATTGTTTCAGTTAGAATATCTACTGGTGGAGGAAGAGTTGTTTCAATAGGAGTTTCTACTGGTGGAGGAAGAGGTGTTTTTAATTTACGTAATCGCACAATTTCTTTTCGTATTTTGATAGGATTATTGAATTCATCTTTTAAAGGTTCTCCCGATGGTAAAAGAGAAAGTAATACCTGTTTTAATTCTTCAAAATCCATTCGAATTAAATCATTATTTCTAGATATAGAAATGGTTCGTTTAGTAGTTGGTTCGGATTGAGGTTCAATATTTATTACTGGTATCGAAATAGATTCAACTACTGGCGCATTCACTTCTTCATTTGTTTCCATAAAAGGTTCTTTCAAAGCATCTAATAAAGGGTTTGGTGTATTTTCATTAATGTCCAATGGCTTAAATGTCGTTAAATTTTGGACCACAGGATTTTCTAATATAGTATTCACAATGTTTTTTTTTGTAACACGTTTTGCTTTCTTTGGTTCACAATTTCCGGTTTCTTTATTTCGGCGAGTTCCAGGAGGGCAATATTTTCTGTTTTTTGGTTCTACTGCTTCAGTTGAAACAATATCCACTAAGTTATTCAATGTATCTTTCACCGCTTTTGTTGTGTCTGATAAAAACTTCGGAGTTGTTTCAGAAAGTACTTCCTTCTTTTTTTTCGTAGCACGTTTTTCTTTTTTAGGTTCACACTTACCCGTTTTATTATTACGGCGAGTTCCATCAGGGCAATATTTCTTAGTTTCTATTTGTTGTTCCATAATAATATATACTTATTTAAAATATATGTATATATTTATTGCGCCATAAATAACAAAATCATTATAGAAAAAACAGTCTATATTTTGTTAAAGCGTTATTTACATTTGTAATCAATCGTTTTTTTTCTAAATTATATGGTCTTATCAATTCTAGACATTCAGAAAAATTATGCCACTCCATTTTACTAACTTCCGATGTTTCGAAATTATCTATTTTCATACTATCCTCATATGGTATGAAAGAAACAAAATATTTATGTTTATATGATTTGTAATTCGAACCAGTAAATATTTCTTCAAATGGTAATATGTTATGAATATTTTTCAATTTACTAATATCTAAACCAGTTTCTTCACCAAATTCACGTATAGCACATTCATAATCTTTTTCTAGATAATTTCTACGTCCTTTTGGAAATCCCCACTCCGGTTCTTCCCATATTTCAATATGGTTCGTTTCATCAATAATGGTTTGTAATGAATAAAATTCGTCTTTATTGGTGATTCCTTTTTTTAAAGTATTATATTTTTCTCTAGACAATATTTCTTCTACTTTATATTGATTCGAAATCATTTCGTTTTTCCAAATGTCTTTCCATAATTCATCAAATTCTAAATCTATAATTCGTTGTTTTTCAACCGTAGTCATTTGTTTAAACATATTCGCAATATATTCTTTATTGTAGATGGAATATTTACCTCTCATAAAATCAATAAAGCCTAAAGTATCTTTACGGCAAATCATTAAATATTCTATTTTTTCAGCAGCATCAGTTACATTTTTATTATATCGAAATACGATGATTCCAATACTCGTAATAGGCATCTTACATTGGTGATATAAATGCCCTTGTTTTCCACAGTTATTACAATAATTATCATTCATTCTATTATTCAATTTACGGTCGTATTATAATATTATATTCCCAATTCTTTATATAATTATATAAGTATGCTATTTGAACCATCTGTCTGGGGACCTCATTATTGGTTCTTTTTACATACAGTTGCTAGGTCTTATCCCAAACATCCTACCAAAGTTACTCAGCGTAAATATTATGATTTAATACAAAATATGCCTTTATTTATTCCAAATGAAGAAATGGGAAATAAATTTAGTGATATGTTAGATAAATATCCTGTATCGCCTTATTTAGACAACCGAGATTCGTTTGTTCGATGGGTTCATTTTATACACAATAAATATAATTTTTCATTAGGTAAAGAAGAATATTCTTTACAAACGGGTTTAGATAAATATGAAGCGGAATATAATCCCAAACCAGTGTATTTAAGTAATATAATAAATATGCGTAAACATTATATTCATATTGCTCTCATTTTAATATGCGTTTTTTTAATATATGTCTATTATGAATGATATATGCCGACAAAAATATCTATGGATATTATAAATATAGTACAAAATGAGAATCGAAATCATATTATTTATTATAACCGGATTTATCATAGCGAATATACACAGTGATGGAAAATATTTAAAAATGGCTTTGTCGTGGAAAAAATATTATCAAATGGCTGGGGTTGCTATCGGAGCATTAATGATTTATTGGTTAATAAAAAAAAATCCATTACAAGCTCGCAATATGCTTTCCGCATCCAATGAATATATTAAATATTTGCCTGTAGATAAAGATACATCCAGTATTTTATCGCCTATATTAGATTTTACCACAAAACAAAACATATTGAACGACCAATATTGGGGTAGCAATCATCAGCACGGCGGAGGATATAATTATCCTATTGTGCCTATGAAACAACAAGCGGCTGAAGCGAGAATGATGAATTCTGGAAAGAAAGGCACCAAACGTTCGGTTAGTGAAACAAAGAAAAAATTCGTGGCCTCTGGACAAAATTGGAAATGTGGTGATTGTGGAAATCAATTGACTGCTTGGTTTGAAGTAGATCACAAAGTTAGATTAGAATACGGAGGATCGAATGAGGTAAATAATTTAGTCGCTTTGTGTAGAGAATGTCATGGGAAAAAAACAACAATTGAAAATTTATAAATAAAAAAAATAATATCTTGTAAATATAAGATATTATGTCGGTATTGGATATTTTAAAATCTATAGGCGAAGAAATAGGTAAAAATATGAATTATATTGCCCAAACTATAAAAGAATCGGAGTTTATACAATTTTTAAAGAATAGTTCTGTTGAAAGGTATAATTTTTTTATTTATTTAATCGCATTTGCTATATTAATTATATTTACTGTATTGTTTTTTCATTATTCACGCCATAGAATGAAATTCTCTATGGAAACCTTTTTGTTTACATTTTCGATAATCATTCCATTATGTTTATTGTATTATTATGTATCCCCTTACGCTTCAAAATTAGGTGAAGGAGCACCAGGTAATGAAAAAAACATAATGATGATTTGTGTAGGATTAACTATATTCGCATTAGCAATTACCTATATTAGCACCAAATTATCATATCGAGATTTACTTATGGCTGGTTATGTAGCCATATTTTTATTCGCATTAATGGTAATTGTCGGTTTAGCAATCATATTTTTAATGTTCTCAATGTATTTAAAACAATCGAAAGGATGGTTAGGATTTTTTGTTCATTTCATATTTTACATCCCTTGTTTGTTGATTGATTTAGTTCAATATATTAAAGGTGAAATCAAATCTACCGCAAATCTCATCTATATTTTATTCATTTTAGAAATTTTGCTCGTGTTAACTTATATTTATGTTCCCAAATTAGTATCAAAAGTTTTGAAACAAAATGGTATAGCGCTATTGCCGGATAGTCGTTTTTTAAATAAAGAGTATGTATTAACAAGCAATGAGATTATGAAATTACCCAAAGCAAAAACAGATGACCCTACCAATTATAGACAAAATTTCGCAGTATCTATGTGGATATATATAGACCCACAATCAAATAGTTATAACGCCTATTCCAAAGAGACAAATATATTTAACTTAGATGATAAAAAACCACAATTGGTTTACATAAATAACATGAGCAATGATGATGAAAAAGATAAATTGGGCATCTATTTTGGGGAGGACAAGCTCGTAATTAAGAATAAGGGGCAAAGATGGACCAATGTCGTAATTAATTATACTTCTACCACGGTGGATATATTTATTGACGGCAATTTAGAGAGAACATTCCATTTAACCGCGCCACCACAATACATAACATCTGGAAAAGTAGTTTTAGGTGCGAACGACGGGTTAGACGGTGCGATTTGTAATATTATGTATTATAATAGAGCATTATTGAAATCAGAAATTGTGAATACGTATAATTTATTAATGTTTAGTAATCCGCCATTGAATGAATAATTACTTATGAAAAAAATTATTATAATATAATATAATGAATTATACTATTATTGTTTTAGGAATAATTATCGTGTTTTTAGTCTATTATTTATACATAAATTATATCAGTGCTAGTAAAACTATATTAAAATCAGTGGATTTAAACTCCGCAAATCCTGATATAACACTTGTAGACAAAGCAGAAAATGTTAGTTATGGATATGGTGCTTGGGTATACATAAATTCATGGGACCAAAATAAATCAAAAGGAATATTTAGCAGAAGTAATAATATTTCCCTTTACTTAGACACAAATAGACCAATATTGAAATGTGATATTTCGTTAAATAGCGTAAATGCTGGAACACCAACAACAAATCAAAGTATTATAATTACTGAAAATTTCCCTTTACAAAAATGGGTATACATTATTGTTAGTGTAGATGCTGGAAGTGGAAACGGCACAATTGTCGATTGTTATATTAACGGTAAATTAGTAAAATCAAGTAAGATCACGAGTGATGCGAAACAACCTGGTTCTGCTACCGTTTCACCTATTAAAATTGGTGCCGGAACGATATGGGACGCGGTTTTAGCAAAATTCACCAGATTTACAAAGCCTGTAGACCCACAAACTGCTTGGGATAATTATTTATCAGGAAATGGAAGCACTGGTCTATTCAGTATCGGCAATTTTAGCGCAAATTTAGCTGTTTTGAAAGATAATATTCAATATTCAAATGTTAAATTATTTTAAACAAACTAATACTTATATGTTCTTATTATATAATATATAAGTATTTTAGAAATGGACCAAAATAGTATGAGTAATGTTTCAAACAATATATCAAATACCGCAAATAATAGTATCCAAGGTATTGGTAATTTTTTTTCGAATATGAAAAATAATGTATCAAGTGGTTTAAATTCTTTTTCACAAGAACCTGGGGCTACTCCTCAATTCACATCTTCGAATTCAATCATCGCAAAGTTCGCATTTTTAATTTTAATTGTTATTTTATTCATGTTTTTATTAAGTTTAGGCATTTCACTAGTTAGTTATTTAACTTTACCTTCAAACGACCCATATGTTGTAAAAGGTATGATTGATGGTAATTTTCCAATAAGAATTTCACAAGACCCTAACAATAGTTCATCTGTTCCTATCTTGAAATCGAACAACCAAAGCAGCGGCGCAGAATTCACTTGGTCTACTTGGATATATTTAAATGATTTAGGAACTGACGAGAAATATAAACATATTTTTAGTAAAGGCGATGGAATATTTGACGACAAGAATATGTCTACTGTAAACAATGCGCCCGGGTTGTATTTATCACCTAAGAAAAACGAAATTTTAGTTGTTATGAATACTGTTTCACCAGATAATATAAACGAGAATATCAAAATCGATAATATTCCTATTCGAAAATGGGTGAATGTAATGATTCGTTTACAAAATATTTATCTAGATGTATACATTAACGGAACAGTTACAAAACGTATTGTATTAAAAAATGTTCCAAAACAAAATTATAATGATATTTATGTGAATCAAAATGGTGGATTTGCTGGAAAATTAGCGGATTTAAGATATTTTAGTCGCGCTTTGAATATTTTTGAAATTAATACCATTATTATGAGTGGTCCAAATACTTCTACTTCAAGTTTATATGCGAGTCAAACATCCAAAGGAGGATACTCATATTTATCCAACATGTGGTATTCTTCCAAAATGTAATTTCATAAATAATATACGCTATAAATGTATATTATTTATGTCTACGGTTGATATTTCATATTGCACAATTGTTCAACAACGCAAGTTACAAATGTTATTCAATACTCCGGTAAATAGGTATAATCCGGTTTCTCCCTATGTACAATACCCGAATACAAGTAAAATGCAATTCGATATGCGAAGAAAAGCCGAAATATTACAATACACTGCATCTAAATCAAATACAAAAACGAATAATTTTACAAAAGCCGAAAAATGGGCGCAAATGGTAAATGGTTATGTTCAAACGAACCCTTATAATGATATTATTGTGAAAAACATCACATACGAACCTTCAATTGACGATTCAAAATATAGTAAAATACCAGTAGTTACAGAGACAGTTATCAAATATCCTGATACATATATTACAACGAGTGATGTTAACGGAAATATTACGAATACAGTAGTCAAACGAACGATTCCTGTATGTGATATTGATGCTATACCTACGCCTACTTCGTCGAGTGATGTTCCTGGACCTGTTATTAATTTAATCAAGGATAATAGTATACCTTTATATAACTACGCTACTCGCAATAATAATTATGGTATACAAAATGAAGAAGATACACGAGATACTAAATATTCAACCATGAATGATATTGTATTCAAAGATGGTATTGAAAATACTTTATTCTCCTTATACATTGTGAATAATAATGATGAATTCGCACGAACCTTTAATTTTAATACTCCTCTATCGCTGTATTTTCAAAGTGATGTTAGCAATTCTTCGCCCGCATACGATATTTCTTTTACAAATATTTCATTGTCTTTATTCAATATATCTTTGAATATTTATTATAATGATACTAAAGTGTTATTGCCGTATATGCCTATGATAACAATTCCTATATCGAATACCGCATCATATGATATTTCATTAAATAAAACAGCTGGAAATAATCCTACATATACAAGTTATTCGGGTGAAATATATATTGGTATGTTAAATATATCAAATATTTATTTGTTTACACAACCAGGCTATGTATATACTGTGAAATTACAATGTAATATGAATTATAGTGCTCCTAACAACGGTATATATACTAGTTATTTTACAAATATTCAGAGTGGTGTTTTGTGTAATGCTACTTCTATTAGTAAAACACAAACAAATTGTAAAATAAATACGAATCCATCAATTCAACCAAATACTGGATTTTCATTATATTAGTTTTTTTTTTGCGAAATTTTCATTCTCGGTATGATTATTTATTACATATATCATATATTCAAATACGTTGAGTAATTCAATGGCTTCATTATATTGAGTAAACCAAAAATTTGGCTTCCATCTTTTCAAAATGGGTCTATCCAATAATTTTTCTGGATTAAATAATAATTCCACATTGGTATAATATATTTCATCTTTTATTTGAAAATAACGATTGGTTACCATTTTGAATGTATCAATAACTTCATTATATATCATGTTGGTTTCTAAAAGAACCGGTTGTTTCATGAAATTGGCGTCTAACAATATATTTTTCATCCATTCTATATTGTCTAAGGTATGTAATCCTATACGGTATGATAAATAATTCATTATGGTTCTATATAATGAATTATTTATATAGTTTATTCATTTATGGTTTTATACGTTTGGTGTTAAAGTAGGGTTCAAACACATTTTTTGATTGGGGAATATTTGCCCAGATAAACATTTGTCGGCTTCGCCTACTTCAATACAACCACGGCGACCTTCATATTCACCGACTAAACACCATCCGGATTTACCAGATGCGATTGGTTTTTGGATAGGGTTGGTAGCAGTATCAGGTGCTGGTTGTTTTGGTGGTTGAGATGATAAATTGATTGATTGGTCTAATTGTTGTTTCGCTCGCGCATCTACGTTTGGACGACTTGCGTCTTTTAATAAATCACCAATGGATGATACAGTTCCTCCGGCAATATCAATACCTGTTTTAGCTGTATCAGTGACTATATCAGCGGATTTATCAATTAATGTTCCTGCGGTATAACCAAATACAGATAAGACTTGTGTAACTAATGGACCAAATATATTTACTAAGGTTTGAATAAAATTTCCAAATATGGTTAACATATTTATTCCTAAAAAGGATAAAATCAGCAAAATTAATAAGGTTATAATAATATAATTTTTATTACTAAACATACTTTCAGGGTATGGACCTATTGGACTAGCAATTTTTGGTGTGTTATCCATATTATATAATATCTGATATTATATTTTTCTGAGTAAATTATGTTCGTTCATTTATTTTTATTATTTTATAGATACTTTGTAAATGGGATTATTTAATTACATCGATACGTTCTTTTTTATAAGTTTAGGAATTACTTTTATTTTAATTTTGTTGTTGGTATTTCATTTTAAACAACAGATTATTAGTTTAGAACATAAAAATGATACTATGTTTGAAATTATTAATAATATTGTAAAAGAATTAACGGCATTAAAATCAGCCTTTATTCAAAGTTCTCTACATCGTGAAAATGAAATAATTAATACTTCGGTTCAATCTGTTCCTCAAAAAATAAATGTTGAAAGTAAAATTGTTATTTCGGATTCTGATGACGATGACGATACAAGTTATACAAGCGGACAAAGTGAAACAGATAGCGATGATGAATCAGATAATGAGAATGACTCTGATTCAGACGATGAAGTTGAAGATGAAAAAAAAGAAATCATCATTGAAAATATAGATATACATGAAACTCGTGAAGAATCTTCAAACGAAATTAAAGTTATTAATATTGAATTAAATAATATTGATGATTCTATGAACAATGGTTCTGATATAGATGATGAAACCGATAATTTAGAAGAAGAGAACCATATTGAAGATTTTGTTAATAATGAAACGATTGTGGTTGAAAAAGTAGATTCATCTGAAAATTTAGGAACAACCGAATCTACTGAACAGTTATCTACTACTGAAAATAATAAAGAAGTATATCGCAAAATGAGTTTACAGGCATTAAAAACCCTTGTTATCACAAAAGGTTTATCAAGTGATACCAGTAAAATGAAGAAGAATGATTTATTGAAATTGTTAGAAAGTGAACTATAAATAGATGAACATTTCAAATGTAAATTATATGTAATATATTTTATTATATATTATATATACTAGAATGTTATCTTTTTCCAATGTTGATATTGCTTACCCAATAATTAAAGAAACTATACCAAAATCTTCTTTAGGATATAATACAAATAATAAATACCCTGAATTTCCTCCACTTATGAGTGATGGGCGTTCTATTGTATCATCTCATCAACCTGAAGCAGTCATTAATAATGAACTTCTTCATAGAAATGGTATTCAAACCAATTGGCAATATAGAAAATATCTAACTGAAAACTCCAAAGAGATTATGGAATGGAATTTCCGTGAAGCATCAAATGATGCTGGATATTTTAAACGCCATTCGGATGCTCCTATCAATACAATGGATTCTCTTCAATACGCAGCAACCCCTTATTTGTTTAATTCAATCATGGATAATAACAAACCATTCGGTCATGCTTCCAGTGATTTGAAGATGTTATATTTATCTAGAGAACAGTTGGATGCTCGTAAAATTTCACCAGTTATTACACAAGAAGACCTTTTACGTAAAATGAAATAAATTATGAACCGCTAATAATTACAATGATTGTATTGTAATTATCATTTTTTAACGAGGTTGGTCGGTTAAGTCGAGTCCGGGTTCACCGCGGGCACCTTGTCTACCTTCTGGCCCTTGTTTACCTTCCCGACCAGTCTCGCCAGTTGGACCTCGCGGTCCCGTTGGCCCAACTTTATCTTTTAATTGTCTAGCAATTTCATCTTTAATAAAGTCATTATCTATACCAAACGTTTCAATATAAGAATGACGGAAATTTATAAAAATAATTAATAAACACATTGCTAAACCATAATATATATTAAATTTCGTATAGGTAATTATAAATATTATTTCTATCATACGACGAACTATTGTATTTGCGTTGTTAGAAAATATATTTGGAAATAATACATACAATACAATGATTATGAAAAATATAATACTAAATTTGTTAACCAAACCTTTCATTATAATAGAACTATAAAATATTTATGAGTAAAAATTAAATATTTTAATAAGGTGAAAAATCTGTATATTGTACACTTTGCCCTCTAGGTCCAGGAGCACCAATAGGTCCAGTATACCCGGTAGGTCCTTGAACACCAATAGGACCTTGTATTCCTTGTATACCTATAGGACCTTGTATTCCTTGAGCACCCGTAGGACCTTGTATTCCTTGTGCGCCCGTAGGACCAGTAACTCCTTGTATTCCTTGAACACCTGTTCTTCCAATAGGTCCAGTAGGTCCCTGTACTCCTTGCACACCCATTTTTCCAGTAGGACCAGTAACTCCTTGTATTCCTTGAACACCTGTTCTTCCAATAGATCCGGTAGGTCCGGTAGGTCCAGTAACTCCTTGTATTCCTTGAACACCTGTTCTTCCAATAGGTCCGGTATCTCCTTTATCACCCTTGTCTCCTTTCGCCGAAGCAGAACCGGGTATTCCTTGAGGTCCAGCAGGTCCGGTAGGACCTGAAAGTCCTGCCGGTCCAGTATTTCCTGTGCGGCCAATAGGGCCTGTATCTCCTTTTGGTCCAGTAGGGCCAGCTGGTAATTTACTTTTTATAGCATCAGCAATTTTTTGTGGAATAGTTCCTGTATACTTAGTAGAGTCCTGTAAGAACTCACCAACCAGATTGTTTACTACAGTTTTATCATATGTGGTCCATGTTATACCTTCTACAACTGAATGTAAACTTCTCACAAAAATCACCAATAAACAAATTACCAAAGCATAATATTTATTATGAGAGGCAAAAAGAATTAATATAATAATTTCAACAATTGTTGCTACCGTAGTAGTAGAATTATGTATAATACTTTGTGGGAAAATTAAAAACAATATGAAAACAAAACAAATAAAAATCGTATATTTGTTTATGTGTTTATTCATCTAACATATATAAATATAATTTTTGTTTATTAAATTATATAACTTTTATGAATTTAATCAGTTTCGATATCGGCATCAAAAACATGGCTTATTGTATTTTTCGACTAAATCCTGGTTCTCCTCCTTCTATTTTAGATTGGAATATATTAAATTTAATGGAAGAAGAAGCCCCTAAATCTTATTGTGATTGTTATCTAAAAGCTAAAAATAAGAAAACACCTGCTAAAATATGTGGAAAAACGGCCAAATATATGAAAGGTTCTCATTATTATTGTGATAAACACGCCAAAACTAGCGATGAATATATTATACCTTCTAAGCAAAACGCACCCGCTTATTTTAAAAAAATGAAAGTAAATGATTTAGTCAATACTTGTCTTCAATTTCATTTAATTAATGAAGGAGAGAACTTTACAAAACCTGTTTTATTAAATAAAATTATTGATTATTATGAAGCAAAATGTTTTTTACCAATACAAATGAAAAAGAAAAAGTCGGCGAATGATACTGATTTGATAATCATTGGAAAAAATATGAAAATTTTGATGAATGAAATCACAGGAATACGCGATATGACGCATGTTGTTATTGAGAACCAGATTTCTCCTATTGCAAACCGCATGAAAACAATACAGGGAATGTTGGCCCAATATTTTATTATGAATAATACAGATATTCATATAGAGTTTGTTTCCTCTGTGAATAAATTGAAAGTATCCTCCGGGGAACCTACGGTTCCCCCGAACGCCCCCTCCCTGCCTTTGGGGGAAGATAAAAATAATGAAACAATGAATATTGAAATAGATAACAAACAAAGAGAAACCCATTTAGAAAATACATTTAGAGAACCTACCAAAAAACCTGTAATTCAGAATGTAAATTACAAACAGCACAAAAAGGACGGTGTTGAAAAATGTTCTCTTTTATTGGACCAAAATATAGAATTTAAAAAATGGAAATATGTTTTAGAAACAAAGAAAAAGGATGATTTAGCGGATTGCTTTTTACAAGGAATGTGGTATATCAATAAATATCTACAATAACCTTCAACCAACCACCATTTAGCAAAAATCACATATTGTTTCACAAAACAAAAGGGAGGGGCGTCCGGGGGAACCGTAGGTTCCCCGGAATATATTATTCATTGCGGAGAACTTAAAAATAAAAATTGTATATTTATCATAAGATAAAATGGAAGTCATTGATATTGGATTTAATGATTTAGAACCTATTTCTATTGATTTTGATAATTCCTCAAAACCTAGTTCCTCCGTCAATTTTGGACCTGGTATAGAATTATTAATGAATGATAAAAAGAAATCATCATCCAACAACAATATTAATATTGAACTTGGTGAATTAGATAATTTAGAAAATGAATTAAATGAACTAGGTAATTCCGCAAACAATAACTCTAACAATGAAACCCGTTCCTTTGGTGGGTTTGCTTCCAATTTGTTTGGTGGATTTAGCACGAGTGCCGAACCTACCGCTAGTTCTAAAAGTATCAATTTAGAAAACGAATTTAGTGATTCAAAATTAGGTCAATCTACCGTAGAAGGCGTCGGTAATACCAAGACCTGGGATGGTTTTGTAAAAATGAATGAAATACCTATTGGGGGTGATAAAGGCACCGGAGGTATGAATCTAAGCGAAAGAGACCGTAGAAGAAAAAAACGTATGATGATTAAAAAATTAGAAGAATGGCATGAAAAAGGTTTTATTAAACACAATTCACATTTCACTTTAGATTCTAGCTACGAAGAAGTTGAAGATGAATACGAAACCGCATTAGAAGATAAACGCAAAAAGGATAGTATCAAATTACAAGGATGGTGGTTTATGACTTTTGTAAATTCAGTAGAATACGCAAATGCCGCTTTCAATCCTTTTGATATTAATTTAGATGGTTGGGGAGAACAGGTAAGTGAAGATATTGATAGTTATGAAGAGATTTTTTCGGAATTACACGATAAATATAAAGGTGGAAAAATGGCGCCCGAATTATCTTTATTATTACGTTTGGGTTTTAGTGCGGCGGTAGTAAATTTCACCAATAAAGCATTATCTACCGCTACTCCTGGTTTCAATGATGTAATCCGACAAAACCCTGATTTAATGAAAGCATTTACGAACGCAACTGTAAATAGTATGTCTCAACAATCCCCTGGATTTGCCTTCGCCAGTAATTTGATGCAAGAGCAATCCAATAAACCTCGTGGACCTCCTCCTCCGGCCGCAGTAGAAACCAAAAATCAAGCTCCTCCTACTAGACCAGGAATGATATATACGGAAGCACCTGGAAACAGACAAGATATAAATGCGGCTCGTGGTGCGATGTTTAGAGAATCAGGTGTTGATGTAAATAGTCAATATCAAGATATGTCTCAACAAGAACGCACAATGAGACCACCCGCTAGACCTGAGATGCGTGGCCCACAAAGCAGCGATATAGATAATATTTTGTCTGGATTAAAAACACGCAGTGTAAATATTCATGAACAATCTGTGAATAATGACGATGATTCGATGATTTCTATCAGTTCATTAAAAGATATGCAAAATAATAACATGCCTAAGCGTAGTCGTAGAAAGCAACGTTCCGATAAGAACACTGTTTCATTAGATATCTAATTCCATAAAATTTACATATAACAAATTATATTATATATTTTGTTATACACCTTTCATAGTATCAATTGTTAAATGTTTCGGATACTTTTACGCATGACCCCCCTATATATGTCGCTGAATAAGTTGCTTTATAGGGCTTAGTATGTTCGGTTGTTTCATAATAAAATTTCCATGATAATGAAGCGGATGATGCTCCTCCTTTTATACAATCATAAATATTTCCTTCAAATTGTGCCCACACGCCTCGATTGATTGATGAGTCTTGAGGGAAAATATTTATAGGCTGATTACCTGGTCCACCTAATCTATTCGCAAGAATATGACCGGCATCGCAATTTTGTATACCATCATCATCTAACATTCTAGAATAATCTTGGGTGCATGATGTAGTATCAGTTCCGGTATCTAAATTAGATGATGTAATCGTAATTGATGCGGATGTAATCACTGGATAACCATTGTGATATGAATAATAATATTTACCAACCGCGCCACCGCCTGTAGTTAAATAATTATAACCACTGGTTGGACAAGGGACTGTGCTACATATACATGATGTAGATGTGATATTTTTATAGAATTCTTGACTATATGCGTTGCTAAATAGTATGGAAATCGCTACCAAAAATAATAGTTGGATCATCACTCTAACATTAGCTATATATATATCATTATATTTATTGTTCACAATAGAATAAATATATCTTTAGTATAATGATATGAATAAAAAAATACAAAAAAAGACCAAACATATAAAATTTGACGAAACTATATACACTGTTCTTATACCATCGTTTCGCGAAATGAATCAAGATATACGGAACGATTTATGGTGGAGTAAAAGAGAATGTAGATTGTTTTGCGATTCGGCGATTGAAGAAGTAAAATCATATATGAAATCGCACGAAGGAATTCATCGTAAACACGCATTAACCGCTCTATATCAACCTATTCTCTTTCGATATGATCCCAGTTATTTCATATAGTACTACTTTCACATGTAAGTGGATGTTGTAAATATACTTTGTGGTCATCACCATTTGTCTCTTTCAAATCATACTGGTCCGCGCATGTTTTATCTTCACATTCGGTCATACTACATGTGCGTAATTGACCCGATTCATTTTCAAAAATCTCACCACAAGAATGATAATAATCTATACATTTGATGGTGGGAACGTGTGGAACGATATCTTTGTTATGTGTAAACCGCCAATAATTCGAGATTTTTTTATTCACATAATTCGCATATGTTGTATCCCCTATGCGAGGTTGACCGAAATTATATACTTGAACTCCCCCTATGTTTTCTTTAATTAATTCCATCGCCATGATTTGCGATACAGCTGCTCCATATGAATGACCAGACACAATGACTGAATTATATTGTCGTGTTGATAATAATAACTTCACTTCTTTGATAACTTCATCTTTTACGGCTAAAGTGGATTCATAAAACCCCTTATGAATATTACAATTACAATCTGAAAATGTATCATAGGGGATTTTTTTGATTTCCAAATCTTTTACCCAATTCAATCCCGAAGATGAACCGCGAAACACCACATATATATTTTTGCGACTCGGAATTACACCTATATAACCTTGTAAATCCGATTTCACATCATATATAATTCGCTTTACTTCCAATTCATTCGCAGGTGGACGTAAAGTCATATTGCTGTAATTTTCTTTCCCGCAATAGGCGGCCCCGCTTAAAAATACTGCGATAGTCGCTTCATCTAAGTTATAAGCACGTATACTTTGTAAAAAAAGTATCAAACATACAAATAAAAAATACATTATATACATTATAGCGCTATTTTATTTTTATGGTTTGATTACACAACTATATTACATTTATCATAATTGTAATTATACACCATACATTTATCAAAATTGTAAGATTTAAATACGGTTAATTCATTGGGTATGGATGAACCTTTGTAAAATTCGACAATATTATATAAGGGTGGTTCGTATGTTGTGGTTATATTTGTAGTATCGTGTTTTGATGATATCATTTTTGATAAATACGTTTCTACGTTATCCATGGTATGTTTGAAAAATTCACTGGTTTGATTATTTTTTTTTCCCGCATATTTATTACACGCATCATATGCTACTGCGGAAACCATGACTATTTTTTCGTGTTCTTCTTCGATAATACTATGAAAATATTCATTAAAATACATCGTATGAACCTTCGTTAGTATATTATCCGTGGGCGTTATATATGGACTTTGTAATTCTTTATAATTCGGTTTCAAATTCGTTGTAAATATGAGGAAACAAAGCAAACGATGTATCATCTTGTTCGTATAATTATAAAAGGGTTTTATAATTATATTTGTATGTGGGTTTTATTCAATTTTATCCTCCACGAAGTCGGAGTACCAAATGAAACAAAAATGTGCGTTTACGCTTGTTCATTATATTTATAGCCTTTGCTTAAATTTTCAGCTGCCCATAATGGCTGTAAATTTGTGTAATGGAAACATTTTTTCTGTTCTTCTTCGTCTAAAAGATTAAATGAAGCACACGGTTTTATATGGTCTATGTGCCACTCTCCGTGGTTCTCCCAAGACATACCTTCTTTGAATTTGGCTTGTAAATAACCTTTCAGAAATGCTACCGAACAACCCAATAAATCAATAGTTGTATTGTTTTTGTTGCTATTTTGCCGGGTTAAAGCGGTTCCGACTCTACTTCGTAATGTCTTCATTATTTTAAATTCAGGGTCTGTTAATTTTCTATTTTTTTCATATTGAATAATTTTTTTAGTTATTTTATCTCTATTATCTTTTCTCCATTGAATCAAACAATCTTTACAATCAACACGTAAATTATCCCAATGCGTGCTACTTTGATTATAATCAATTAATGATTTCCAATGTTTACATTTACAACATTTTTTACCTACTATTCCATCAATAGTTTCATGTAATGTTCTATGGTTTGATGGTTGTCCTTTACATTTATCAATAATATTATTTTCTTCTTTCACTTCAGTCCAATCCTTCTTTTCAGTTTTACATTCTTCATTCTCAATCTTGAATATATATCCACCTGTAGTTTTTAATGAACCATTTATCACTTTATTGATATTTGCAGCATGTAATCCAAGTTGTTTAGCCGCATCTAATTGTGAAGAAAACTTAATCCATTCCTCTTCTGTATTATTTTTTTTTGCATAGACAAAAGTTTGTTCTATTTTTTCTGATTTATTTTCATTATATGTTTTATTATAAAGTGATACAACATCTTTATTGGTTTCCCTCCATTTTCTACATTGCTCTCTGCAATCAAAACAATTTTTAAACTCTCTATTATTAGAAATAAATTGCTGTGTATCTTTTTCTTTTTTACACTTAGTACAATTCATCATTGTTATATTATATAAAAAGTCTTTAAATTGTTTTATATAATATTTAAAGAGAGTAAATTACACTCTAAAAACACCCTCCACGAAGCCGGAGAACAAGATGCAGAGTGCTTTCTTTCTGTATATTATAGTCAGCTAATGTGCGACCATCTTCGAGCTGTTTGCCAGCAAAGATAAGTCGTTGTTGGTCTGGAGGAATACCCTCTTTATCTTGAATCTTGGTCTTTACATTATCAATCGAATCACTTGGTTCTACTTCTAAAGTAATGGTTTTGCCTGTTAGTGTCTTGATAAATATTTGCATGGTATATATTCTCTAGACAAAATATTTTCTATATCCTTTTCATTTACTATTTGTTTTTAGTTCAGCGCGTCGTGATACATATCCATCATTTTTTCTTTTTGTTCTGTGTAATCCACCATTGGTTTGGAATATTGAATGGATTTATATTTGGGGTCGGCGTGAGCAACATACCATTTATGTATATCTTTCGCATTTACTTCGGCTAATTCAGGCACCCATTTTTTAATGAATTCCGCATCTTTATCAAATTTCGCGGATTGTATCCACGGATTCATATCTCTGAAATATGGTTTCATATCTACCCCCGTTCCACTAATTCCTTGCCAATTTCCATTATTGGAAGCAATATCATAATCAGTTAAATTCTTCGCAAAATATTTTTCTCCTTCACGCCAATCAATTAACAATACTTTGATTAAAAAACTCGCGGTCAACATACGCAATCGGTTGTGCATATATCCCGTCGCATTCAATTGTCGCATACCCGCATCTACCGCTGGAAATCCAGTAGCACCATCACACCATCGTTGAAAATCCACACTTGAATTTCGCCATTTTATTTTTTGAAATTTAGGTTGATATGATTTACCAACAACTTCTGGAAAAGCATAGAGAACATGCGCAAAAAATTCTCGCCATATGAGTTCTCTTATTAACCCGTGTCCGACACTATATTTTTCTTTATACGCATAATATACTTCACGTATCGAAACACACCCGAATTTTATATAGGCCGATAAAAAACTCGTATTATAACTGAGAAAATCACGCTTCTTTTCATAATCCCTCTGTTCCAACAATGATTGTTTCAATCTATGTATACCGTGCTTACGCCCACCATGTACCAATAAATACGGGTTTTCTTTTGTAAATAATCGTCTTGCCTCGCTAAGTGGAATTCGGTTCTCCAACGAAACGGTAATTTCAGACATATTTGGAATTGGACTCATATTTGGGTTCTCTACTTTTTTTTGAATAACATGTTCATAAAACGGCGTATATTTTTTAAAAGCTGTTTTACTACCCGTTGTTATTGTTCCGGGTTCAAATAAATAATAATCCGAATACGATTTACATTCAATATGATGTTTACCGCAGAATTTGGCAGTTGAATTATCGCGTTCCACTGCGTATGGCGTATAATCTTTATTAAAAAACACAGCGTCGATATCGCATTTTTTGATAAATTGGTCAATGACCTTGTTTTGTTTTCCATAAAATGTATAAAGTTCTCCTCCTTTCTTTTTAATTTCGTTGGATAAATCTTCTAAACTTTCAATCATAAATTGTATAGCATTTGTTGAACGATAAACATTTACTTTTCCCACTTGTTCTGGTGTAAATATAAAACATACATATAATTCTTTACATTCTTTACTCGCTTGTAAAAGACCTATATTATCTACGATACGTAAATCACGATGAAATATAAATAATCCTTTTGAATAATTTTTATGCGTCATATTTACATAATATATATATAAAATTGAGTTAAAAATAACTTATTTATTCATACTATATTTATTATATTATGAATTACGAAACTATATTTTACGATACATTAGCGGTGATAAATATCGCATTGTTTGCTGCCGTCGGTTATATTCAACGATGGGCATTGATGGCGTATGAATTTATTAAAAATTACGATTATGAGGGATTAGGATTAAAAATCGCGTTTTACTATGGTATGGTGAAACAGTTATCGATTGATACTTATAATACTCATTGTAAAAAAGGCGGATTCGTTGATATCGCCGGAGAAAATTTAAGTTATTTTATGAAATGTCTTCATGCTAGTATTTTATCATATCGCATCGAACCATTAGAACCGGAGTGGATTTCTGTATCATGTATTTATCAAACCGAATTAGATAAAGCTACTTTGAATTATAGTTATAATGAAAATTATGAAGAATTCCCAGTATTTGATACGAATGAAAAAGCATCCAGCATAAAAACCGATTCGCGCTTGAAAATTTTTACCCAATGGTTTTATACTACTCAACACGTTATGAAACAGGAAAAAATGTTGGAAGAATGTTTACTGACTATGAAATCGGATAATAAATATATATATAAAATATGTAATCGCGAGAATGAATGCTTTACTGATTTGCCTAACGAATTATCTAAAATCAAATTTTTAAATATTGAATACAGTCATCCTGAAAATAACAGTTCTATAACAATACAATTAGACCGCAATGCTTATTTGGTGGGAAATGAAATTTTGTCTTCGGCATTTGTAAAACGTCAGTTGGAATATATGAATTCTTCTAAAAATTTTGATATGACTTATGTATTAAAAATAATGGATAATAATTTAAACAATTTTGAATTGAAAAGTGATGAATATATTGTATTAGATAAAATGGAATATAAAGTGATGAATAAAAATAAATTGGATGATTGGGTCGAACTTAGTAGTCAGGATGGAACCGAAGAACCTATCGAGACAAATGAAGCAATAGAAACAGACGAAATAAAAAATGAAACAATTATTGATAACCAACCAAGTGAAGAAAATACTGAATTACTAATAGAAAAGGACGAAACAGTAGAAGAAATAGAAACAGAAATATAAATTATATTTATTTGTGCGAACAATAAATATAATTTTTTTATGCGCGGCGGGTGGTTCGCTTTCTACCATTACGTTTTGTTTTTTTTGTTTTACGGCTTCCTCCGCGAACACGGTTACCACATCTGCGTTGATAATAATGAACAAGATTTAATATGTATGTTATAAGCTGATCTTTATTTTTCAAATTTTCTGATTTTGTATGACTACTACGTATATTTGCTTGTTGAACAGCTAATTCTTGACTGATTCTATCAATATCTTTACAATCATTCAGATTTGCTTTTGATATAGATAATATTATACTTTTAAAATATTCAACGTTATCTTTTAACATTTCATATCTTATACTTGATAATATTTTAATTGCGATAGGAATTTCTGCTTTTTTATTTTTAAAGGCCTCTTCTACTATTTCAATTAATAACATTTGTACACGAATATATATATTATATTTTTCTTCAAAATACATATATAGTTGATAGTCTTTTTCGTCGTTGTTTAACTTTTTTATATAAATATTATTTTTACCTTCATTCATTAATGCTATAACATCTTCAATATATTGGTTAAATAATTCTTCAATTCCGTTTAATACTTGAAAACCCCATTGTCCCCAAGTTCTCTTCGGATTATACTGTTGTTTGTTTTCTACATAATTATTATGACTTTCAATTACGTTTTTTAATAATATTTTTATTTTTTTTTTATCTTCATCAAACTTCTTTTGTTCTGTTTTTGCTATTTCAACTAACATTTTTTCACGAGCTTTCTCATCTTTTTCACGTTTTTCTTGTTCATCTCGTTGACGTTGTTCATCTCTTTCACGTTCTTGAACTATTTGACGTTCTTCTGCTTCTTGCTCTTTTTTACGTTGTTCATCTTCTTCCTGTATTTTCTTATTCAATCCCAGATGTTCTTCCAATGTTTTCACGTGTTCATTTAACATATTGAATTGGTCTTTTTTATTGGTAAATGATTTTTCCGCCGAATCTACATCTCCACGCAATTTTATTACATCATTTACTAAAGTTTTATATTCTGGTCGTTGTTCCATTATATTATAACGTTATATAATATAATTTTAATTTTTATGGCTTTTTCGTTGGGTTTTTTTGGATTTCTTTTGTAATTTCTTGGTTTTTCCTCCTAATTTGATTTGTCCTTTGGTACCGATCGTTATCAATGATTTATTTTGATAAAATGCGTTTTTTATTTCGTCGACGGTGGTTGCTTTTTCTATACCTTCAATCGCTCTTTTGTATGATTCAATTTCGGATGTATGGTCTCCGCGCTTTTCATTTATCAATCGTCCAATTTTATTTCTTAAGTCTTGAATTAATTTTTCTCGGTTTCCTACCCAAATACGCCCTTCTCTTTCTTGTTTTTCTTTTTCGCTTTGTTTATAATTTCCTATTAGTTTTCTCAAATCACTGTTGAATAATTTAAATACGGCAACATCTAATTCTTTCTTTGATTTTTTTGCTGCTTCTGATTGTTCATCAAACGTTTCAGTGCTAAACATATCACTTAAACCATCAAGCACAGGTTCCACCTTATCTTCTTTTTTAGAAACTTCTTGTAATTTCAAACTATCACGCAATGCTTCTATATCCTTTGTTATTTTAACCGCATCTTCTGTTAATCTAAGTAATAACTCTTGTTGACTTTCACCGCCTTTATGTTTTCTAGTATATTGTCTTCCCATTATATTATATAAATATTTTATTCAAGGGTATAAATATGCTAAAATAGAAAAGTATATAAAAAGATATCTAACTATAATATACGGGCGTAATGATGGCGGATGCGATGAGTATTCCTACCCCACACCATATTTTGAATGGTAAATGGGATTTATATTATCATTTACCAAACGTTAATAAATGGGATTTATCCAGTTATACAATTATTATGAACAGTATCGATACTGTTGAAAAAGTGTTAGTATTAAATGATAAAATAAACGAAAATATCGTAAAAAATTGTATGTTATTTGTTATGCGTGAGGGCATTACGCCTATGTGGGAAGACCCTAAAAATCGTGTCGGTGGTTGTTTTTCATACAAGGTCGCGAATAAACAAGTCTATGAAGTGTGGACACAATTATTCTATGCGTTATGTGGCGAGTCATTAACAGTTGACCCCACACTAAGCAAACATATTAACGGCATCACCATTTCTCCTAAGAAAAATTTCTGTATTATAAAAATATGGTTAGATACCGCTCAATATCAAGACGCCAATATGATTGCTTCTATACCCAATTTATTAAAACAGGGTTGTTTGTTTAAAAAACATGAACCTGAATTCTAAACCGCTGAAGATTGTGAATCCGCACCTGATGATTCACAATGTTCTTTGGTTCAAACGTCTTCGTCTGGATAAACCGTTTCATCTATTATTTCCGTCGGTTTTGGAAATAATGTATTTGATAAAATATCTTCATCAATATTATACCCACTTTTTAATAATCTCATTATTATAATACTTTCATTTGCGAAACGCATCATATCCTCTCTATTATACCATATTTTCCGTTTCAAATCATTGTCTATTAAATATTGACGATTATTGATTGGATATTCTATATTTTTATTATCATTGAATCTGATATTTTTGACTGGTTTGAATATTGGTTTCCAATCTTTTGGAATATGATAATCAAAATCTATTATATCTATCATTTCATTTAATAAATCTTTTATAATTTCTTCCCCCATATGTTATATAGATAGATTGTTTTATCTTGTATTCGCTGTAAAATTGAAAATGAATAAATAAAATATTATAGAAACAAATATAAATAATATAAGTTATTATATATCAACCAATCATGAAGAAAATACCGAGATATATTGAAAGTTTAAAAAGCGATGTTATTTTTGAAGTAGGAGAAAACGCGGAAGAAAATTTTCAAATAATAGACCATTCTGTATTTACGCCAGATGATTTATGGTTTCACGTTCAAGGATTTTCATCTTGCCATGTAATTGCTAAAATACATGGGATGGAATTAACTAAAAAACAAATACACCAAGTTGTAACTCAAGGTTGTATGTTAGCAAAACAGTATTCTAGATATTCATATATGGTGAATTTAGTTGTTATTTATACAAAAATTAAAAATATAAAAAAAACCGACATTGTAGGTAGAGTATATTCCAAAGAAGTAAAAAGTAGAATTTTATAATTGTTGTGCGTTCCCTATAAAAATATGAAAATTCTGTTTTCATATTTTTTACTTACGTAATAATATATGATATACTAAAAAACTGGTTAATCCTATGATTACATCAATCAATAAATATATCCAAGCACCTCGATTTCCTATAATCGCATTATAAGCAAATAAGAAGTATAATAAACTGTGGACGGGTCTTAAATTATTCCACCAAATCTTTTCGCCAAATACTTCTGGACCGGTTTCTCGTGAGCCGGTTAGATAAATATATATAAAACCTATGGCTGGTAATAGTGCTAAATAACCCATGTAATTTAACCATGTGATATTAGCGATTTTCGCAAGATACACGAATAATGAACGTGTTCCAATACATCCTATTAAAAATAGTAAGAATCTTTTATGTAATTGATTCATATATATATCGAACGAAAATAATTAGATATCTTTTGAAACTACGATTTCTCTCATCACATTTTTCATTATTTTATCATCAAATTTCTTTACTTGTTCATCTCCAAAACCACCTAATGCTATCATCGCCATCTCATTGAAACGGGTATTTGCGGTTGTATTGTTCTCTATACATTCCGGATATTCTTGTTGCCATTGTTGAACTTGGTTTAAATTCAATTGGGCGATACTGTTAATGGCCCATTTTAATTTTTTCTTTTCTTGGTTCTCTTTCTCCCATGTATCATTGTCTTTCACATACACAGTTTCTCTTTTCATATCTGTGCAATGAAGAGGACGACGTTCTACTTCTAATCTTTTCAATTCATTGATGAAAATACGTGAAATACCATCTACAAAACCTAAACGCCCGGTCGTTTCAAAATCTTGTGTGGTTAATTTTATAGATTGAATGAAATCTTGAATATTCATAGCGTTCTTACATGTTTCATTGAGAAAGAAATTCAAGTTGAATTGATTGTTGGAATTCACCATGCTAGGCTTCTTGGCTAATTCTATGATTTGTTTATTCTGTTCTAATAATTGTTGACTTTGTTCTAATATTTTGGCTTGTAATTCTTTCGTTTGTTCAACGAGGACATTTTGTAATTCTTTACTTTGATTAAGTATATCTAAGAACATTTTCGGTGTTAATACATTACTCAACAATGTATTTTGTGAGTTATTTGGTTCTTCGTTGTTGATAAATAAACATTTCTTTTTATGTTTCCATAACCCACTATTTGTTAAAAATTGTTTTGAACATATATCACATATATTAGTAGCGGGTTTTTCATTTCCATCGATTTCCAAATCTCTCTCTCTATTATTTTTATTTTTTATATGTTTTGGTGTGATTAAATGTTTTTTTAAATCACTTTTTTTGCTCGTATGATAATCACATAAATTACAATGATACGCATGTGTATTAGTCTCAGTATTATCATAAATTTTTTGCTCTACCATTGTATTATTTTCTACAAATAATTTTTGTTTTTTAATATGTTTACTAGTTTGATTATGTATTTCCATACATTTTAAATTTTGTAATTTTACTTTACATATTTCGCAATTATATATAATTTTTTCAGCTGGTTCACTTTTTTCTATTTTAAATTTCTGTTTCGGTTTCGGCATTGGTTCTATACTATTTAAGGTTGCGTGTAATAGCTCAAAATATTCTTGTTCTTTTATCCTTGCTTCATAATGGTCTTTACAATTAAAGAAACCAACTATTTCCATCGTCCAATTATTCCATCCACCATTATTACGTATTGCCTGATATAATTTACAACTATAGTTAATAGATTTCATATTTGTACAAATCTGTTTATGTGCGTGTTTTCGCTGCACAAAATTTGTCGTATGGCCAACATATACATCTTTTATATTTGTGTCTTTACATGTGATTTTATAAATGATAGTATTAGAATAATCAATATCATTTTTGGGCATAATATTATTTATAATATATAATATTTATATAATTATTTTAAAAATATTTTAAAATAATATTATAATATATCTTTTAAAAAAATCTCTACAAAAACTCTCCTAAATAATTTTGCATAAAAAATTATGCAAACAACATTTTCCAAAAAAAATGAAATATACTGCAAAATGCTTTAAAATCGTTTTTTCACATTTTTCCAAAAAAAATGATCAGCCCTTTTTCAATTTTGGACATTTTAAAAATGTCCATTTTCGGAAAACCTCTACTACTTTTTTTCTAGATTTTTATTATTTTTACAAAGACATTGGAAATTAATAATTTTATGTTTTATTATAAAATTATTAGGATTTACAAGCGATTGGACATTATATATCCTTCGAAACTACTATTTCTCTCATCACATTTTTCATTATTTTTTCTCGGTATTTCGTCTCTTGTTCATCTCCAAACCCACCTAATGCTATCATAGCCATCTCGGTAAATTTAGTGTTCGCCACTGTATTGTTCTCTCTACATTCTGGATATTCTTGTTGCCACTGTTGAAGTTGATTTAAATTCAATTGAGCAATACTATTAATCGCCCATTTGAGTTTTTTCTTTTCTTGGTTCTCTTTCTCCCAGGTATCATTATCTTTCACATAAACAGTTTCTCTTTTCATATCTGTACAATGAAGTGGTCGACGTTCCACTTCTAATCGTTTCAATTCATTGATAAAAATACGAGAAATACCATCTACAAAACCTAAACGCCCTGTATTTTCAAAATCTTGGGTAGTTAGTTTAATCGATTGAATGAAATCTTGAATATTCATGGCGTTTTTACAGGTTTCATTCAAAAAGAAATTGAGATTGAATTGATTGTTAGAATTCACCATACTTGGTTTCTTGGCTAATTCTATAATTTGTTTATGATGTTCGTCGCTTCTCTCTATGATTTGTTTATTCTGTTCTAATAATTGTTGACTTTGTTCTAATAATTTGGCTTGTAATTCTTTATTTTGTTCAACGAGAACATTTTGAATTTCTTTACTTTGTTTGATAACTTCTAATATCAAATTCATAGGGATATTGTTTGTTTTTTCTTTATTTTCACATCGTTGTTTGTGATTCCATAAACTAGAATAATGATTGTATTTTTTTCCACATTCACAAGATAATTTATCATCATTATTCGTAATGGGATTTGTAATGGGATTAATTTGTGGATCATTCATATTTTTTATATGTTTTGCTGTTAATAAATGTTTAGAATAATCTTTTTTGTTATCAGTATTGTATTCACATTTTTCACATATATATTTGGGAAGTTTAATAGGATTTTCAAGCATTTGCTGTAAATGCTTATTTGTTAATAAATGTTTTGAATAATCTTTTTTGTTAGCAGTTTTGTATTCACATTTTTCACAAATATATTTGGGATTTATTGTGGGATTATTCGTCATTTTATAGTGTATTGTGCTATATTTTTCCCTAAATTCTTCCCCATTTTAAAAATTTGATTAAAAAATTTATGCAAACAACATTTTTTATAAAAAACACATTTTACTGCAAAATGCTTTAAAATAAAAAATCCACATTTTTCCGAAAAAAGTCATCGGCCCTTTTTCAAAATTGGACATTTTAAAAATGTCCATTTTCGGAAAACCTCTACCACTTTATTTTTGGACTTTTTTAATGATTTTATAAGAACACCGAAAAATAATAATTTTACTTAAATAAATAAAATTATTATGTATTATGAATGGTTGTATTATCCTACGCCGGAGGTAATGGAGCCAAACACAATTTAATTTCACCCAAGGAGGCTACATCATATTTTACAATCAACGGCAAATCATTTCCCAAGTACATTTCTAAATGACTACATAAAGGAGTACATTTAATAAAATGACTCAAACTCTTCAATGAAAATTCGCCTTGAATGATAACGGAAGCATCAGGTTTCTGTATAAATTCCATATATCCATCGGATTCGGAACGGAAAATTCGCGAACTAGCGAAGTTGCCTTCACAAGAAAATATCAAATCATTACCTACGGATTTGATTTCAATACGGTCCGAAATACCATTCAAATCACGAATGATTTTTTGGAAATCGGCGGTAGGTAAATTAATGACTGTTGAATATTCCACATCGGGAACTACGAGTTCCTCCGTATCGGGCTCAATCAATCTAAGTTTTTGACTATAACATTGTTTGATATCCCCATTATCATATTGAAGTCCCAAATGAGATACAATACCATCATGATAATCGGCTTTATCAATGTACATAGATAAAGTATCGTCATTCGACATGGTGGAAATGACTTTGAACAAATGAAGTGTATTTGCGCAAACGATGATTTTATCTGGATTACATACATATTGCTCGAATTTATGAGATTTTAAACTAACATTCACTAATATGGTATGTGTTTTATCGAAGTTGATAATTTTCATTCCCTCTTTGGTAAACGTAATGGTCGCATCGGTTAAGATATCTTTAATCGCCGTAATCATATTACGTATAGGTTGAATTTGAACGGTTTTTATGGTTAATACATTATTCTGTTCGTTCATTCTCTGGTAATAAAATATAGTGAATACTATTTATATTATATTTTATTTATATCATTTTTTCATATATTTTGCTATTATTGATAAAAAGAATAACAATGAAAAGAGGGGCATATTTGTTTCATTTACCATTTTTATAATCGGTTCTCTAGAGTACCGCGTATTTTTTAATTTAAATAAATTCTGTAAAATCGGCAAAAATATGACGAAATACATCGCAGCGAAATAAATATTTCCATATAATTTCATAATATGGAGGGCGTTCCATAGAATATTCACGTGTAATATGAGGGAAGCCAGACGCCAAGCACGGTCAAAACCAAATACGACAGGAAAGGTATAGATATGGTTTTCGCGGTCTCCTTGATAATCTCGTATATCCAATAATAATTCATTTAAGAGAGAACCAAAGAAAACACTTCTCGTAGCAATTTGTAATAATTCGGTATTTTTATAGATAGAAAGAGAACCAGCGGTTTGAATAGTTAACCCCGAGAAATACATACCGAAAGCGACCAAGGAAGCACACGAAATATTTTTTACCAACAAAATGCGTTTTAGAAATGGTGTATAGAGGGTAATATTTAACAACGCCAGATGAATGACCATCTGTAAATGGGACGGTAAATATTTCATAGAAAGCAACTCAGTGAAACCGACAATTCCGATATTATATAAAATGGCTTCTTTTAGCGAAACTTCGCCAGTAATAAGCGGCCTCGTCGGATTATTTATTTTATCGAGTTTTCTATCAAAAATATCGTTGATAATCATACTACTGGACATTATACCAATCGTATTGAGAATTCCCACGATAAATATTGGAGAATGAATGAGAGAACCTAGGGAAGGGTTAATGATCCATCCGCCGGTAAAAGATAAGAATGTAGTGGGTAGAATGTTTTTATAGCGAATAATATTTAGGAATCCTGGTGCTTTTTTTTGAATATGAGTAATCATATTTGATTTTAATGTAGATATCTCGTATATGGAGTGATTCGTCAAATATTTTTTAGTTGGTTTTTTATGAGGAACTGATACCACATTGGTAAAATAGAGAAAGAATGGTAAATATATCCACAGGTTCATTTCATTAGCATGACGAGTAATATTTATTTGGTTTTTTCGAAAATATAAAATAAGGAACAATATCCTATATTGGATATTCGCCAACTTTTATAATATCTTGATATAGGTCATTATATTCCTGCGTATCCGATTTCATTTTACGTAATTTTTCCATTTTTTCCAATACCGTCCCTTGATAATATATATCATTTTTGAAAAGATTGTGTAATTCTTCATTTTCTACAATCAATTTGTATAATTTATTTTTATTTTCCAAATTATGATAAGTTATTCTATTTGTAAGAGGATAGAGTAATGGTCGCATTATTGGAAAAGGATAATTTGCGATTACCAAATTCATTTTATAATCGAGTTCATTCATTAAATAGTGTATACATTCATCTCTTAAAAATATATTTGTATTGTTTATTTGCTGATAATGAGTATAATACCATAATAGACTATAAGACAAATATAAATTAGATAAAATATCCGACATATTACCAGATATCATTTGTTTTGATTTAATTTTACCACCCATAAGTGCTACAAAATTGGCCAATAAACTGAACTTCAGCGTAGCAATGTCCAAACGCTCTTGTGCGGTGGTCTTATTCATGATAGAAGAACAAAATTGGAATGGGGTGAGTGAAATGACTTTACAATAATTTACAAAAATACTTGAAATCATCTGGTTAAAATTGTGTTTGAAATCATTTAAATTATTATCTTGAATGCTTTGAAAAATAGGAAAAATATAGGGGTGGCTTTTGTTGAGACCTTGTCCAAAAATAATGAGTCCTCTCGTTAAAGTATTCGACCCTTCTACGGTGATTCCCACGGGCGAAGAATTATAAAATTTAGTAAAAAAGTTATTTTCACCGGTACAAATACCACTTCCAGAGTAAATATCCATACCATTATTTAATATAGTTCGGGCACGTTCTGTAGTTTGTTGTTTCATAATAGCAGTAATCACAGAAGGAGTTGCTCCAGTATCTAATATATGATTGGTGAAATTTACCGCACTATGTATAATCCAAGTATTCAAATACATATCGATGAATTTTTCTTTTACTGCTTCCATATTACCTATGTTCATATTGAATTGTTTTCGTATATTGATATAATTCATAATAGAATGAGTGATGAATTTAGAGGAACCATTTGCGGTTGCGGGTAAACTTACACCTCGACCTACCGCAAGGCATTCCATAAGCATTTTCCATCCTTCTCCAATACTGTCTTTTCCACCAATGATTTGTTCACAATCAATATATATTGTACCTTTAATCGTTCCGTTTGGAAATCCCGCGTTATTTGGATTATGATGGGTAAGTTGTAATAAACCTGGTTGTGAGCTTTCAACTAGAGCGACTGAAATACCTGTTTTATTATTTTTTAATAGACCGTTGGGGTCTTCCACTTTGAAAGCAATACCAATGAGATTTGCGATAGGCGCCAATGTAATATATCTTTTATTGAGTGTTATTTTTATTTTTATTTTTCCATCGACACATTCAACAATACCTTTGTCTATTTGACCTACGGCATCACTTCCGTTATTTGGACCGGTGAGACCAAAACAAGGTATCATCGAACCGTCCGCCAATTTGGGTAAAAAATAATTCTTTTGTTCTTCGGTTCCGTAATGTTGAAGCAATTCCGCAGGGCCAAGAGAATTGGGAACCATCGCAGTTACCGCAAGGGATGGGTTATACGAAGACATTTTAGAGAGAATGGATGATTGAGCTGAGATAGGTAGACGGTTTCCATTGTATTTTTTGTCGATAATCATACTTAAAAATCCGTTTTTTCCAAGTCGTTTCATTATTTCGTGAATATTTTTATTTGGATAAATATGTTCGGTTCCGATTGTTTTCAATAAATCATTTGTTTTGTCTTCCATATTTTCTGGAGAGGTTTTGGGTATTGGTTTATATAGTTTTTCATAATTTACTTTGCCGTTGAATAATTCTCTATCAATAGAGACCCCTCCTGATTTGAGAGCTATAATTTCAGTTTCCGAAATCTTAGGAATGATGCTTTTAACCACATTAAAGACGCGACGATATAGCATTATTTATAGTCGTATAGAAATAATTCTATATTATTTTTTATAAATTTGTTAATGTATGACTGCTGGTTGATATAAAATATTCATACAACAAATCCTAGTCAAAAAAGGAAGGGGTCGTAGGAGAAACGTAGTTTCCCTACAATAAAATTGAATTACTTTTGATTGTATATTACAGATATAACCAAAACAAACAACAACAACAAAACCAAAACAACAATCAAAGATGTTCTCAAAATTAGCTTCCACAAATGTAAAAGATGAAAAAAAGGCGGAATTAGCCAAACATATTACCGATAAATTAAAAAAACAAAAAACATATTTCTTTCGTCCAGTAGCAATTGATGGTGTATTATGCTATCCAGTCATTTATGGCGGTAGATATAAAATTGTAAATTTTGAAAGTATACATATCAATTGCTTTGTAAAAAAAGGAGATACAAAACAAAAACAAAAATATTCATTATTATTTCAAAAATATAAAACTGTATTGGATGCGTTGAATTTAATTGAAACAGTTGTATCTTCCTACAAAATCTATAATGGAGATTTAGTGAGTCAAGAGAATTATGATACATTGAAAATGGAAGAAATAATTGTTCCATATACACAAGAACAAGTATGTTGCGTATGTAGTGATAATACGACCGATATTACCGTTTGTAAACATCATATTTGTTTACAATGTAGAGAACAATGTCTTTTAAACGAACAATACAACTGTCCTATTTGTCGTAAAGAAGAAATCATGAATATGTATTACAATGAATCAAACTTGATTAATAATAATGAATATCATATTTTACAATATGCGATTGAATATGAAGAAGAAAAGGAATATCGTCATACAAGAAGAACTTCGAGAGTAGAGGAGCAAGAACAAGATGAATCTTCTCCTGATTCCGACGATGAGGAAGAAATCGATTCTGCGGCAGCAGTTACAGATAATGAGGAAGAAGGACACGTCGTAGAAATTACCATTGACCGAACTCCAACTAATTTCGATATGGTAATGGATGTCGACCCATTTGAATTATCTATAATGAATCCATACGACCAAAATGAAACAGTCATGTTGAGTGATACCAACTCGGATAATATTCGTCAACGCATGTATGAAGTCATCAATCATTACAGTCGCGTAGGATTTCAACAAAGTCGTATAAGCAGTACATTGAGTTATAACATACAAAATGTAACTTTAACTCGCGGTTCGGATAGTTATTATCCCCGGAGTTTATCTCCAGAACTAGCATTAGAAGACGGCGAAGTGGTAGAAATGACTAGAGATGATGATGCAACAGAAAGATATGTAGTATAAATAACAAAAAATAAAAAACAACATAAAAATAATAAAAAATCCGTGAAAACGGGTTTTTTATTTGGGGCGCTCTCACTCCAAATTACATTTGCCCTGTTTTTTACAGGTTTTATTGGCTAAACGTAATGCTTTACTGGTTTTTTTACAACCCGATTTCAATATATGATAATCGACAATACTCGCATTCCCGCCAGATACCACACTTGCTAAACGGGCTAATCCCCAACTTTCGGCGGTTTGATTTGGACGTGAACCACTGGAATAATACGCACCGCGGCCTTTATTCACTATTTTTTCTAAGGCTTCTTGAGAACATTGCGTTTTTTCGGCTAATTCTTTGGAAGGCACAATTTTATCAATACCGTATAATTTACGTGCTCGGGCTAAATGATTGGATTTGCGGGATTTGAATGATTTCACTTTGGGCCGTTGATAATATATTCCTTTTTTGTATAATTTGCGCGATTTGATGATATTTTTCTTTTGTTTTTGTAAATCTTTTTTACTCAATATTTGTGGGATATATCTTTCTATAATGTTTTCCATTTATCTATGTTGATAAAAAATTTTATGTTTTCTCGGTAAAAAATATAAAAATTATGGCGTAGAAAGAATATATTATGCGTTGGATATTCTATTTTTCACTATTGATCAGAACATTCGCAGCAAATAATCGTGTATGTTCCAAATGTAAATTCTATGTTCCTGCTATATATAATGAAAAATATGATATAGGAAGTTATTTGGGTAGATGCTCCAAATTTACAGAAGTAGATAAAAGTTCACAATCAGTTGTATATCGGTTTGCCGCAAAAGCGCGGTGTAATGAATTTGAATGTGGAAGTGAGGGAAAATATTTTGCGAATGATACTAGCGGAGGTGAGAATACGATTGGATTAGTATAAAATATAACATGAATATGAATGTGTTATATTTTATTTTTTAGAAGATTTTCTTCTTTTTTGTTGTTTTCTAGAGTTTTTTTTCTGTTTTTTACTGTGGGATTTCTTATTTTTTTTGGATTTACCACCTTTACCGAATGGCCACCATGAGGATTTTGGGGCTGGTGCTGATTGTGATGCGGCTTGTGCTGCTGGGGGTGTTGCTAGTGCTTGTGTTGTTTCTGGTGCTGGTGCTGTGGATTGATCGACTGGTTGTGCTGGTTGTGCGGTTGGTTGAGCCATTTGTGTATTCACCATATTCTTTACATTTGAACCTATACTTGAAATGTTGGCTGAGGCAGAACTTGCAAATCTAGACGCAACATTTGAAGCATTTGCGTTTGTTATATAATTATATATTTCGTCTTTTGAAAATGGTTTAGGTGTAGATACTACAGTATATTTCATGAATAATTGTCCATTGAATCGTTTTTCTAATTCATTCAAATTATATAAATATGTATTAAATTTAGTATTGTTAGCTATATTTGTAATTACTATAATTGATTGTTTAATACCTTCTAACTGGTTAGCGGCAGGAGTATTATCGTTGGCTGGTTTTGAGTAACTTAGTATATCAGCAACTACATTGTTAGCAGTTGCTAATTTATCGAATAATTCTTTACTTTTATTCTTTATTTGTTCAACTAACACCGTATGATCAATTTCAGGGGTTGCTTTGCCTAATAATTTTTTGTAAAAAGCTTCGGCTGATTCTTTAATTCCTGCGGTTGTTTCATAAGTAGCAACGCGCCAATTTGTATCCCCTACTTTTCCTTTTAAAAATGTTATGAAATTGAATAATTCTTTTTTATTATTAACATCATTTTCCTTCTCATATGTTTGACGTAGTTGACAAATGATCGTATTAATATCACTTTGTTTACCAGTGTTTAATAGACCTTTTGAACATGAGTTCGCATGTTCAGGATTATTGAATCCTTCTACGAATGTAGTATCAATTCCCGATAATTTAGTTTTGATATCATTTGAAACTTCTTGTATGTTTGCTGGATGAATTTTTGGGCCTAAAGTATCATCTGTTATACTTTTAATCATTGTATAATTGCCTGTTTTTACCTCGTTATCTACTTTTAAACGAGTAGTTTGTCCATATAAAGGGTCTTCATATGTAGACAATGTTAAATTAACTGTTTTCGGTTGAATATTACTATCAAATTTACCATCAAAACCTTTTGTTTGATTGGTCGCATTATTTAATCCTGTATCCCCTATTTGAGATCCTTGTTGAGCCATAATTTATTATATAATATTCAGATATAATAAATTTTTTAGATTTTTTCTAAAGTGAATTTCCCCTCTTTTTTTACTAAATGACCTACTAATATCATTTCCGAACCAGTAATTTTCGCTTCTTCATAACTATTTAAATCAAAGACTTCATTGGTATCTACTTTCAACGCATACTCCACGCCTTCAAACTTTATTTTTTGTGCTTTCCAAGTAATTTTATGAACATTCAGGTCAGATTTCTCACTCTTACTATCTTCTTCATAACTAGGATAAGAACCAAATTGATTCGATGTTATTTTACCTATTCCATAACAAACTAAAGGTTCATTTTTATTTTTCGCGGCATAGAGAGAACAATCCACCGATGTCTCTTTCACTCCCTTCAAAATTTGTTTATTAATATTATTCTTAATACTCGCAATCTCAAACAACGTTTCATCTGTAGTGACTGGGGTTTTTCCGTCTAATCGACTAACATCACGAATACGCAACTCCACATTTTTCTCACTCTTTTTCTGTTCCGCACTTAATACGGATAAATAAAGGAAAACTTTCACGGTTCTCAAGTCTTCCGGTAAATCTTGATGACTACAAATACGACGTGCACGACCAATGACTTGTTCAATACGCACCATATGCCAGTAAGGTTCTACAATATGAACAAAACGAGTATTTTTCAAATTGATACCTTCCGCACCCGAAGATGTAATCATAAATACTTTAATGACTTCGCCCATATGATTGTTTTTATGTTTCTTTTGTAATTTCGCCGAAATATCCGAAGGAACGAATTCCCAAGAACTATTGTAAATATTACGAATGATTTCTTTTTCTTCAGGGGTTTCTGTTCCGGTATACAAAACAAAACGTGGTTTGTCTGTGTCTTTTTCATTTTCCACGATATCCCATTTACCACCTTTATTTTCCAATTTGAATTCGGCAAATCCATTGGCCTCTAAGATTAATTTGATGATACCGATACCTTCAATCGTGCGAAATTGACTGTAGACTAAATGTAAACCGCCATTTGCCTCATCTTGTAAATGATTCAATAATTCTACGAATTTAGGACTATATGTTTGTAATTGCGATTTACTCAAGTATTGTTCATCCGCAGGCGCTTCTGGATTATGTTTTAAATCTTCCATTGCTTTTGCGATACGTTTTAAATAATCGGCTTGTTTCACACTTTTATCGAGTCTTTCCATATCTTCTGTTTCTTCTTCCACGTCTTCTTCTTCGTCATCTGCTTGTTCCATCAATTTCAATTCTTTTTTAGAAATACCATTAAATGCGTTTTCGTTCATTTCTTTGCCTTTTTTCTCAGGCATAGGTCTTGGAATAGCGGCTGGGAAAGCAAAATTACAAGCCGAACGAGAGAAAATACGATAAGTTGAAGAAATAGAATAGACATCTTCATTTCCGGGGTTGTTTTTCGCTTTCACCTGATTTTTTCGGTTGCGTTTTTCGGTTTCGGCTTCTTCATCACGTATTTTTTCATAGACTCCAAATTGGTAAGGGGTCATTTCACATTTCACAATATGGAAAATATCGCCGTCTTCTGATTTTACAAAGGATGGTAATAATTTTTCTTGCGCACTGCGGAAATAAGAGGTTAAACCCAATATACGTTTTTGGAATAAATCCATATTGGTAATACCATTATCATCAAAATTTACAAATGTCTTCAAAAATGTATCGGCATCATCAGGTAGTGCTTTGTATTTTTTAACATCGACTTCACCTACTATTTTCAAGCCATTCTTTTCTAAAATTCCGCGAACAATATCTTCAAATGCTTCGTCAGATATATTGCCTGTATCATCCAAACGCACACCATTATATTTATCAAATACCTCGCCGCCGCCTTTGTGTGGGTTACTTTCACCATTATAGCCGATTTCGTAGGCGCGTTGAGCACTTGCCTCTGGTTCAATGGGTAATTCTTCAAATGTTATTTTTTTTGCTACTTCATCATAGACGGTCAATTTCTTCTTTTTCGTAGTGCGTTTTTCTTTTGTTTCTTTCGATTTGGCTGTTTTACCACCATTCAAAAACCGACGAACACCGCCTAACATTTCATTTACTTTCTCGCCTACTTTTTCTACTACATTTTTAGGGCGTTTTGTTCCAACCGCTACACCAGATTTTTTGGCGTTCACAAATCCAAATGGATTGCGTGTAATGGTTAATTTATTACCACTATATTGAACATAATCATAAGTGCGGAAATTTGCTTTCTCAAACATATTCAATATGGAATCGGTATTTACTTCATCCGTTGTTTCTACTTTCAATGAAAATGTCCATGTTTTAATATAACCACGTAAGATATTAAATAAAATACCGATTTCATTTGGATAGTTGATAATAGGTGTGCCGGTTAATAATACAATACGTGCGTTTTTAGCATCCATCAAGTATTGATACATCAAATAAGGCAACGTTTTGGGTTTTTTTATTTTATTCACAATGCGACTCACGAAATTGTGGGCTTCATCGATAACGACTACAGAATTATCAAATGGGTTACGAGAAAAATCGCCGGTTAATGTAGCCAAACCTTTCATGTTAATACCATTATAGTTAATGTCGGTATATTTGGTGCGTATCATTTCGTTTAATTGTTCATCAATGAGTTTCTGTTCACTCGCGGTTTTATCGGAAAAATTGGAAGGTTTTTTTACATCGACTAACCAAGCTCCGCCGTGGGTGCGAATATATTCACTTGATAAAGAAAGGGCTTTGGATAAAATACCAATATATTCTGGTTTTCCTTCAATCGATACAAATTCCCAATATTGATTTTTCTTATATAACTGGTCGCCGCATTTTTTCAATTCACTGAAAAAATTCATTTTCAATGATGCGGGGGTCAGGATAAATACCCGTTTGTCTGTTTTCATTCCTTCGGCAATCGCAATAGAACTACACGATTTACCACTACCTAAACCGTGATATAACAATAACCCGCGATAAGGAGTATATAAATTTAAATAATCCAAGATTACACGTTGGTGAGTTAATAGAGTAAATTCATCATCGGAACGTTTATCACAAGAAATATCTTTGGTAGCATCTTCCAAATCTTTTTTGTAAGGTTTTAACAACTCCATCATTTTTTGAACATATATTTTGCGGTTGTTCATATAATATGTAGGAGCGCGAATCGTCGTTTTGCCCATTTTTTGGGGTAATCGTTCGCTAATTAATTGTTCTTGTATTTTGGCCGTGGTCAAATCAATATGAACAGGTGTAGGGCCGTTTTCTTTTATTTTTAATTTCAATTTACGTGGTTTTTTCGCTTCCGCGGTTTTTGGCGCAGGTTTTTCGGCGGCAATAGGTTTCACTTTCATGGTAGGTTCATCGGCAACATCGGCATCAATCTCCGCAATGGCGATTTTTTCAACCATTTCTTCAGGTTCTCTCACTTCGTCTTCAGAAATGATTTTAGATAATTCTTTCATTTCTTTCTCAATATCTTCGTCAGTGGGTTGAACCTCCTCAGCATCCTCTTCTTTTTCTAAAGGTATTTCTACAGTCTCATTCTCAGTCTCTTTAATAACGACTCTTTTATTCTTTTTTAAAGGTTCTCCGATAGGAGTAATTTCCTCTACTACTTCTGGAGCAGTTTCTTTGTCTTTTTGGACGAGAACCCTGAATGGTAATTTATCTAATAATTTATCAAATACAATATCACGGTTAAAATGAAGGTTGCGTTTGTCTATAATTTTCTGTTTTATTTTTTGTTCCACTTGCTTTTTCTCTTTTTCTTTATCTTCATCAATGAGATCTTCTTCACCTTCGACTTCTTTTTCGACTTTTTCCACTAATTCTAATTTTTCAGCAGGAATATTACTTGTTATTTTAATATGTATGTGTTGAAACGACTTGGCTTTTGGTTTTTTTTGTAAATGTTCTAACTGTTTATACATATTATATAATAATTTCTATTATATTATATTGGGATAAAAAACTAAAAAGCATTCGGTAAATCATAAAAATCGGGATTTCCATAAAATAAATAGGAGAACATTCTTTGCGGCGCCCCTACTTGAACTCCATTGTCTGACCCTCTCGCCGTTCTTATATTTTCTTTTTGTGTTAAATCAGATAAAATAGGAAACATACAAGAGAACCTTTTTTGTCCTCTTCGTAAAAAAAGAGGTAAAGAATTGTCTTTGTTTAATATTTTATTGAAATTTTGATAATATTGTAAATGTGGTATATCTTCGGAATGTGTTATTTTCATTTGTATTCTTAAATTATCATCTTTTTGATTAATACAACCGACATGTATTAAATTGGCGTTAAAAATAATTACATCTCCCTTATTACATGGTAAATTCACTACTTTATCTACAAAATTTATATTGTTCTCGTTCTTGTTTTTATGACTTTCGGGTATTACACCTAAACATTTTTCCATATCTTCTAAATATATCAACATTGTATATGACGGATAGCATTGTTTTTCATTAAAAAAGTCGCCATTATTGTCTCGGTGACAAGTATGAACCACTGATTTTTTTATTATCCAAATGTAATCTTGAAAAATATATTGAGAACCTAGGTTTTTTTGGATGGTCATCAGCAATCCAGGATGTTTCAATAATTTTCGTTTTATATGTTCATATTTTTCGCTCGTAGAATCATCCATATATTCGGCGATTTCTTCTGGTTTTATGATATTTTTAAAGATTTGAACCCCCTCATGCTGTAGTGTATAATTATCCGCATTTTCTTCAATAACATCTTTATAAAAAAAGAGATAGATGATTAGAAATATCAGAAGAATAGATAATAGTATTATTAAATTTCGCTTGGTAATCATATACTAAATGGAAATATAAAGTATATCCCGTAACATAATCCCCACAATAGTAATTACAAGTTTCATCATTGTAATTATTATACATTTTGCTTTTCAATACACAATTCAACAATATCATTCAATATAGGAATCGCATCGGCATTGGTATATTTGAAACAAATATTCTGAACATCTGCAGGTGAAATAACATAATCCACCATTTTCTCGATATATATTTGATAGTCTTCACGTTCACAGTCAATACAACGTATTTTCAACAACATTTCTTTGATAATACCTATAGAAGCCAATTTGAATTCTTGATGAAAATCGATACGACCAGAACGAGTGAATGCGGGGTCAATATTTTCCAAATGATTGGTGGTGAATATAACCATTGCGTTGTGTAATTCAATGATACCGTCTAATACATTCAAGACACATTCCAATGTTAATTCGTCTTCTAGTTTTTTATCAAACATAGTTATTGTATCGATTTCTTTTAATATTTTGATTTGTTCTTCACTCGATTCTTGTTTTTCATATTTATTAATCAACGAATGTAATCGATTATCATCACATCTTCCGCACGGTTTGGATATTCTACTTTTCAATATTTCACTATTGTTTGCGTCAAAATCTTCGAAAATAAAACACAATTCGCTGATTGAATATTTTTTATCATTTATTTTCGTATTTCGAAAGAGACTACAAAAGTCTTTACACGTTTTTAATTTGGACCATGATACAACTACCCCGTGTCGACCAGTACGATTCAATATTCCGCGAATGGTACAGGATTTACCGCAACCAGGTGGTCCGCGCAATAACATGGAAGCCTTGAATGTAACCCCCGCTTCTTCGTATTCTTTTTCAAAACAAGATTTTTCTTCGGTTTTATTCACTTTGAATTTATCGACGTATTCAATCAATTTCTCTTTCCCTTCAAAATAAATATTTTTGTCTAGTAATTTATTACTATTGAACGGATATTCGTGATATTGTAATTTAATTTTATCATAATCGTCTTTGTATGTTCCAGTATATTCGAAAATCATTTGCGTTTTTTTATCTACTACATCTGTATTGTATGTATTTACGCAATTCGATACAAAATCATTCAAAACCTGATATTTATTTTTCTCGGGAATGAATAATTTATAACTATGAATGATATAGTTATTTTTGGATTTTTCTTTTTCGTCCGTTGAATTTTCTTCGTGAATACTGATTTCAATATAAATATTATGGATAGGACAAAGTAATATTTTTTGATTATATTCGGGCATCAATATGTAATCAGTGCTTCCTTCTTGGCCGTATATATCGAATTGTAGTTTCAATGATTCTTTGAAATTATAAATTTCTTTTATATTATGAGTTAGTAAATAATGAGTGATTGCCTGGAATTTTTCACTATATAAAATATGAATAATTTGTTTGTTTCCCGCAAAACCTGTATTATATACTTTTCGGTGCCCTTGGACAGTCAAAGAACTGATATTATATATAAAATAATGATTGATATATTGCTTGATTTTTTCTTGAATCATCGGCATCGAATATAATTGATATAAAAAATAAAAAAAAATCAACCACATTATGGTAGAATGATTTAAATTTAATTTTGTAGAGAATTCATTCAATATTTTTGTATATAAAGATACTTGTATTATTTGAAGCGGGTCAATCATTAATAGTTATTTATAAATAATATTTATGTATTTTATAAATATTATTTTATTTTTCAAAATGTGTTGAGATATCGTATGGCTTCATCGCAAGCAATTTGCTCCGCCTTCTTTTTTATTTTATGAACACCGCCTCCCAAATAAATGAACACTTTACCGTGGACAGACATATATTGATGTATATCTCCATATGATTTGAATTTGGTGATTGGTATAGAACGAACATGTGCTACTCCATGAACTGGCTGTCCTAGACATAAATAAACACCCATATGATAACCTGTTTCTTGGTTATGTTCTTCGCGTTCCATATAATGTGGTGTTACTTTGAATTCTTTTTGTATTTTCACTTGTAATATATTTTTAAAATTATCGTCATTTTTTATTAAATTAATCCAGTCTACGTGTTTTTCAAAGACATTTTCTACAAAGATTTGAACCATTTGAAATCCCGGTCCAGTTACAAATATATTTTTGAACCAGCCGCCTTCATCTTCAACTGAAATTTTATTGAAATCTAAAAACATCGCACCTATGAAGGCTTCAAACAAACATCCCAATTTTTTTAAATTGGTGCGTGTTTGTTTTGATTCGGCGTGTTTCGATAATACAAACCAATTATGTAGGCCCATATCGTAAGCAATTTTACCAATCGATTCATTTTTTACTAATGCGATTTTTTTTTCAGTCATAAATCCTTCATTTTCTTTGGGAAAACGGCGATATAGATAATATTTAGTAATACATTCTAAAACACCGTCGCCTACAAATTCTAATCTTTCATTTGATTTAGTAAATAAGGGCAAACAATCATCGGGTTTAGGAGTAATGATAATATTATTCAATTCATTTTCTAAATTTGGACGCTTGATATATGACCGATGAATGAATGCTCGTTTATATAAAGTCCAATTATGAATGGGAGTATGAATTCCATAATTGCGTAATAAAATTTCGACTTCATTTTGAGAAATCATTTTATTTAGCGGATTATAAGGGTCAAAAATGTAAGTTTCGACGCCGTTTTGGTTTTTTTCTACGCGAATGTCGTCGTCCATATTCATGTTATTCGTCAAATAATATGAATTAACTATTATATAATACAATCAATTTTTTATGTACTTTTGAAAATATATTTATCCATAATTATATTTTTATAGAAAAATATATTTAGTAAATATATATCATAGATATGCCTTTATACAACGCCGCAAAGAGAGCAAGAAATGCTACAAGTATTAGTAATCAAAATCAAGGTGGAGGATCAAAGAAAGCAGGTTTCCCACAACAAGTTGGTAGAACAAGTGCTGTAAGTGTAGCATTCCACATGACCAACCCTGCTTGTGGACACTGCTGTAAATTATCATCATTCAGTACCAATCTTTTCCCATTAGCCCGCTTTTCTAGACCAATTGGAACAATGCCTGGTGCAAACCGTGCTAAGTTTCTATAAATATTATATTTAATTGAAACAATATAATGGTTTTCATATAATCATTATATTATTTGTTGCGTTATGAAAGTCATTATTGATGAGCGAGAGCGAGAACTTTATGAAAAATGTTTTGGAATTGTTCATTCGAATGGAACCTATGTCGTTTTATCCAAAGAGGTATTAGCGTTGGGTGATATTTTTATAACCACCGATGAGGGTAAACATGTTCTCATTATTGAACGAAAATCTTTATCTGATTTATTGGCGAGTATTAAAGACGGGCGATATGAAGAACAATCCTACCGTTTAACACATTCGAGTAATATGCCACCGCATTCTATATTATATATTATTGAAGGACAATTATCGCAATTACGCACGAGTATGGAGAAGAAGATTGTTTATTCGGCGATAACTTCACTGAATTTTTTCAAAGGGTTTAGCGTAATACGCACGAATAATTTAGTAGAGACCGCAGAACAAATCGTATGGATGGCTGAAAAAATAGAGCGCAATTTTCTTCGTTGTGTGTTTCCTTATTATTTACAACCACAATATTGTAAATACATGCAGATGCCCGAACCATCCGCAAATGCTCCTGTAGATAAAATAGAAGAGGACGGCGAAGAAAGACCTCGAGTATCTGTTTTAGAAAATATAATGAACCCAACGGCTAGAGTAGGTGAAATGTTTACTGTTCCACCTGAAAGCCTTCCGTCACCTACTGAAATTACCAGTGCGAACTATTGCACAGTCGTTAAAAAAGTGAAAAAGGACAATGTGACTCCAGAAAATATAGGAGAAATTATATTGTGTCAAATCCCCGGAATCAGCGCAGTGACTGCTATGGCGGTTATGAAAAAATTTGGTACCTTTCCAAATTTAACAAAAGAATTACAAAGTAATCCACAATGTTTAGATGATATACAATGTGATACAAAAGGTAAGCTGCGAAAAATAGGCAAAAATTGTGTGGAAAATATCAAAAAATATTTGGTATAATCGACAAAATTTATTTGATACCGAATAATATATATCTACCATAGTAAAAGGATACGATACATAGATAAATATATATAACATTCATAATTGAATAGGCGACTAATTTCTTTGTATTTTTATAATTTAATTTTATATCGCATAATTTATTCAATACAATTATATTGTTTATAAACAATAGCATTACAATATATTTGAATGCTGCATGAAAAGGATATTCCCATAATAATCCAAAAAAGAACCCCATAAAAGTAGTAGGGTCAGTTCCAATTTGTTCGGTATATCGAGCAACCACATAATAAAATTTATAGAAGAAGGCAACAAAATCCACATAGAATGTATTGTATTTACAATTTTCACATACTATAAAATGCATTTTCAATAAAATGCGCGGGGTTTCAGCTTGACTTGTTTTTTTAACTTGATGTAATGTTTTATCAAAATCAAAAATCATATAATCGCCTCTATTCAATTTCTGTTCTAAATTAAAATTTATAAATTCGGTAATCGTATCATTGTTATTATTTGTTGCGCCAATAATGACCCTATAAAACTGAATGCCGTCAAAATTATACAAAATACAATCGCGGTGAGGAATCAAATTCGCCGCCGCCCCATATAAATTCATTTTATTGAAATTCGGTTTTGGGTTTGAATAATATATTTCATTCATTTCGAATACATGTTTCAATATACAATTAGTTTGACTATCGCAAATATTTTTCCATAAATCGTCATATTGAACAGCGTCAAAATTCTTTTTTAAAACATCGGTTAAATCATTATAATATGTATGATGGGTAGTGGTCGCTTTGTTCGCAACTTTATTTATATATTCTTTTCCGATATCGCTTAATACTTTATCTAAATAATAGGGCAATTTTCCAATACCTACATTTCCATCTATATTGTCTCGATGGGTAAAAATACTTTTCATATATAGATAAATAAAATATATATTTATATAATTATAGAAATATTTTATTAGGTATACACCATATTTTCAAGTGATTATAACGTTTCGTAGTAGTTTAGGATTTATTGGAAAAGACAACGTTATTTTCGTAAAATATAACATAATATAGTCTTTCTATACTATATTATGGAAGACGGTATTGAACAAAGCACCTCTATGTTGTTAGAAATCATTCGCAAAACAAAAGAAAAGGAAAAAGAACAAGAACAAGAAAAAGAAAAACGAAATAATTTACGTTTTATTCAATAATTCCCCCCCCCTCATTTTGTAAAGGGTAAATGTTATATGTATTGATAGTTCCCAGATTTTTCAAAAATACATTTTCTTTCAATATACAATCAAATACAATATTAAAATCTATTTCTCCTATCTTTTCATAAATATGACGACTGATTTGTATAGAATCTATATCCGCGGTAGATTGTAGTCTTGACGCGACATTTACCGCATTTCCAACCACACATAAACGAGGGATTTCATTTCCTAATATACCAATGCTAACATTGCCCATAGTAATACCTATTCGTATAGATAATGGTATGTCGTCGGGGGTTTTCACAGTTTTAATAGAATTTACAAGTTCAAATGCTAATAATATAATTTCTTTAATCACTACTTTATGATTATTGGAATTTCTATAAATATCACCAACAACCATGTATGCGTCGCCAATCGTCTCTATTTTTTGTAAATGCGGGAATTTTTTCCGAATATTATCAAAATTATTGTATATACTGTTTAATAATTGAAAAATAATCTTATCGTCGTATTTTTTCGCGATTTCAGTATAATTCACAATATCGGTAAATAAAATACAAACCATATCTAATTTGATGGTGGATCGTTTATTAAATACAGCAGATTGTTCAATATATTCCTTATCAAAATTAAATGGTAATAATTTTGTTAATAATTCTTTTTTCAGTTCATCTATATTATTCGGTATACGTGCAGAAAATTTTTGTTTAATGAATGAAATATAATGTTTACATTTCTCAGTAATATTAGAATTATGATTAGAGTATTCGTGAATCGTTTCTAATAAATGACTATTGAATTGAATACTTTGTAAATCCATATTATCTTTGATATGTTGTTCTTTTTCATTATAATCATTAATTAGAATATTGGTTAGCATTTTCCCCAAAACATCAATACAGACATAAAATAAATTAATGTCGTAAATATTTCTTAATTCAAATAGATCCATACAATTCACCCCCGCAAATAAAATCCATATCAATATATAAATATTCGTAAACGCAACGTCTCTTTTCATATATAATGTTCTGATAAATAACCCATAAAATATATAAGATATAAGTAGAGAAACATAATATATATTCGTATATTTGAATGGATATGAAAAAACATTTATTGTTATAGGAACCATATGATATTGAATATTAATATCTGTTAATTTCATATAATTGGTATCGCAATACATTTTCAATAACAATGGTGTAGTAAATAACCACATTACATTACGGCTGAATTCATATTCATATAATTTAATATCTGAATTCAGAATTGAACTTGATAAATATTTTAAAAAAATAAATGCGGTTGCTAATGAATAAATATTGGTTGATTTACAATAAAGGTATTGTGATAAAATAAAAGAGGCATATATAAAAAACATTACTTCACTATATTTGGTAATGGAAAAATAAAATGTTTCATTCGTACTTATCACTTCGGTATGGAAATCGATATGAAAATGCGGTAAATAATATTTATTTATAATAGTATCGATATTAGAATAAATAAACAAGTATATAAATAAATATTTCATATGTTATATTTTCAATATATAATTATAAATTCGAATTTTCTAATTATAAGTATAATTTACGGTTTAAGTAGATTTACAGTTTGAATTGATTTAGGTTGTATATTTCTACTCCCTTATTCCAATAGAATAGCGACGTTTTATATAATATCCTTTGGTTGAGAATAACCAGTAGGAATACTAGGGTCATAATAACCACGTGGTTGGAATAATACTGGTTTGGTAATATTGTTCTCTTCATATTTACCAATATCAATCATATGTTGTGTGAAGGAAACGCCGCCCCAATTGGTATCCATTGGATTATCACTTTCCCCTTGTAATTTGGTGGAATCATGGATTTTATCCAAATCAGTATATGTTCCAATATGTAAACCTAATGGGTCAAAACCAGCATAATTGTTTTGATTGTATGGTTTGTTTGCGCGGTTTGCGTCAATTACTGGAACGGGAATAGGCATACCATTGGTATCTTCTTTATATAAATTTGTAGTCGTAGGTAATCCACCTTGTAAATCGAATGGATTAGGTCTCACTCTATAAATAAATTGACCTTGTGCGTTGTTCTCTTGTTGTAAAAATAAAACGGGACAACTTATTCCATTTCTTTTTTGTATTTCTAAATAGTTGATATATTCATCTAAATTATAAAAGGGTAAAGGATTTTTATTTTCTATAATTGGTAAGTTGGTATTATATAATAAAATAACGTTTCCTTTACGAACTAATAAATTAGGGCATCCACTGGTTTCGTCTTGTTCAGGGGTAGCACCTCGTTTATTCTTTAATGATTCCATATCTTGTTTATTGTACATTATAAAATAGATACCCGCTAAAAAGGCGACTAATAAAAATAATTGAAATAAAATTCTTATACTTTTCATTTAGACCAATTCGTATATTAAATGCCGAGAAAAAACTGTGATAATTTATTTTGAATTATAATTATCTATATTTAGTATATATATGTCGCATACTAGAAAACAACATAAGCACAAGCCAGTAATTATTGGATTAGTATACGCGGAATGGTGTGGATACTGTAAAGCATTGAAACCTGAATGGGACGCTTTCAAAAACGCTGTAAAAAAAGACCGCAAATTATCTGAGAAATGTGGTGTATTTGAAGTAGAAGATAGTGATAGTATGAAATCCGCCAAATTAGCAAAAATGAATAAAAGAATAAAAGGTGGTGAAATACGAGTCGATGGGTTTCCTACATTATTTAAAATATCCGGCGGTGAAGTACAATATTTCCAAGGTGGTCTACGTAATGCGGCAACATTATTAGAATGGGCAAAACAATCATCGCTATATACAGGTGGTAAACGCAAAAACAAAACCGCAAATAAATCGCGAAAAATTTACAAAAAAAATTGAAAATAATAATATTATATTTCCATGGAGTAAATATAATAACCCAAAAAAATCTAAACGCTATTTTACATATAGTACAATGACTACATTGAATGAACCGGTTAAAAAAAGTATCAAACCGAAAATCATCACCAAATCATTTCGTCTCATTGATTTTCACATTTATGATGAAAAATTAGTGAATGAAATTGCTGATGAACAAGTAAAATATAAAAAGAAAACCGACGATTTACAATTTATCATTCAAATGTTTGGTGTAAATGAAACCGGCGAAACATGTTGTATTTATATTCAAGATTTCAAACCATTCTTCTTCGTGAAAGTAGGTGAAAATTGGGAAGATTCTACCGTATCGTTATTTTTGAAAGATATACGCGATAAATTAGAAGAACAATACCGTCCATCCGTTTTATCCGCCGAATTAGTAGAATACAATAAATTATATGGTTTCTCCGCTGGAAAAATGGATAAATTCGTGAAATTCACTTTCAAAAATACGTGCGTGATGAATAAAGTCAAAGGGTTTTGGTATCAATATATTACTAACGCAAAAACCGGTAACACGGAACGACGCCCCAATCCTTATACGTATAAAGGTGTAAAATTGGAATTATATGAAAGTAATATCCCGCCATTATTGCGATATTTTCATATTCACAATATCAGTCCATCTGGATGGGTTTCCATACAAACCAATCGCTGTAAAAAACCGACAGTAAATACAACGACTTGTACCTATGAATATATATGTAATATTAATCATGTGAAACCATTAGCTGAAAAGGAAGATAGAGTTCCTTATAAAATATGTAGTTTTGATATTGAAGCTAGTAGTAGTCATGGTGATTTTCCGATGCCTATAAAAACATACAAACGATTGGCTATGAATATTGTAGATATCTTTATCAAACAATCCCAATTTTTAGATAAAAACAAGTCAAAAACATTGTTGGAAAAAATTATACTGTCGGCATTTGAATATGCTCGTTTTGACGACGTAGATATTGTATATCCTAAAAGTAAACCTTCTGAAGAAATATTACATAAATTAATAAAAATATTCATAAATGAAAGTATTGAGAAAGCGAAACAAGCGAATATGGATGAAGATAATTCACATTTATTGACGATCGATACGATGTTTGAGCAATTGAAAGAATTAGAAGCACAAGGAGGAACTTGCGAGAATGACGATGACGATGATGAGGTTCAACCGGAAGTAGCACCCGCATATTCGTATGGAAATAAAAAACAGAAACAAACAAAAATAGAAAAGGGTTCATCGATCATCGACGTTTTACTAAGTGAAAATTATGACCGAGATGAAAAAATACAAATAGCGAATGAAATATTAACTCGATTATTTCCGCGATTAGAAGGAGATAAAGTGACGTTTATCGGTTCAACCTTTCTACGATATGGTGAAGCAGAACCATATTTAAATCATTGTTTAGTGTTAGGTTCTTGTGATGAGGTTCCTGGTGCGGAAATAGAAACGGTTGAAGATGAATGTGATTTGTTATTGAAATGGACGGAAGTCATACAAAAAGAAAATCCTGATATCATTATTGGATACAATATATTTGGTTTTGATTATGAATTTATGTTTCGTCGCGCGCAAGAAAATCATTGTGAAAGAGAATTCTTATTATTATCGCGTAAAAATCAAGAATTATGTGCGAAAATATCCAAAGATGGCGTTATTGAAATTGAAAATACGAAATTAGCCATAGCGAGTGGTGAGTATGACTTGCGATTTTTCAAAATGTCGGGACGTTTACAAATAGATATGTATGCCTATTTCCGTCGCGATTTCAATTTGTCGTCTTATAAATTAGATGATGTCGCCGCGCAATTCATTAGTGATGATGTGAAACGGATTGAACACGTATATGATACAACCTACGGTGAAGTAACCGAATTATTCAGTCAAAACTTAACTGGTTTGCGCGTAGGTGATTATATTCATATTGAATTGACTGGATTTACTGCGGATTATTATAAAAATGGTAAAAAATTCAAGGTATTACATATTGATAAAAATCGTGAAGTAACCGAAACGATAAAAGGAAAAGAAGTTGTGAATAAATATAATGTAATTACAATTGAAGGACACGAACAATTCGATAAAACAAAATCGATTAAATGGGGAACTGCTAAAGATGATGTAACTCCACAAGATATTTTCCGATTATCAAAAGGCACTTCCGCAGACCGCGCGGTAGTTGCGAAATACTGTATTCAGGATTGTAATCTCGTTCATCACTTGATGAATAAAATCGATGTAATTACGGGTTATGTGGAAATGTCGCGTATTTGTAGTGTCCCCATTAGTTTCTTAGTATTCCGTGGTCAAGGTATTAAATTGACGAGTTATGTCGCGAAAAAATGTCGTGAAAAAAATACGCTGATGCCTGACTTAGAAAAAACAGAAGGTGGAGATGGATATGAAGGCGCGATTGTATTACCGCCCAAATGTTCGATGTATATGGACAATCCAGTCGCCTGTGTAGATTATTCGTCGCTATATCCTTCCTCGATGATTAGTCAAAATTTATCACACGATAGTAAAGTATGGACAAAAGAATATGATTTAAAAGGCGAGTTGGTTAGAATTACAGGTGAACGAGATAAAAAAGGCAATTTCATTTATGATAACTTACCAGGATATGAATATATTGATTTGGAATTTGATACATATCGGTATATTCGTAAAACGCCTACCTCACGTGCGGAGAAAACCATTTCGGGAAAAATGATTTGTCGTTGGGCCCAATTTCCCGATGGTAAAAAAGGAATTATGCCTTCGATTTTAGAGGAATTATTAAAAGCACGTTCGGATACACGTAAAATGATAAAGACTGAAAAAGACCCCTTTATGCAAAATATATTGGACAAAAGACAACTCGGATATAAAGTGACTGCGAATTCTTTATATGGTCAATGTGGGTCAAGAACTTCCACATTTTACGAAAAAGATATTGCGGCGTCGACTACCGCAACGGGTCGTATGATGATTATCTATGCTAAGAAAATTATAGAAGAAGTGTATGGCGATAGGGTGTATGAAACTGCTGTTCATGGAGCGGTAAAATGTAATGCGGAATACATATATGGAGATAGCGTAGCGAATTACACTCCGATTTATGTAAAGGTAAAAAATGTATTTGATATATGCACGATTGAAAATCTATCTGAAAAATATGGAAATGGACTATGGAAAACTTGTATAGAAGAAGGAAAACAAGAAAAAGAATATTGCGAACTAACGGATGTAGAAACCTGGACCGAAAAAGGTTGGACCAAATTATATAGAATTATTCGCCATAAATTAGCATCGCATAAAAAAATGATTAGAATTCTTACTCATACTGGATTAGTAGATGTAACAGATGACCATTCGTTAATTCAGTTGAATGGCGAAGAAATTTCACCAAAAAATGTGGATATTGGAACAGAACTATTACATCATCATTTACCTATGATAGAAACTATAAATAATTCAGAAATAACAGTAGAAGAAGCACGGGTAATGGGTTTCTTCTTCGGAGATGGAAGCTGTGGAAATTATAATTGTAAATCAGGAAAAAAAAGTTCTTGGGCATTAAATAATTCATGTCCATTTATATTGGAACGTTATTTAGAACTATGTAAAAAGGCATATCCTAAGTTTGATTGGGTTATCATGGATACAATGGAAAGTTCAGGCGTATGTAAAATAGCACCAAGATCTAATGTTTATAGTTCAATATCAAATTTTGTGAAAGAATACCGTGGTAAAATGTATTCAAACGATTCTAAAGTTATTCCAAACGAGATATTGAATGGAAATGAATTAATAAGACAAGCATTTTGGGACGGATTATATGATGCTGATGGAGATAAAGACGCAAAAGGATATGTTAGAATTGACCAAAAAAATCAAATTAGTGCGGCGAATATTGCTTGGCTAGCGTCAAGTCTAGGATGGAAAACATCTATAAATACTCGCAAAGATAAAGCAAACATTTATAGAATAACAATGACTAAAAAAACGCAACGAAAAAATCCAAACGCAATCAAACGATTACATGAAATACCATATGAAGGATATGTATATGACTTAACTACTGAAAATCATCATTTTGCAGCTGGTATAGGCAATATGATTGTTCATAATACGGATTCGGTATTCTTCACATTCAATCTAGAAAATCCGCAAACTGGAGAAAAAATAAGAGGAAAACCCGCACTAGAAATGACGATAGAGATAGCACAAGATGCAGCGAAATTATGTAGTCAATGGTTAAAATCCCCGATGGAATTATCTTATGAAAAAACGTTGATGCCGTTTATCATATTATCAAAAAAGCGTTATGTCGGTATGTTGTATGAAGAAGACCCGAATAAAGGTAAATTGAAATATATGGGTTTATCATTAAAACGCCGTGATTCGTGTGATTATTTAAAAGATGTATATGGAGGTATATTGAACATATTGATGAAAGAGAATAATATAAAAAAAGCGATGGAATTTTTGAACCATTCCTTATTAGAATTAGTAAACGGCAATGTATCGATGGATAAGTTAGCGATTACCAAGGCTTTGCGAAGTGATTATAAAAATCCGAATCAAATCGGCCATAAAGTATTGGCGGACCGTATAGGCAAACGCGACCCAGGAAATAAACCAAAACCAGGAGATCGTATGAAATTCGTATTTATTATCAATAACAATCCCAAAGCATTAATGGGTGATAAAATAGAAACGCCCGAATTCATTATTGAAAATAAATTACAAATCGATTATACACATTATATTACCAATCAATTGATGAAACCATTACAACAATTGTTCGGTTTGGCGGTAGAACAGATGTGGGAAATCGACGGTAAAATGTCGCAAATCAAAGCATACAAAAAAGATATTTCAAAAATACAACAGGATTATCCGAACTATGAGGAATTTACGAAGAAAAAAGAAAAATATTGTTCGGCAAAAGTCAAGGTATTATTATTCGATAAAATATTAACCCGTATTTACAATGAAAAAAATAAAATCCAAACATTATCTTCCTTCTTTACGAAATTGAATTGACCCGCGTAAAAAAGCATTTAGAATAAAACCGCGAAGTATTTTATTTAGAACATTTTTTTTGTTTATATAGTATATATTCATAATATGAATTGGTTTATCGCACTTTACTTAGCTATTCTTTTCTTTGTTCTTTCACCTGGTGTCCTTTTAAGACTACCAAAGAACGGTTCTAAATTCACAGTTGCTGGTGTTCACGCATTAGTTTTCGGTGTCGTCGCATTCTTCACATGTAAATTCGTATGGAATTTATCACGCAGATTTGGCGTTGAAGGTATGGAAGGCAAACAAGCGGTGGAGAATGAACAACAACCTCCATGTGAAGGTCCAGAATGCCCAAAAAAAAAATAAATCTTCACTAGTATAAATATTCGTATACAAATATACGAATATTTTTCACATTTATACATTGGATTCAGGCGTGAAATAATACCCCGAATTATCACTATAATATATAATCGGTAATTCAAAAGTATGTGTAAAATTATAAGATGCGTCAAAAATAGAGGGTTCTATATGATTGTTTACATAATCCGTTATAATATTCATTAAATTATTTGATAATGTATTTGTAAATTGATTGTATCCAGTATTTGTTGTTGGAATATTATTACTATTGCTAGAAATATCATTTGGACGTTGGGTTATAGCTTCTAATGTGTCTTCTGATTCAGAATCAGATTCAGATTCTTCTACTACATTATTCGAACTATCGGTTGAATTTCTCGGAATATAACTACGAATATCATATCTACATACTGGACAACGCACATTACGCTGAAACCAATTGCGCAACGCCGGTTCTTTGAAAATATGCCCACAATGTCTTATTCTACAAATTTGTTCGCCATCGGTAAATTCATCGAGTGTAATGGGACAATTCATATTGTTATATTCATTTTCAGAAGAATAAGAAATGATTTGCGTAGCATTGATAATTTGTTGTTCAGTAGGATGAACAATTACATCTTCAAATAGACGATGTCTGTTTGGCGATAATACATACGATAATAAAGTGGAAGGAGTATATCTGTACCTTTGAGCAGGGCGCGTGAATTCACGTTGTGGAATTCGTTGTGGTATTTGTTGTGGTATATGTTGAGCATAGTTCATTTGTGGAGATACGCCGGGCACTCTATCGCGCATAGTTGAACGACTATTATTCATCATTATATCTAAAAATATACGCATATTTACATTATATTCATGTATATTATTATTATATTCGCTCATCACATCATATATAGAGTGGTCCGAACGGTCTATATTGCGGGATTGTTCTCGAACAGGTTGACGTGGGACTTGACCACCTCTATGGGTTGAACGTATATCATTGATATTTGGGTATTGTCTCAATAATTCATCGGCAAAATTCATCATTTCTTGGTCAAATTCATATACATTATAATATTGATTACTCATTAAAAATTATAAATAGTATAAAGATATATATTTATATATTATTTATACTAAATAAATAATGGATTTGTCGAAATATTACAAAAAAGGATACACTGGAATAGATAATCTAGGTAATACCTGTTTTCTAAATTCTTGTCTACAAGTATTAAACCATACCTATGAATTAAACGAAATATTGAATTCATCCAACCATTTGAAATCAAATATACCCGATAGAAATATTTTAAACGAATGGAATGATTTACGTGGTGTAATGTGGAGCGGAAACGGGATTGTATCACCAAATAAATTCGTTCATAATGTTCACGAAATTGCTAAAATAAAAGGCAAAGAAATCTTCACCGGATGGACACAAAATGATATGCCTGAATTTTTATTATTTATGATTGATTGTTTTCACAATAGCTATGCACGAAGTATTAATATGCGAATCAATGGTAAAACCGAAAATGCGATAGACGAAACTGCGTTACAATGTTATGGAATGTTAAAAACCATCTATGGTAAGGAATATTCGGAAGTTATGGATTTATTTTATGGAATATATATGTCTGAAATTATTTCAAAAGATGGCCAACGTAAATTAGCAGTGAAACCAGAGCATTATTTTATTTTGGATTTGCCTGTATTAGATAATAATATTTTAGCCGGTAATATCTACGATTGTTTCAACATGTTTTGTAAAACCGAAATATTAGAAGGGGAAAATGCGTGGTTTAATGAAAAGACCGGCAATAAAGAAGATATTAAGAAACAATTCGCATTTTGGAATTTTCCAAAAGTGCTGGTCATATCCTTAAAACGATTTTCCCCCGACGGTACACAAAAATTAAATAGTTTAATTGATTTCCCTATTGAAAATTTAGATTTATCGTCATATGTGAAAGGTTATAACGCGTCATCATTTAAATATGATTTATATGGAGTATGTAATCATATGGGTGGTGTGATGGGTGGTCATTATACCGCATTCGCCAAACACGCTGAAAATACGTGGATACATTTCAATGATAATAGTGTAGAAATCGTAGATGACCCAAAGAAAATAATAACCCCTTTGGCGTATTGTTTATTTTATCGTAAAAAAAATAACTTATTATAATATATTATACATTAATGGAAAATATAAATAAAGTATTGGAAAATTTGGAAGATACACTAGGAAATACTTCTGCTACCGCAACCACAAAAACAGAAGAAAATACCGAGACTTCCAATGATACCAAATTAATAAATAGTATCTTTAGCACATCGAATTTAATTTTAGTAGCATGGTTTTTAGGCGTATATTTTGTATCTTATTTTCTTTTAGGTTTTTTCTTTAAAAGTAATACTCCAGGAACAGATAGTAATTTATCAAGAACTATCGATATCTTGATGTTGTCTTGTTTTGTAATTGTAGTGATGGCTACCTATTATTCTATGTCTGATTATCAAAAAGAGAATTATTTAACAATTCTATGGGACAGGTTTGTAAAATTCTTGAATGCTCCTATCTCCATCGTAGAAGTTACGTCTTTCATCGTGATTTTTTACACCATTGTTTATTTATTCCGTTTTCCTATGACTGCTGAAACAAAACCAATGTCGGTTATGTTTGTAGAAGGTATTGCGTGGATTCTCTTCATAATTATTGCGATTATTGATTTTTTCAAATACGTATTAACTATTCCTATTATAGATTTATTAAAATCTATTTTCGGGGATGTTACTGAAGAGCCTAAAAAACAAGAAGATGATAATGTTCAAAAAGATGAAGTCTTCAATATTTCTAATAATTTATACACCTATGATGACGCACAAGCGATTTGTGGAGCATATGATGCTAAATTGGCGACATATGACCAAGTAGAAGCCGCATACAATGATGGTGCAGAATGGTGTAATTATGGTTGGTCAGATGGTCAAATGATATTTTTCCCTACTCAAAAAGCTACTTGGGATAAATTACAAAAAACAAAAGACCATAAAAATAATTGCGGTCGACCTGGTGTGAATGGTGGATATATTGGTAATCCATATTTAAAATTCGGTGTAAACTGTTATGGAAAGAAACCAAAGGCATCCGATGCGGATATCGCACGTATGAATGCTCAAAAAGGTTATGTATATCCAAAAAGTAAATCGGATATTGAATTAGAAAACAAAATAAAATATTGGAAAGACAATGCAGATAACTTATTAAAAATAAACGCATTCAATACGAATAGATGGTTTGAAAGTTGGACAGGCAGTGTTAGTGGTAATACTGTTATATCGGGTAATACCTTGGCTAAATAATAATATTTATGTACATATAGATAAATATTATTCTAGATTCTTTTTGGTTTTATTTATCACGGTAGTTCGCTTACGAGTATTATTTGTTTTTTCGCTACCGCCACGCATAACGGAAACTAAATTCAATAAATTATCAAAATGGTCATGTTCAAGTAATTCGGCCTCTTTTTCATTTGTTTTGCGAGAACCACCTTTAAATAATGTATTGAATTCTTTATTTACATATAATCCTAAAGGAATGGATAAATGTTCAAAACGTGATAATCCTAATTCTTCTTTTGTTTTTGAACCTCCTAGCATTTCTATATTTGGTAGGTTCTCTTGTAATATTTTTGTAATTGGATATCCACCCTTCATTTCATTTTCAGTATTGTTGAATATTATATTTTCGCCGTGTGATTTTGCGTATTCTATCATTTATAATATAATGATACAATATTTTCATATTTTTGACTAAGACGCTACCAAAAAGTAAAATACAAAAGGGAAGGGGTCGTAGGGGAAACCTACGGTTTCCCTACTCCTACACTCGTTTCAATTCTTGAACCACTGTGATTTCACGCTTTTCTTTCAAATATTGTATAATATAATCAACATGGCTTTTATCCGGTATAATTTCACTCAAACATTTTTCAATATAACCATAATTTAAAGACGAATATTCTTTTTTTTCCACCATCTTAAGTTCTCCATTGGAAATATTAATTTTCTTATTCGCCAAATTATTTTCATTCATATATTTACAAATATCATTTTCAGCGGCATTCTTCATTTCCCGCAATTTTTTCGTTTTTTCATTTATTATTTTTAATTGACTATCAATGGTCGCCCACCGTTGAACGTTTTCAATAAATTGATTCTTGGGCGTTTTTATAATAGTATCCATTTGTATACTATTATATGATTTATTTTCTACTTTTTCTAGAACGCGAGTTCTTGGCTGTCTTTCTTCGGGATTTTCCGCCAACTACTGGTTCTTGTTCGATAAGTTCCTTTTTGCCGCCCTTGAATATACGCTTCTTCAACGTTTTCCATACCTTCTTGGCGTCCTTCATCGCGTTCTTTAATTTATAACCAACTTTATGCTTGTTTTCTTGAAATGTTTTTGAAACGAGTTCGGCCCACTTGTTCATTGATATATTATATCTAAAGATTATAAATTATAAAAATATTTTTGGCTAAATACTTGGAGAACTTACGATTGATTTCGTATTCAATAATTTAATCAATAAAAATAAGTTGACCAATATAATAAATATTAAAAATACGTGATACAGACAAACAAACCAAACGTAATAATACATTTCATTATACATCAAATCGACAATGGGTTTGACTATATCTTTTATATGTTTGCGCATATCTTCATTTTGAAAAAATTCCATACATGTATTTCGTATATTTTTCATTTCATCTATTTAATCCGCCTATTTTATAAAAATATCTTGAACGAATAGGATAAATATATGCGTAAAAATACTATTAAAGATAATATCAACTATTATATAAAAATGGATTATATACATGAAGCAAACGATTCATTCCGATTTGATAAATTACATTTAACTAAACCTACACCTATCAGTGGAGGTAATTATTTTATTAAATTTTTAGTTGGAGATATGTCGTTATATATTCAACCTCCTAAATGTAAATTAAAAGACGGTATTACAAAAGCGGGTAAAAAATTGTTTGCCGATTTAGTGTTCAATAATGAAAATGAACAATTTATTCGCTGGATTGAAAATTTAGAAAATTATAGTCAAGAAATTATTTATAAGAACCGTGAAGCGTGGTTTGACGGAGGATTGGAAAAACATGATATTGAAAACTATTTCACATCTCCTTTGAAAATATATAAATCAGGTAAATATTATACAGTTAGAACAAATGTAGTGAAGTTGAAAATTTATGACGAAAATGAATGCGAGGTTGAGATGGAATCATTAAATAATTCTATGAATGTAATGACTATATTAGAATTTCAAGGTATAAAATGTTCTTCTCGTAATTTTCAAATTGAAATTGAAATGAAGCAAATGTTAGTGATGAAACCTACTAATATTTTTGAAAAATGTCTGTTAAAACCTAAAAACACAAACCAAATTAGTAATGGTGAAATTCCAGAAAATAAACCAATCATGAGAGAAAATATTACGATGAAAATCGAAGAAGACGAATACATCGCAAAAGAAGAACGACTCATACCTGTTATTACAGAAGAAGAAGAAGTACAAGCAGAAACTGTTGAAGAAACATTCGATAAACACACTGAAACAGAAGATGCTATAGATGAAGAAGTACAAGAAGATATAGCACTACAAGAACATGTAAAAGAAACGGTAGATAAGGAAATAGAAGAACCAGCAAAAGAAGAAATTAAGGAAATTCAGAAGGACGAAACGCCTGTTATTCAACCGACAAATTTAGTAATAAATAAAGTTATATCCAATGGTTTAGAAGAAGTAAATTTCCCCCTTGAAAGTTTACCCGATAATGATGTTATACATATTAAAACATCTAATGAAGTTTATTATGAAATGTATAGAGAGGCTCGACGAAAGGCCAAAATAGCCAGAAATTTAGCACTTTCTTCTTATTTAGAGGCCAAACGTATAAAAAATACATATATGTTGGAAGATATTGACGATAGCGAAGAAAGTGATTTAGACCTAGAAGATTTAGAAAATGAAAATGATGAAAATAATAAAAATGAAAGTGAATAACCGAACATTTTTCATATATTTAGCGAAAATATATATGAAAATTCATAAATATTTTATCAGCCGTTTATATAAAAGGAATGTTTAATAATATTCAAAGTGCTTTGGCCAAGTTTTTCACAAAAGAAAGAGTTTTATTTTTAGTCATTTTTCTTATTTTAGCATGGGGATTATTAAGTTATTCTGGATTAAAGTCTTTTAATTTAGATGGTATGGGAACAGGCGCACCTGCGGTAGCCGCTCAACCACCAGTTGACCCAACCGTCGTACCAAAGCCTCAAGCATCCGCCCCTGGATATGCTATTCAACCAGTCGCTAACCCAAGTGATTTACTACCTGCTGACCAAAACAACCAATGGTCCGCATTAAACCCTAACGCCATGAAGAAGGGCGATGTTTTGATGCCTGATTTATTACAAGCCGGATATCACATCGGTATTGATACCATCGGACAAACCCTAAGAAACGCCAATCTTCAATTACGTTCTGACCCAATCATCCCAGTTCAAGCCGTCGGCCCATGGAACCAATCTACCATGGAACCTGATTTAGCCCGTGTTCCATTAGAAATCGGCCAAGGTCCACAATAAATAATTTAATGGTAGAAAACCATATATCACAATATTATAATACTATAATATTATGACTATACAAACGTATATTTTTCCTAATGGATTTAGAATTATATATGAAACACCTAAAAATAATTTACCCATTAGTTCTGTTCAATTATTCTGTAATGTCGGGTCGGTACATGAAGACGATTCTGTTCGCGGAGCATCCCACTTTATTGAACATATGTGTTTTAAAGGAACCAAAAAATTCCCCAAATCAAAAGATATTTTAATACAATTCGACCGCATCGGTGCGGATTTCAACGCATATACGGATAAACGATTAACTTGCTATCACGTGAAATGTGGTGATGATTATGTAAAGAATAGTATTCATTTAATATCAGATATGCTTATGAACTCTACCTTTGTGAAAAACGAATATAATAAGGAATATAAAGTGGTAGTGGAAGAGAACATTAAGAATGAAAATGACCCCGATGTTATTTTGGAAGAGAACCTAGATAAATTATTATACAAAGGTTCTTCTTATGAATTTGAAATTGATAATTTACGATATCATAAAAAACGATTGGATTATAATGCGGTGTTAGAATATTATCACTCCTTTTATATTCCCAGCCGTTTTGTTCTCAGTATCAATACCAATATTTCTTTTGATACAATTCAACAAATCGTTTTAAAATCACAATTTATGAAAAAGAAACCTATATTCAATGATGAATTGATCAAGAGAACTATATCCTTTACCATTTCACCTCAGTTGAAACCTCAATATTATTTACATAAAAAAACAGGCATTATTACAAATTTAGTATCGATTGGTTTTCGCACGTGCCCTCATTCATCCAAAGATAAATACGCATTGAATTTATTGAAAAAAATGTTGAATGGATTAAGTGGCCGTTTATCAATGATATTACGCGAAGATAATGGGTTAACCTATTCATCCTACGCGAATACTGATTATTATGAACATTTAGGGGATTTCATTTTATCCGCCGAAACTGACTACAAAAAACTGATAAAAAATGGAAGCGGAAAGGGGGTTCTCCCTCTACTTATAGATTTAATATGTAATCTAAAAAAGAATGGTGTTTCTGATGAAGAATTATCCGTCGCAAAGAATTCGAAGAGAGAAACTATGAATTTAAAATTAGAAGATTGTTATAACGCGGCCGAACATAATGGTAAAGATTATTTGATTTATGGAGATAGTACACAGATTATTCCTTATGATAAAATTTACGAGACTTGCTATAAAAATATTACGAAAAAAGAGATTTTTGAAGTCGCATGTAAATATTTTAAACCCGAATGTATGAGCATTTGTATAGTGGGTGAAACATTACCTTCACAAACTATGGTAGAAAAATTATGTAATCATATATAATCTTTTTATTTTTTATAATCGTTTCATATATTATATAAGTAATATATGAATCAAAGTGATATTTTAGGATATTTTATCGTCGGCGTTGTTATTGTTGTATGTGTTTATGTATATATAGACAACGCGGATAGTTTTCAATTAAAATGTATTGTCTCCACTGTAGATGGAAATAAATATTGTGTTAGAGAACGTGAAAAAGTAAAACAAGCCGCGGATTTATTGGCTAGGATGACTGAAAAATGTAAAGAATTAGTAGCATTTGTTGGTAAAAAATACCCTGAACAAGAAAATGTGAAGCGACTAGTTGCGGGTTTTAACCCAAAAAAAATTATGGAGACATTGCCTACTAGTTCTTATACCGCATATAGTGAGAATAAGGGTGAAAAGTTGGCGTTTTGTTTAAATAAGAAAAAAGAAGATAATAATCGATTGATTGATGAATCTACTTTATTGTTTGTCGCCATACACGAATTATCGCATATTATGACGAAATCAATTGGCCATAAAAGTGAATTCTGGGCGAATTTCAAGTTTTTATTGGAAAACGCCAAAGAAGCCGGAATCCACACACCAGTTGATTATAAAAAATCTCCACAAGAATATTGCGGAATGAAAATACACGATAATCCATATTATGATGCTTAATTTGTATCGGGTTTAAGAGAATTGTTTAATAACCATCGGGTCCATTCCGTAAAAAGAATACCAAAATACAGTATGATATTCATCACTCAATGAAAATATGCTATCATCGTCAAATGTTAATACAATATTACCAAACACGAAATCCCCACTACCATCTATATACGGATATGTATACGCCATCGATTTAATAAATCGTTTTTCAATATTTTTTCCTTCATTATCGACCGCAAAAATCGTACCTGAAGCATCGGTATATATATTTATATCACAATAACCTAATGTATGTAATCTAGCATTCATATCTGCGATTACACTTTCAAATTGTCCATTCTCATACATATTCAAGCTAACATCGTTAGTAGTAATCGTTTCACTCAAACTAGGGTCTGTTGTGTGTAATTCACGTGGTTTTCGCAAAGAGAAGGTAATCTGTTTCACATTCGTATATGGATTAAATACGGTTGATATCGGTAGGTATCTATTCGTCATAAAATATAGTATATGAATATATTAATTTCTAAAAGAATTAATATGTTCTTAGCAATTTACAAGTGTAAAATTGTATTTACAAAACCATTTTCATAGTTGCGCGTATTGATTTATTCGCAGACATCATAACCATTTTATTTATATCGTTCGCAACCGATAATTGTGTCGCGCGAGTAAATGTATGATTAGGGGTTTGGGTAGAAGACGACATGATGGGAATTTGGGAGAATCCATTTGTCTTCAAATAATTACAAACATCACGATATAGAGTTAAAAAAGGAACATTATGACGATTCATACGCAACGAGGTAATTAAAGCATTGGTAAAAGCTCCTACATATCGTTGTGAGTCATTATTATATGCATCCGCGCTGGTTTGATTATCTTTACAACCACTCAACATATATATATTCGGATTTTGGATGACTACATTATTATTTTTTGTTTTTAAATAACTCGCTTGATTTTTGTATTCAAATGACCAAGGTAAATCACATACAGTTCCACTATTGCAACTATCAAATATCAAAAACGTTTTACATTTAAACATTTTTATGATATTTAATAATTCATCGTCTAATATAAAGCCTTTTACTTGGAAATCGGATGGAATTATCATACTATCGTATCCACTAGTTTCATCACGATTTGTATCGCGTATTTGAGAACCATGACCACTATAATGAACCCATATTTCACTCAAACTTCCACTTTGTGCGACTAACGATTTTAAATTGTTAATAATATTATCACGGCTGGGTTGATAAACTGACCTTAATTCATCATCTCGTAATAAAGTAATATTTGCGGATTCATAATCATACGCATCAATTAATGTATTACGCATATTTACCACATCGTCAATACAACCATTCAATTGGACATCAGGTGTGCTTGTATAATTTATACCAATTAATAACGCCTTTTTCATTTTTATATATATGAACAAAAAATATAATACAAAATTTATAATATATTGTATATACGAATGGAAACTCCTAAAATAAGTATACCTTCTGATGAAATATATAAAGTATGTCTCTTAGGAAGTGATTCCAAATTTAAAAGGGTTTTCATATTTAACGGAAATAAAGATACAAATGTGAAATTAAGCGATTTATTTAGCGAAACTGAATTGTTAGACATTGAAACGGATAATCCCGAAATCGTTTTTTCCGACCAAATAATCCATAAAGACGATACTGTTGAAGCCATCAAAATAAAATTATTACACGAATTGGGCGGTCAAATATCTTACAACGAAATCTATTTGTTTATGAGTATTTATGAAAAAATTAAATTAATGAATGTATATCTCCAAAATACCAAAAATGAACAAATCCCTTTTGATAAAAATATGTTTGGTCAATTGATTATGAATTTAAATATTTCGAATACACTCATTGATACTGTAATTACGCCTAAAGAAACATATCAATATGCGGATTTAGTTAAATTAGATATTCATAAAACGAAACAACCGATGAAAGTATCATTGGGACAAAAATTTACGCGCGATTTGAACTTAATGTTCTCCGCCAATCCATTTGATATTTTACATAATAAAGATTATACTTTTGAAAATAATTTTGAGAACCCATTAGTCTCTCTCGAATATTCATTATTATTGAATTATGGAAATCCTATTAACAATATGATTTATATGTGTTTAGCCGAAGATATTTTTGATTATGCTATCAATAACAATTTTCAAGAAGAGAACCTGGCCAAATTATATTTTCCATTATTGGCGAATATGTCTATTATGAATAAACAACAACTCATTGAAAACCATTCTGAAGTATTACGCATCAATGATAGTTTAAAAATCAATCAGCAGGCGAAACGCTATGAGATTATTGATTTATTCTATAAAATATATTATAGTAAAACCAATGAATTACCATATATTAGTAAAGGTATTCAATCATTCCGGATTATTATACATCCACATATCAAAACCAATTTTCCATTAGAAGCTATCTTTAAAAATATTCATGTATCTCAAAACATGCCTTACATAAAATATAATCCTGGACTTCGTCATGAGAACATTTATCGTTTATATAGTGAAAAAATATCCAAAACCGGAAAGAAAATACCATATTTACCAAAATCGACCATTATGAATTTATCAAAACAAACCGGCAAATCAAAACAAATTTCATTTTATATTAAAGAAGCCGAGAATGAATTTATTATTGATTTTGAACACAATGGAAATATACGTGTGAAATGCGATTTACAAACCATCGTTTCGGCAAATGAATTAAATACTATGCTAAAAACCTTAATTACACCTATTGTGGATAATATAAACGATTTATTAGAACAAAATGGTTATGTTATTCGCCAATTTGAAGATATTTATGATTCAAATATTGAAATTGAAGATATGAAATATGTATATAATATTCCAATGAATAACGATAATAAATTGAAATTGACTAATCATAAAGGGTGTATAACAAGTATTTTCAACACTACCGGTGAAGATAATATTTCAAAAGGTGCGGTTTTTATTTATAAACGTGTTGAGAATTTTCAAGAAATGGACGCGATGTCTATGATGATACGTGATGTCTATGATAAAACCGAAAGTGAACGTGAAGTTATTGTTCAATTAATTGATAATTTCAAATTATCGGAAGATGAAGCATATGCTCAAATGGCCAAATTTTTAAGTCAATATACTAGAATACATGGTAAATTTATAAATAAAGAAGTTGATATCGCAGAAACTCCTGGATTTATCACCAATTTTCATTATCAACCTTTTGAAAATAAATTACGCGTTGAAATTAGTAATATTTCATCGTTTTCTTATATTCATCCACTCGACATATATATTGATACCATCTTACGTTTATCATTAGACCCAAAATCCATTACAGTCGATATGAAATATATTAAATCTACTTGCTCGACTACCGTTGAAAAGATTGAACCACAATTAAACACAGTTATTATTCCAAAAGAAATCAAGATTAAACCCATTCAATTCGCCAAACAACCTGAACCAGATATTGTAGAAGAGGAAGAAGATGATGAAGCTATTATATTTGATGATGACGAGGAAGCGGAAAATGATGTAGGAGATAATATCATTGAAAATCCTACCGAAAACGTAGAGGAAGAAGATGAAGCCATTATTTTTGATGACGAAGAAGAATCAGAAATGAAAGGAGGAAAAAAGTATAAGGGTGGATTGGGGGAAGAATTAGATGGTAAGATTTTCAAGAAAAAAGATTTGCTATTCAATAAAATGGTTGAAAAAGATAAAAAACTATTTACCATTGAAGAGAAAGACGGTTATACGAGTTATCCGCGTATATGCCCATCCAATGCGAATTTACAACCGGTGATTTTAACAGAAGAAGAAAAAGCCAAAATAGATAAAGAGAACCCTGGCTCATATACAAGAGCCATTAAATATGGAAGCGACCCAAATAAACAACATTATTTTATATGTCCTCGCTTTTGGTGCTTAGCAACGAATACCAGTATTACAGAAGAAGATGTAAAAGCCGGAAAATGCGGTAAAATTTTACCGCCTGATAGTGAAGGTAAACCGATTCCACCTGGTCATTATGTATATGAATTCACCGATAAAAAATACCATATTGATTCCAATACTGGAAAATACAGAGACCATTATCCTGGATTTAAAGAATCCGGAACACACCCTGATAATTTGTGTTTACCCTGTTGCTATAATAATTGGGATGCGCCTTCTCGCGTAAAGCGAAGAAATCAATGTTTAAATCCAGAAACATATGTAGCTGATACGAATGAGATACAAAATACATCCTATATTATTGGTGTTGAACGTTTTCCTTTATTAAAAGACCGCTATGGATTTTTACCTCCCGCAATCGAATTATTTTTTAATATTGACCATAATGATGTTATATCGAAACAAAACTCGGCATTGATTAAAGCGGATTCTAGTATATTATTGCGTTATGGTGTTGAATATAGTAAAAATAAATCATTTATTGCTTGTATCGCAGATATTTATGCCGAACATAAAAAAATAATTGGAAAAGAAACCGTCGAAATTCCTACTATCAAAGATATGATTGGTATTATTGCGAATTCGATTACATTAGATATGTTTTTAAAATACAACAATGGTTCTCTTCCTTCCATTTTTAAAATGAAACAAAAAACCGAATTAAGTATCACCGAAATTGAAAAATATCAACATACTGAATTCTATAAAAGTATTGACCAATCCAATGAATCACAACTCGACTTTTTAGAAGATACTATCTTATCTTTCCAACAATTTCTGAATTATTTAAATGATGAACACGCATTAGTGGATTATACTTATTTATGGGATTTTATTTCAAATAATAATACCAAATTATTCGATGGCGGGATCAATCTGATTATTATAAATATATTGAATAATGATATTACCGATAATATGGAAATCATTTGTCCTAGTAATTCATATAATTCGAAATTATATGACCCTCGTAAATACAATGTCTTTATATTAAAGCGAAATGATTTGTATGAACCTATTTATTTATATGATACCAAAGACAAAATGAAAACGGTCATTAAACTCTTTCATCAAGCAAACAAACACAAGTCTACAGTCATGACTAACGTCAAACGAATATTGAATGTTATTCAAAATACGATTGGAAATCAATGTTATCCCAAATTCAGTATGCCGAATGTCTATAAATTCAAACATAATATGTTGGTTTTTAAAATATATAGTATATTGAAAGCATTTAATTATGTTGTGGAATCTCAAGTTATGAATTATCAAGGCAAAATTATTGGGTTATTAACAAGACAAAGTGATAGTGAAACTACTTTTTTCGTCCCTTGTTTCCCTTCTGCTCCAATTGAAGATGTAAACATAGTTTTTATTGACGATGATATATGGACAGATTACCGAAATACTCGTGATGAATTGACCGCTTTATATGAACAAACTAAAAACCATTCGGAACCTATCTATAGTAAACCAATGTTAAAAGTCATTGAAGATAATCTCATTGTAGGGATATTAACTGAAACAAATCAATTTGTTCAAATCGTCCCTCCTCAAGAAAATTTTGAAGATGACGGAATAGATACATTGGAAAGTTCAAATTATTTATTAGCAGATAAAGTATTAACTAGCACCAAAGAACCCGATACTCAACGGGTAGATACTACTAAAAAAATATTGTTAGAAAGTCAGTTTTATTTGGCTTTCCGCACTACTATTCGTGGATTAATTAACCAAAATGATAATGCCGAGATTCGCGCGAAATTATTGGATATTATTGATCATTCGACTGAATATTATAAAGACAAATTGAAGAAAATCGAGTTTTTCTTGAGAAAAATGTCGGCGAAATCATTCCGTTTTACAAATATCAACCAAGAAATCATTGACGATGTCTATGAAATTTCAACCTGTAAAACAAAATGCGAAAAGAAGAGTTATTGTCTAGTAGAAGACGATGAAAATTGTCGTCTTATTTTAACACAATATCATTTAATCAGTAATGTAGACAATGAAACTGTTTATTTCGGTAGAATTTCTGATGAATTGTTGCGGTATAAACGTATCAAGCTATTTATGTTTGAACCAAAATATTATTTAAACGTTACAAACAACGAATATAAAATAAGAAATAATGAAGTTATCATGCTACAATCATTATTGACGAATGAATATTTCGATGGATTAATTCAATTTCCACAAAGTGATTATGTAAATAATATCACATTTGAACAAGCAGTTCCTTCGGTTTCTACAAAAAAATATGATAATGTAGTTTCATTGGATAAACAAGATTTTGAAAAGAAAAATATTGACCAATTAGTTGATGAACTAGGTATTCAATGTATTAAAGAAACTGTTGATGTAATTGGAAATGTATCCACCAGTTATTGGAAAAAAGTTTTCCCCAAAACTTGTCGCGAAATGATATTTAATAATTCAGTCCGATGTAGTTTTTATGTATTGCTATTAATTTTACAAAAAACAACGAACCAATTTTTATCAATTGAACTATTGAAAATATCATTATGGAATGCTTATAAAGAGTATATTCCAAATTATCAAACACAAATTGTAGATATATTATTTAAACAAGGAAAACAATCGTTAATGACGAGTGTGCGTAAGAAAACTGTTTCGCTTGAAAGTGTAATTATGAGCGAAGAATATTTTTTAACCAATTTAGATATATGGATGATTGCTCATAAATACAATTTACCAATTCTATTATTTTCCTCAAAACCGTTCAAACATATGAACGCAGGTATTGATTGGTTAGTTTTATCAAATGTAGAAACTATATTATCGAAAAAAATATATTGTATAAGATGTCCGTCGGAAAATGAACCAAACACAATTCCAATGTATCATTTAATTACTCCAAGTGTAAGTATATCCGAATTAAAAGGATTTGAAACTATGTTGAATGCCGCTATTTCCGGTGGTGAATACAAACGTAATATTATTAGTTTGCCCGATTTTTTGGAACAATCCTAATTTTTTAGCAATATAATATATATCCATTTATATATATTATAGATGTCTCAAAAAACTGTTTCAGTATATAGTAAAAAAAGTAAACAGAATAGTAGCATAAAGAAACATCCCAAAACATTAGCTCTTGATTTAGTGAGCAGTTCTCCTGAATTAAAAATACACCCACAAGTCATTGGTAAAGGAACTTATGGATGCGTTCATAAACCAAGTCTTCGTTGTAAACAAACCGCAAAAACGATTAATTATAAAAATAAGATTTCCAAATATATGTTGAAGGAACACGCAAAAACGGAAATGAAAGAATATGGCTCAATCCATAAAGCCGACCCCAAAAAATATTTATATTTAGGAAAGCCAGAAAAATGTTCTCCAAGTATTGATAGTGATAATCGAGTTGCGATTAAAAAATGTGATTTAACTGGTGCACCATTCATAGAGAATTACTTCATATTAATAATGAATGACGGGGGTTTGAACCTAGCGGACTTTGCCAGACGATTTTCAAAAAATCCAGTTACTCCCGAAAATAAAAATAAAATAGAATTATTTTTGATTGAAGCACAACGCATTTTATACGGTTTAACCGTGTTTTTAGAAAAAGACATTGTACATCATGACTTAAAAGCCCAAAATATTGTGTATAATGAAGAAACGAACCGCATTAATTTTATTGATTTTGGATTAATGACTTCTAGAAAAGAATTGATAGAATCCAGTCGTAATTCTAACAATAGAAACGCTCTACCACATTGGTCTTATCCATTTGAACTACAATATTTGAATAAAAGGCTTTTTGAACGATTATGTTCATTACAACAACGCTATAAAATAAACATAGTCAAAAATATATTAGATGATATGGATAGAGGATATATTAGTAGCCCTTATAGAACTTTTTTTAACAGCATTATGCCGAATTCTTCCGAAGATTTGTTCACTAAAAATATGAATATTATGCTGAATGATTTTATGGACTTTTTGTTAGAATTGAAAGAAAATAATTATGACGATTTTTTGAATAAATCCATCAATACTATTGATACATATGGTGTTGGTATTGCTTTTACTACAGTATTATCTAATTGCGCCAAATTTATTGAACCTAATTTACTAACTAGCCTAAGTGAGATTTGCGCGTTTATGATGTGCGCTCATTTACCCAGTCGTTATGAACCTGCCGAAGTATTACATAAATATGAAGAACTTATGCATACGTCTGGTTTGTTAGAAAAACACAATAAATATTATGATAATCATATTATTAAAGAGGGTAAAGCGAAACCAGATGGTATTGCTAAATTGGTTTCAAAAGTAGATCCTACAAATTTGATTTTATCACCTGATGAAATCGAAAAATTAGCCGATAGACCTCCAATGATTTGTCGTAGTGGCGAAGAACAACATCCTCTTGAACGCCGTTGTATTAAAAAATGTAAAGATGGTAAGGTTCGTAATGAAAAATTCCGTTGTGTGAAGAATAAAACTGTTAAAAAATTATCAAAGTAAGTTATATGTAGTCAGCCATTTTATTGAATAGAGTAACGTCATTCACATATTCATTTCATTGATTATCCTCTGAACCCTTTCTTAAAACCTTTGGGAACTATTTGTTGTTGACTTTTTGTTCCCGTGCGTCATGGTTTTATTCTTTTTCTATGACCAAATTCTTGCTGATTTTTTGATATATTATCATTGTTATGTGAATAATTTTTATTGTATTTGTTATTTGTATTTTCACTGGTTTTTTCATCCCCTTCATCAAAAAAATCGGCTAAACAAGCCCGCCGATAAAATGTTTGTGCTGGTATTTTATACTCGGTAATACTTATAGGCGTATTCTCCGACATAATAATAATAAACAACTTATATATTATTTAACTTATTTACATGCTTGAATAATTTATTATTTGTATTCTCATAATAAATTATTTATTGGTCATTTAAAATCCCATATCATAACCATCATCGTTATTACAATCACCAATATCTTCGGATTTGATTGCCGATAAATTATTTTTGATTTCTATTTTGTTTTTAGCACACGAATCTCCCTTGTCTTCTAGATTTCCAAACAACTTTTCTATTTCTTGTTTTTCATCTGTCGTATTGACTTCTACATCTTCAATATTTTCCATTTCTTTCATATCTAATACTAGATTGAAACAACCAGTTCCAAAATAACCGTGTTGACCCATCATAACACTCGCGGAAACACCGCGCATATGGTCAAAATCTGCGTGTCTGGATGCTTTTAATAATACTTCTGTATGAACTTCAAATGTGGATTTTGAAATTGGACCAATATCATCATTCAAGATACCTGAACGGAAAATAGAAACCATGTCTTTATTCGAGGTCATACGGTCGCATAATAAACTTAAATGATGATAGTTGATATTTACATCACTAAATTCCATGACTTCTGTAAATTCATTGAATACGATTTGACGTGCTGCTTCAATGCCTAATACATTGAATATTTCTTTAATATCATTTCCATATGTTCGTGTATAATCAATGAAATCTAAAGATAATACTTCCAATAAATTTGTTCCAGTTGTATCTAATATCCATACATCTTTACGACTATATTTTCCTTCATCTTTCACAATATAGTTTTGTAATTTGCGAGGGATAACATTATCAATTCCTTTCAAACCACGTAATACAATATTATTTACCACAGATTCTTGGAAATTACGTAATAAATATATTTCATCAGATTGGTCTAATGTATCAGGTGCGGTGGATTTCTTTTTATTTTTATTCAATGCGTTTCCGTTCAAACGAATTCTAAAGACCAAATTGGATGAATTGTAATCAGAATATACACACGATATCTCTCCGTCATAACTATTCGTTATCGCAAAGTGAATATCATCCATTGTAATATTTTTATCCAATAATGCTTCCGCATCGATTTCCATACGAACAACCCATTTTGATTTTTGTGTATCGTTTTCTACATTTACTTCCATACATTCTTCTACCATTTTTTCAAATTCATAATATTGTTCCATTAATATACGGTCGTCAATAATATTGGTTGCGTTATCATTTGGGTCAAAACATATTTGAATTGATTTGATTACATCTATTAATTTTGTATGTTCCAATATATTTGCGTATTTGGTCGCTTTTTCCTGTTCTTCTTCTAATGGTTTCAAATGAACAGTTAAGGAAGGATTTTTTGGATTTTCTGTTAAACGCAAGATTTCCTCAATTCTAGGCACACCACGAGTAACATTTGATTTGGACGCTACACCTGATAAATGGAAAGTGTTAAGAGTTAATTGCGTAGTTGGTTCACCAATGGATTGACCCGCAATAACACCTACCATTTCACCTGGATGAACGATGGCTTGCTTGTATTTTAATAATACATTTTCTAATAGTAAAACCAAACCTTTGCGATGGAAACGCTTATTACATAATAAATCTTTTGGAGTTAAATAGTAATAATATAATACGTGGAACAATGAGGTAGGTTGAACAAATCTTAACATATTTAATTTTTCATAATATTCTTCAATCAATTCAAATGCTTCGAATGGAGTAATATCCACAATTGAATTGGAATTTAATCCCAATTGTCCTTGAATATTCGCAATCAAATTTTGAAAAGCAACTGGTATTTTAATCGAATTTTCATTTTTGTATTTAAATACGCCTTTTACTATATCATTACGTGCTTGAACCATTTTATCAATATACATTTGAATTTTTGCTTTTGTTTCTTTACGTTGCTTACCTAAGCGGGTTGCTGTTCCTTTGGAATATACATGAATTGTTTCGGTATGTTCATCATTTACTCCAATAATATCGTAATGCATATATACATCTTCTATACTCATACCCACTAGCGGCATGATTTGATTTTCTACACGTGTTGAATCAAACCCATCATCGCCATAGGCAAATTGTATAATCTTACCTTTATTGTTTCTAACGGTCATATCGTATTCTACTTTCAAATCTTCTAGACCTTTAATTAATCTTCTTTGGATATAACCAGTTTGTGATGTCTTTACCGCAGTATCAATTAAACCGATACGACCACCCATAGCGTGAAAGAATAATTCAGGGGCGGTTAAACCGGAAATATATGAATTTTCTATGAAACCACGCGCGTTTGGTGAATCATCGAATTTACTGAAATGTGGTAATGTGCGACTATCAAACCCATACTGAATTCGCTTTCCATCTACGTTTTGTTGACCTAAACAAGAAATCATTTGTGAAATATTAATCAAACTACCTTTAGAACCCGATTCAACAATCATCAAGAAACGGTTGTCTTTACTTAACGATTTACGACCGATTTTACCTGATTGTTCAGTAGCTTTATTTAATATGTTATTCACGCTTTGTTCAAATTCCGCTAAGTTTGTATTCGCAGTAGGATTTTCGAAAATACCCAAATGAACTTTTTCAATTAATGATTGGACTTCTTGTTTTTGTGATGTTATGACTTGAATAATACTGTCTTGTGTTTTCTTATTCGCAATTAAATCACTAATACCTACACTGAATGAACTGGATTTCATATATTCAGTGACTATATTTTGTAAATCATCTATGAAATTCGCTGCCGCCATATTTCCATAATCATTACAAACACGATGAATAATTCCTTTGGTGGTCGATGCTAATACTGATTTTTCTAATTGACCACGGATATACTTACCATTTCTTATTTCTAATACATTGTTGGATGTTTCATATTCTTCATTTTCTTCAAATAATTTTGTTTTATATTTCATTGTTAGTGGTGATAATATTTGGGATAATATATCAAAATTTGTTATTTTATTTCCTTTTTCACGTAATGCTTCTGTATTTACACTATTATACATCATTAATAAGTTCATTGCTTCTCTTGGCGTAAAATTTATGTTTGGCCTTGAAAATCTATATGAACCTAATAATGAATCCTGATATATACCTATGATTGGAGCATTTGCTGCTGGACTAATCATTTGGTATGGTGTTGCCGCCAAATGTCTTAATTCTGTTTCTGCTAAGACATTCTGCGGCATATGCATATTCATCTCCGAATATATCCCCAAGGTTTCCCAAGGGGCCGGGCTGTACCTTAAGCAAACTCCGGATGGCTAATCCTTCATCGTTTACCAACACCTCAGCAGTCTCTGAGTGCCTATCATATCCTACCAAGCGGACTTAGACAGTAGCACTGCGGATTACCTAATCCTTCACATTATTACCATTGGGTTCGGCTATTAACCGAGTTCCTCACATATGTTTCCATGAGTGAGTGGTAGTGAAGGCTCTAAAGGACTCCCCGCATCAAGGTGTTTCGCTAATTGATTTTTTAAAATATTTATAAATTCTATCGCATTTTTTTTACTTTCATCTAATGGTATATGAACTCCACCAAAATCCGCTTTTATTCTATTAATATAAACATACCAACCATATTGTGTATCTTCACGTTTTAACGGTTTAATATACTTTTCAATATCATCGTCAATATGTTTAATATCTTTAAACCTTTCAAATTTTTTGTCTTTAAAATAATTTATGACTCCAACTGATACGCGTTTTTTACTTTCTTCACTATGAGTAAATACACTACCTCCATTTTTCAAATTATAACCATTTGGATATAAACTTTCAAATGTTTTGATGTAATGTATTTCTCTATCATTTGCATCATCTACTTCACAATATTCTAATAATTCACAAGTAAAATCTGGAACACCATATTTTCTAATCGCGTTATTTAAATAATGTGATTGATTTTTTTTAGTTGAAAATGCTTCTGATATGTGACACCTAAATCTACCATCAAGACCATAAGGTCTATAACGTTTATGGTTTAATATATGAGAAACCGCTTGGCCTATATATATTTTTCCAGTAGATAGATTGGTAATTTTATAAATTTCGCAATATCTAATTGTTGGGTCATCTATGATTTCGTTTGATAGTTTAATTCGGTTTGATAGTTCCATTATATTATTTATACGATATTCTTTATATTATTTATAAATCAATTAACTAGAGAGTATCACGCTTTTAACGCTCCCTGTTTGGGACAAGATGTCTATCCCCATCAAAATCCGCATTGTACGGTTTTGTGCACGCGACATTCATTCTAAATGTATCGCCTTTTTTCATTACTTTCACGATATGGCACATCATACTCATTCTATGTAAAGACGGTTGACGATTAAATAAAACGGCATCACCATCCATCATATGTCGATGAACGATATCGCCATTTTCTAATCGCATAGAACCACGGTCCACATATCTTAATGAAATATTTTCGCCATTCTTTTTTTCTAATATTTTCGCGCCTGGATATACATCCGGACCATTTTGTATTAATTTTGTTAAGAAATCGCGATTTCGGTCATTCACAACAATGGGTTTCGTAATATTTTTGGCTATTTTCATAGGAACACCTAATTGACGAATAGACAAATTAGGGTCTCCTGTAATGACTGAACGAGCACTAAAATCTACACGTTTACCCATTAAATTGCCTCTGATACGACCATTTTTTGAATTCAAACGACCCATAATACATTGTAATGGTCTTCCTGAACGTTGCGCCATTGGATTCGCTCCTTTCACTTTATTATTCACAATCATCGCTATGAAATATTGTAAAAAGGTAGTCATTCCTTCAATAACATTCGGGGATGTGTTTGGATTATTTAATTTTTCCATCAAATCGCGATTTGTTTTTATTATATTGCTGTAAATATGTGTTAAATCATCTTCACTACGTTGTTGCGCATCATGTTTTACCGATGGACGAACCGCTGGTGGTGGAACTGGTAAAACTTGGCATACCATCCATTCTGGGCGAGACCATGTTGGACTAAATCCCATAAATGAAATGTCGTCATCTGATATTCGCTTGAATATTTTTAATACCAATTCAGGAGTTAAACGCATATTAATTCGTTTACTTTCAGGGTCTTCATCCGTCGATGTTATATTTTCCCAAATAGCATACAATGTCGCCATTCCTTCCAATTTTATTTTATCAGGCTGTTTACATCCACAACCATCATCAATACTTTCACCACAACGTTTGACTTTGCTTGATAATTTACAGACATAATCCCAACGGTCTTCTGAATTCATTGTTAAAATATGTTTATGAAGATTTTTATTGATTAATAATTTACTGCACTTGAAACAAACACATCTGCATATTTTCATTATTTCTTTTATATGTTGTATAAAGAATACTGGCCTAGCCAGTTCAATATGACCAAAATACCCTGGTGTATCAATATAGGTTAATCCATCCGTTGGACAAATCAAACCTGGTTCTAATACTCCCATACGAGGGTCAAACAAACCACCCACAACCGGTTTATTACCAATATAAGTATCACGTGAAGTAATTTCTACGACTGAATTTTTACGAATTTCTTCAGGAGATAACATACTAAACTGAACACCAATAATTTTCGATGGGGGCTTAAAGTCGACCATTTTATTTCTTTTCGACGACATATTACTATAGCCTAATATATATAATAAGAGAATTATTTATGTTATTTTATTTATAATATATTAAATTCAATTTTTCTGACGCGTTATATTACTAAATCATTTTGCTAATAAAATTGAAGTGAGTTCTACAATTTTATTAATAAATTATATAAATTACACAAAAATGCGCTCAACCGACCAATTTAACCACGATAAACATTATTTATCCAACTTATTGAATAATTATACCTATTTGTTGCTTTTCCCCAAAACGTTATGTATTGATTTGAAACATTATGGAAATATAACTTCGCGATTAGCAAGGAGTATGAATGAATACAATTTATATTTATTATTATTACGAAAATACCATAAAGATATAAAAAATTTAAAACGATTTGGATATATTTTCAATACCTATAGTCAATGGGAACGATGTATTCGAATAACAATAAGTTGGTTTTTAAAAACAAAACATAAATTAATATCGTTATTCTACAAATTAACTGCGAAAGAACAAACACATTTAATAGAATGTAATGTATACTTACATAATTTGGTTCATTATATGGATATTCAAAAAATGTCTACTGAATATCTAATCCCCCAAAATGATGAAGTGTATAAAATAGATTATCTTGCAGTGATAGAATTATTACCAAAATGTCTAGAAACAAATCAGCTATATAGATTAGACAAATCAGATATTATTGCGCCTATACGCCAAACACGATATTATTGAACCTTCTCACATTTACATATTTCAAATGTCCATTATAAATTTACACCATTAAAAACAAAATCATAATCTCACAAGAGAAATGGAAGGGGTCGTAGGGGAAACGTAGTTTCCCTACCTACTAAAAAATTGAATTACTTTTTATGATAATGTAAATGTATACACCAAAAACTACCAAGAACTAGAACTAAAACTTACGAAAATGAGTACCCAAAAAGAATGCCCTATTTGTATGGAAATCATTGACTTCAATAAAAACTGTGTTACTACTGAATGTGGACATTGTTTCCATACGAATTGTTTGATGACTTCTGTATCCCATAATGGGTTTGGATGCCCTTATTGCCGAACGGCTATGGCTGAACAAATAAAGGATGAAGAGGAAGAAGAGGATGATGATGACGAAACTGATAGCGATTACGAAGATGAAGACGAAGATGATATGTTTGATGACTACTCTCTACGTGGTTTCCGTTTCTTTATGAATAATATTCATGGAGACACCCATGAACAAGAAGACCTAGAAGAAGAGGATGAAGACATTAGAGAGCGCATACGCGACGCACCACCCAGACCATCTGCCGAATTTATTGTCGATAAACTGTTAGACGATATTACAGTGGAGGATTTGGTAAAAGTTCTTCTATTGGAACACGAAGAGTATGATGATTCTCAAGAAGAGTTATCTCTTATAGAAAGAAGTGTTTTTGAAAAAATGCGCGCTATTATTAGCAATTTTAATCCTGGAGAAGGACTTCCTAGAGTTAATAATTTAATGAGTATGATAAATGATAGAACGGAATGTATAACTTATGATTTGAATACAGCATTTGTACACGATACACTGTTTGTACGCGAAGAACAATTGGAATACGCGATTTAATAATATAAAAATAAAATACACCAAGATATAATTTATTATTGTAAACAACAAATAAAAAAGTGAGGCTACCATATTTTGGATACCAATATCTTTTTTAACGATTTTTTTACCAATAAAAACAAAATCATAATCATCACAATTACACAAACCATTTCACAACTTTTCACAAGAGAAACGGAAGGGGTCATAGGGGAAACTACGTTTCCCCTAAAAATTGAATTGTCTATTTCACCATTTTACAAAATAAACAACCAAAATAATATCAAAAACCTCCAACAATGAACTTATTCATCTTATCTTTAAATTTTCAAGAATGTGCCGAATGCATGTTTGATAAACACGTTTCCAAAATTTTATTAGAAGCTGTTCAAATGTTATGTACCACAATACAAGTTATCGACCCCGACAACGAAATACAAAATGAAATTAAATTATATAAAATCGCACATAAAAATCACCCGGTTACTATTTGGATGCGAACATCCTTAGAAAATTATATGTGGACATTGGATTTAGTGGAAGCCATGCATAATGAATGGAAATATCGATATGATCATCCTTCGGATAAACAACATAAATCATATATTGTCGCTACTTATTTACGCAAATATGCACCAACCGCAGATAAATTTCCACAAAAAGGGTTAACACCATTCGCATTGGCTATGCCTGTTGAATGTAAATCCCTGGATGCGATTGAATCTTATCGCAAATATTATCAAACACCCGATAAACAAAAAATTGCTTCGTGGAAAAAACGCGAAAAGCCAACTTGGTATAAATAACGAATACACATATTCGGTATTTATATATTTTTCTCATTTTTATTTTTACTCGATCTAATTATGAGACTTCCTTTTTTTAGTTTTATTCTTCTGTGAATTCTTCTTGTATGTTTTACCACCTTTCTTTTCTGTGCCACATTTATTTTTATTAAGTATCTTCATTTTTTCATCAGGAATTTTATTACCGTCTTCGCATTTATTTTTATCTGGATGAAGAACGAGCGCAAGTTTTCGGTATTCTTTTTTTCGTTCATCTTCTTTAACACGGTCGCAACTCTCTATATAGGCATCAGTGTAATATTTCGCAGGGCATTTCTCACCGTCTGGTATTTTTGGTTCTTCTCGTTCTGCTCGTTTTTTTTCTGGTTCTTCTGGTTTTTTTTCTTGTTCTGGTTTTTTTTCTTGTTCTTGTTTTTTTTCTCGTTTTTCTCTTTCTTCTCGTTCTTTTTGTCTTTCTTGTCGTTTTTTTTCTCTTTCTTCTTCTTCTTTTTCTCGTGCTTGTCTTTTAGCTTTTTCTTCTTCTGTTTCAGGTCTACCATACACCCATACACCGTCATATACATCACCATTTGCATATACCATTTTTCCTTTTCCGTTCTTCTTATTTGACCGCCATTCACCGTCATATACATCACCATTCGCATATACCATCTTTCCTTCTATTATAGAATCCATATACCATTCACCGTCATATACATCACCATTTTTATATTCCATCTTTCCTTGTCCGTGCCTGTTATCATTCGACCATTGACCGTGATATACGTGATATACATCATCTTTTTTATATTCCATTTTTCCTTCTCCGTGCTTGCTATTTTTCGACCATTGACCGTCATATACATCACCATTTTTATATTTCATTTTTCCTTGTCCCCGCCTTTCATTATAGAACCAATTACCGTCATATACATCACCATTTACATATACCATTTTTCCTTGTCCGTGCCTTTCACCAGTATCATCTAAATCACCCTCATAATAATTTCCATTATCGTATCTCTTTATTTCTCCACCCATTTGTTTCTTGATTGATGTTTTTCTTTTATTTTTCATATTATAAAATATTAAAATATTATTTTTACTAAATGTATTTTCGTAAAAAATTGATTTCTTTTTTTATGAATAATCAAAGTTAACCAACTTAAACATATTCTAGTAAACTTACTTTATAACACACAACTTGAAAGATGCCTATCAAATTCACCAGCAAGAACGATAAGAAAAACGCAGACAAAAAGAAAAATTTAAAAAAAAATAAAGACAGTGATGATAGTGATAACGAAATGGATTATGAGGAAGAGACCCTTTCCGAAGAGGATTCCGATACCAGTGATTCTAGTTATCAACCACCACAAAAATCAAATAAAAACAAAAAAAATAAAAAAATTATCGAATCAGACAGTGAAGATGATGATGAAGAAACCTTAGGAAGTGAAGATACTGAAACGGAAGACGACGAAGACGATTATGAAGAAGATGAAGAAGACGATGACGAAGAAGAAGTCGTATTAAGCAAATCTAAATTATTAGAAGTCGTATCAAATATGTTTCCATCAAAATATTCCAAAGAAAAATTAAAATTACAAAAACAAAAAGAAAAAGAAGAAAAATCGAAAAAGTCTAAAAAAGCAGACAAATCCAAAAAATCTTCCAAGAAATCGAAAAAGTCTCGCAAAGAAGAAAGCGAAAGTGAAGATTCTGACGATGAAGAAGAATATTATAGTGATGACGAAGACGATAGTGAATATGATTCGGAAGACGCAGAAGAAGACGATAAAAAAATAGATATTGTCTTTACAATTGGCGGCGGCAATAATGATGAATATTATGAAGCGTTTGAAGATGAATACAATGACGATGGTGATGACGTCGATTGTGATAGTGATGATGAAAAAACGTTTATGAAGGAAAATTACGAAGTCGTTGAAAATCCAACTAAAAAAGATAAGAAAACAGATAAGAAAAAATCTAAAAAACATAACAAATCCGAAAGTAGTTCTGAAGATAAAAAGGAACAGGAGATGACTGATATCGAACAAGAATACTTGGATTTGGTTGAAACCAAAAAATCATTAACCGCTCAATTGAAAAAGAAACCTAAGAGTAAAATTTTAATTAATGCGATTAACGATTGTGATAAATCAATCAAAAAAATGGTAAAGAAAGCTCGTATTAAGAACGCCAAACATTATCATAAATTAATTCACGACGACAATAAAAATACCAATGAAGTTGATTATTTCAAGAAAAAATTATCGAATAAAGAACAATTGAAAATTATGAAGGATTTAAAAGAAATCAACAAACATGTGAATATTGAAAAGCCTTACCGATTATCTTTATTAGAAAGTAAAATGCCTGCGAAATTCAAAGCCATCGCATTACAAAAATTAAACGTATTGAAATCTATGGAACCAGGTGAATCTGAATACTATAAAATCAAAAATTGGGTCGATACATTTATGAAAATACCATTCGGAATCAATAAAAATTTATCGATTACGATGAATGACGGATTAGATGCGTGTAATGAATTTATGACCAATGCGAAAAAGACATTAGATAATTGTGTCTATGGTTTAAATGACGCAAAATTACAAATTATGCAGCTAGTTGGCCAATGGGTTGCGAACCCTGGCTCATTAGGTTCAGCCATTGCTATAAAAGGCCCTCCAGGAACAGGTAAGACTTCACTTGTGAAAGAAGGCATCAGTAAAATATTAGGTAGAGAATTCGCGTTTATTGCGCTCGGTGGAACTGGCGATAGTAGTTTCTTAGAAGGTCATGGTTATACTTATGAAGGTAGTTCTTGGGGTAAAATTGTCCAAATCTTAATTGATAGTAAATGTATGAATCCAGTCATTTACTTTGATGAGTTAGATAAAATCAGTGATACTCCAAGAGGCGAAGAAATTGTCGGCATTTTAACTCACTTAATAGATAGTTCGCAAAACACACAATTCCACGATAAATATTTCTCCGACATTGATTTCGATTTGAGCAAATGTTTATTCATATTCAGTTATAATGATGAGAGCCGCGTAAATCCTATTTTAAGAGACAGAATGTATCGTATTCAAACCAAAGGTTATGACTCAAAGGAAAAGCTTATTATCGCACGTGATTATTTATTGACTAAAATACGCGAACAGGTCAATTTCGGTAGTGAAGATGTTATTATTCCTGATGATACGATTACCTATATTGCTTCTAGTCAATCATTAACTCAAAATGAATCAGGTGTTCGTAATTTAAAAAGATGTTTGGAAATTATTCATACGAAGTTGAATTTATTCAGATTAGTAAAACCTGACGCCAAAATATTCGATAAAGAAATGGATTTGGAAGTGAAATTCCCAATGATTGTAACTAGAAAAGTAGTAGATATATTAATAAAGAATGAAGAATATCAAAGTCAAAGCATGTTGGCTATGTATTGTTAGATTATAGATTTATTTTGTAAAGAAAAAGTATAAATAAAGACTTTTTTCATTGGTGGAATAATATCATTATAGATATATGATACAAGATTTACTTATTCCAAACATTGAAGAAGAAGATTGCGACAGTATTCCTTATGATTTGATATACGCAGATTCCACTAAAATAAATTTAGTACTTGATAATCAGAGTAATACAAAAGATACTTGTCTAAGTGAAACATACTTATGTAGTCGTCAGTTCTATAACGATTCTAAATGTTTCCTTCTTATTTTATTTTTTATACTTGCTTCTACGACAGCAGGCTTATTGGTTATTACATACTCAAATTTGTAGAGTTATAATTACAAATTGTAGTTTTGTATCGCTCCATTTATGGTGTAGCAATTATTTTATTCGCATTTTTTTATATATGGATACAAAATATATAATACTTGTATTATATGCCTAAAAACGATTGTTATTATTCAGATGACGAAAGTTCTCGCAGTTGTGAGAATAAAAAAAAGAATGATTCATGTAAAACCACTTCTTGTAAATATGAAAAAAAATCTCGCGATGATAAACAAGTGAAAAAATGTCGTGATGGTAAAGATGGTAAGAACGGGTTAGATGGTAAAGATGGAAAAGATGGCGAAAATGGAAAAGACGGTAAATGTGGTCGCGACGGTAAAGATGGTCGTGATGGTAAAGACGGCGAAAACGGCAAGGACGGCGAAGATGGCCGTGATGGTCGCGATGGTAAGGACGGTAAAGATGGAAAAGACGGTGAAGACGGGTGTAATGGTGAAGATGGTCGTGATGGCCGCAATGGTAAAGATGGTCGTGATGGAAAAGACGGAGAAGATGGTCAAGATGGTCGCGATGGAAAAGACGGAGAAGATGGTCAAGATGGTTGTGATGGCGAAGATGGACGTGATGGTAAAGACGGTGAAGATGGTTGCGATGGTAAAGACGGATGTGATGGGCGTGATGGTAAAGATGGTTGTCCTGGTCCTCGTGGGCATACAGGTCCGCGTGGTTCCCCTGGTGAACCTGGATGTCCTGGTCCTAAAGGCGATACAGGTCCTCACGGTTGCCCTGGTCCAAAGGGTGATACTGGTTGCCCTGGTCATAAAGGTGATACTGGTCCTGACGGTTGTCCTGGCCCAAAGGGTGATACTGGAGCTACTGGTCATAAAGGAGATAAGGGCGATACAGGTGCAACTGGCCCAAAAGGAGATACGGGTGCTACTGGTAATAAAGGAGATGTGGGTTATACTGGTCCGAAAGGCGATACTGGTCCGAAAGGAGATAAAGGTGACGCTGGCGATATTGGTCCGAAAGGAGATAAGGGCGATACAGGTGCTGCTGGACCAACAGGCTCTTCGTTTACTCCAAATTTCGCTGATTTCTATGGATTAATGAGCGGCAAACCAGGGGAAGTGAATGATAATCCGCTTGATATTGAACCTGGCGATTCTATTCATTTTCCTAGTCCTGCTATAAATCCATATGGTACTATACAACGATTATCTGGAACAAGTCCAACCGAATTTTTATTACCCGCAAATAGTGTATTTGAAATAACTTTCCAAGTGACTATTCAAAATACAGGCGAATTGGTCGTTGTATTGAATGGTATTGAACAATTAATGACGATTGTAGGTAAATCAGGAGGTGGGCAAGTTGTTGGTATGTCTATTGTTTCCACACCTGATGGAGTTTCATCCGTGTTGTCTATAAACAATCCTTCATCCGCAACCTCAGGTGGATTAAAAGTAGATGCTGCGACTGGTGCTCTAACCGAACCATTATCATGTCATCTAATCATTAAACAAATAAAATAAATCTTTATTTTTACATAAAATATAAAGATTTGTGCACACTATACTTTCGTTTTCCTTTGTCTTTTTGTTCGTCTTTTATTATTTTGTTTTTTTGTTCGTCTTTTTGTTCGTCTTTTATTATTTTGTTTTCCACCATAAACTGATATTAAATTATTTGAATTAAAATCTTCTCGTGGAAAATCAAAAATATTGTTTATTGGCTCATATTTTTTATAAAAATCATTCGTTGGGTATTGAGCTATTGGGTATTGAGTCGTTGGGTATTGAGCTATTGGGTATTGAGTCGTTGGGTATTGAGCTATTGGGTATTGAGCTATTGGGTATTCAGTTTCATTACTATAACTTAATTCATCTATCATTTCAGGTGTAAAATCATAGTGTTCTATTAGTGTTTCATTAATTGCTTTAATTAAATTATTTAATAATTCATAGAATAATGGATTTTCACGCAATTCATTTAGTATATCTTCAACATTTTCATCATTTATATTACTATCTATCTCAAATCCTTTTAAATCAATCAATTTGAATACTTCTGAATCTTCAGAATCAGGACCTCCGCCATGAATAACATCAAATTTATGTTGTACTTTATCATATGTATACTTTATTATATTTAATATTTTTTTTGAAAAATCAGTTTTGCTAGGTCCTGCTTTTATAATAATATTATTTGCGTGTTGACACCAAATTTTTGTATAACGTTTTATTCTAGTTTTCATATTAGATTCACTTAATGTTGTGAATGATTTTATAAATTCTGGGTCATATTCTGTTGCGTGTATATCGCTACCTAATATATCGTCTACTATATTGTTAATACCACAATCATCTGTTATCCAAGTGTTCGTTCTTATATCAAATTTCATAGATATTGTATCTGATTTTTTTTGATTACAATGTACATGAGAACTACCATAATTATATACACTTTCATCTTTCATTGAAGATGTTAACATACCAGTTAATATTGAAGCAACAATACCACCAATATGTTCACATTGACCACAACTAGTAATAAATTCTCTATTAGAATAAAAATATACTTTTAAACCACATAACCAACAATCTCCGCAATATCCTTTACGCGTAGCATTGAACGGTATTTTAACTTTTTTATTGCCGCTAATTCCTTCAGGTTTCGCATAATTGAATGTTTTTACTGGTGGTTTCAATTCTAATATTTTAATATCAGATTCACGTATAAGTTCACTATCATCAAACGCTATATTATTATTATTTCTCAATTCTTTACGTTTATGTTTATCTTTATAATTTTTTGCAGGACTATCTTTTTCTATTGAATTTTTTGATGCCTCTGAACATTCTTTGTCTGCGGTTTTACCTGTGAATTTTTCACGATACTCATCAACTGAACTATTAAGATATTCCGCAATAAGGTATATGCTATCACCAGCTTTTAACATAGCAGCCATTTGTTTTAATATTAACATTATACCAGTTCTTTGTGATAATTTTGAGGAATCCTTATGTTTCGGTTTACTGGGTTTTTTTGGTGTTTCTGCTACCGTTAAGAATTCTCTTTCTTTAATATCCCGGGTTGACCTACGAGGACGAGTTACAGAACGAGTATTTATCCTCGCTGGTCTTTCTATTATAGTGCGCCTTAACGTACGAGTGTCATTTGATAAACGTTTATCGAACTTAGTTGTACCATTCATTGTATCATCCTCAGAACTTCTCTCTCCATCGTCATCATCATCGTGATATGATTTCATCGAATTATATCTTGGTTCCATATACAAACAATCATCGTCGCCATCGCAATCATGGTAATCATCAGAACTGCTGTATTCATCGTCATCATATGGCCAATTCATCAATTTATATCTTGAATAAGTAAACTTATAATATATGTATATAATTATTTACTAAATTACAATAAAATATAAAGATTTCTCCGTCTATTATATAGAATGTATCACTCCATAGAAAATGAAATAAACATCAATAAAACCCAAGAAAAAACAAATTCGTTCAATATGTTTTCTACCATGATGAAAATATGTTGTTCAGTATTTGTTATGACTTCTTTCATTACCATTTGTACTCGCAATTATAGCAAAACAAACATTGCGAACACATTATTCGCATCTACTTCTACGAATATTATAAATGATTTAAACGGTGTTTCCTCCACAGATTATTCAATCAGTATACTTGTTGAAGACCCTACCTATGGAACAATTCAAACTTTGGCTGATTTACCATGGGACGCCGTTGCCGAACCATATAAAAAACAGTTGTTTTCTATTGATTCTTTTTCTATTTCCGATAAAACAATTGATTTAACCGATTATATTGTTTCTTGGAATATCGCCAACCAATATTATTATGGGGACCAACAACAGATTATGTTGAATAACACGGGCGTTTATGATGCTACCGTATATATATCATCCAAATTAGCGGTCAATACCATATACACATATGAATTTAAATTAGCGGTCAAGTATGTTCGTCGCGAAATTCGCAGTCTTTCGGATGAAGACCGCGAAACTTTTTTCGACGCATTAGAATTATTATATTCTCTTAGTGAAACAGAAGGACAAAAATTATATGGCTCTAAATTTCACACTGCGGAATATTTTTCTTATAAACATTTAACTGGTGCGGGAACTACGGATTGCGACCACTGGCACGACGGTGCTGGTATTATAACCCATCATATGGCGTTCACGTTAGAATTTGAACAAAGTCTTCAATCAATCAACCCCGCAATCGCAAACCCTTATTGGGAATATGGTATGGATACTTATTTGTATGACCATTGGGCCGATTCTCCTATTTTCGACGCGGATTGGTTTGGAATGTCTAGTCCTACCAATGCGGAACATAAAATAGATGATGGTGGTCGTTGGGATGGTTTAATCGTTCCAGATGGCGACGATTACTCTGAATGGAGTATTCAAGAGACCGGTTCATTGAATCCATATATAAACGGTTTTGGCCATATGCGTAGTCCTTGGAACAATAATCCATTCCAAGAACTCGGTCGTCATAATAAAACTTATTCTATGACCCAATATGAAACTATGCCCGATTGTTCTATTTTACAATCTTGTTTTAAAAGCGACACCTTGGCTGATTTAAATGATTGTTCAAACGGTGAAACCCATGGTCCAGTTCATATTTTAATAGGCGGTGCTTGGGGCGATGGAGGGTTATTCAACGATGAAGACATTACAATGGTTCAAAAACCCGATAAATTATTGTTTTTCAAAGTGTTATGGCGTATGGGTTATACCCGTTGCCCAGATATTTGTTCTTATGGAAGTCCTTGTAAATGTTCCATTCCACAACAGTATATTGATGAATATGGAGCTGAAACTATTTTAAAATCCACCAATGTATATTATGCGTTGGAAAATCAATTGAAGAATGCGGATGACGAATTATTTTTAAAAGTATTGCGCGCAGTAGAAGACCCTGGTATCGCTGGTGAAATGTTTTCTTCTGCCGCCGCATTTGACCCTACTTTTTGGCCACTTCACGGACAATTAGAACGTTTATTCGGCGCAAAACGAATCATGATTTCACAAGGAACGATTACAAATTTTGACGAAACGTGGGCGTTTACCGAATATAATAAAGCTTCAGGCGCGGCTTATTTAAACGGAATTTGCGATTGGTCGAATGTTGCGGGTGCGGGAGATTTAACATTGCCCACATGTACTCTAGATGTTATTTGTGATGGTCATAATGAAGATGATGTTTTAGAATTCTCCAATTTTTTGAATACAAACGAAGAATATACCAACAAAGATTTCTATGATTTTATTCATCCTTGGAGTGATGATTTGCCTTATACCTATGATACGTGGGATTTTGACTATTGCGCGGAACAAGGATTTCCTTTTACATCTACGAATACGAATGAAGGGCCCAATGACCTTCCCAATGATAAAAACCCGTCAAATTTACCAGGCATACCAGGTAAACACATGTAAAATTGAAGAAATAAATTTTTATGTATCATGTAAATACATAAAAATAGTAGTATAGTATATAAAATGTTTTACGCAGTAGCAAATGGAAGAACTCCAGGTATTTTTCTCACTTGGGCAGAATGTTATGATTCAGTGAAAGGTTATAAAAAACCGATATATAAAAAATTTGCGACACGTCCCGAAGCCGAATTCTTTATTAGTATAAATACGCCGGGAGTTATTGGTGAACCAGTGGTCGAAACCCCACAATTTGATTTTACACCCGATTATTGCGTATATACCGATGGTGCGTGTTCAAATAATGGTAGAAAAACCGCCAACGCAGGCATAGGTATTTATTTTGGTGAAAATGACCCGCGCAATTTATCTAAAAAAATTACAGGAAAACAAACAAATAATGTAGCTGAATTAACCGCTATTATAGAAACTTATCCTCTCATAGCAACCGATGTAATCATTGGAAAAAAAATTGTAATCTTTTCCGATTCAGAATACGCAATTAAATGCGTGTCTACGTATGGCGAGAAATGTGAACGAAAAAAATGGACGATGGAGATACCTAATAAAGATTTGGTGAAAACCGTATATGAATTATATAAAAACAAAACAAATATTCGTTTTCACCATATACGTGCGCATACCGATAATACCGATATTCATTCAATTGGAAATGCGAATGCCGATAAATTAGCCAATATAGCTATCGGTTTGGAAGAATGTCCATATAGTACCAAATAATCTATTGAATAGATTGATATGTTAAATATGCGAATATTATTGAAGTTATAATTACAAATATCGTTTTTTCTTGATACACTGTTCCTTGATAATATTCATATGCGAAAACAAATGCTTCGATTAGATATGAATATGTAATTAACAAATAATTATTGGATAATCGTATTATTCCATACGTGAATATCCAATAAGCGAAAAAACGTTCTAATAATATATTCTGCTTTTCTTTTATCATCGACAAATGTAAATCTTTGATATATGGAATAGAGACCCATTTCAATATTGAAATAGCACACATTATATCATATATACCATTTAATTTTATTATATATGATATATATTCGTGTTCCATTATACATTATGATAGAAAATATTTCAAATAGTTATGATTTTGAAATATTTATTGTGGTCCTAATTCCATTTCCTTTCCACTAGCATTTCCTCCACGAGTGGTTAAAAGTGCTTTTTGTTTTTCATCTAAACATAAAAATCCCATTGAATTTGTATATTGAGATGATGGGCAGGTAGAACTTCCTTGTGCTTGTGAAAAAACATCAATCACTCCTTGAACTTCAAAAGGAGCACTTTGAAGACCTTGGAAACCTTCTACTTTCACTGGTTCCGCAGGTTTTACTTCGGCATTTCCAGAAACCCATGATGCGAATGATTTTTTTTCATCCTTCATTGGTTCGAATGCTTCATACTTAAAATATTTTGGGAATAAATTATCCTTGTAGTATGGGCTTACTTTTGTGCAAGAGCACCCAATTGAAAATAATACTACAAATACAAAAACTACGGCGGCTATTACTAAATTGGTATTGAATTTCATATATCAATATATTTATTTGTTAGATATTTTTCTTCACAAAATGATTGTTTTTTGCCTAAAAGTTCTCTTATGCCGTTTCGAAATCTATATCCAAAGAATTATCGAAAATATTATCATAATCATTGTAATTCACTTTTATCGCATTTCCTCGCATCTTCATATTTAACCATAATTTATAGAATGTCGTTTTCACATATTCTTCCGCTTTTGAAAACGCGTTTTTCAAGTATTCAGCAAATGATAAATCATATTTTCCATACATATAAAATACGAAGGAGAACGATAATATAAGTAATAATCCATTTATCATTCTTTCTGATAACGTTGGTATTTTGCGTGCTATTTCTGAATTTTCCATAATGTTCTAAATAAATAGAATGAATATATTTTTTAATGATAAAATACATAAAAGAATATCTTTATAATATATATTCCTCATGAACGGTAAAGAAAGTCTTGACTTGAAACGCCTAATTGACGAAAGTCAATGTGAAAATAACACCGAAAATATTCGTAAATTAAAGCATTCCGTACTCATCCGCAATGATATTCGCAAAATGAATGAACTAAAAAAATCGAATGCCGCCTTATATAAAAGCAATTTCGACGAATTTACTACGGTTAGTCAACAAGAATGTTCTTTCTTATTCAATAACTACACTGATATTTTCAACAAATTATTGAAAGACGAGTTGGATTTACGTATTATGACCAAAATCTTGATGATTTTGAAAATGATTGAAGATGAACAAGTTGACCAACACGAAGGTTCGGTGCTAGTCGGCAAATTTTTAAAAGAATTATATATTGATTCGGCGATAAAACGCGCAGACAATATTGATAAAGAACACGAACACGAACGTCTCCAAATAAATAATGGTAAGGAAGTATCCTGGAAAAAATTCAAACAAATGAATATGTAATTACATGTAGATATTGATACATGTAATTTTTTGAAGCTTAATGACCATCGCAATCCAATTGTTCTAAACATTTATTGCATCCGATAGCTAAATTACTTAGCACGATACAACTAGCAGATAGAATAGAACAGCATCCTTCTACACCGTTTAATGATAATGACCAACAACGAACACAATAATGACATCCAGTTCTAACTTTTGGACTTAATACGCAACACTTTTTCACTGGTTCTCTCTCCATCGTTTCAACAACAGGGGCTACCTCCTTGACTTCTACTGGCTTTTCGTGAGATATCTTAACAGTATCCATTTCTATATATTTATACATATATTTTTCTATTTTTACGCTAAATAGAATAAAAGGTATAAAGGTTGCGCTGTATATAATACATAGAATGACGATTGGCGAACGAGCTATAAACGATTTTTTATCTGAAAATGAAAATCTATTACACGATGGTTTACAGAAATTCGCTTTTTTAAAATTATACGTAAATCAAGACAACGAAGAATTAATCAATATGTATAAAGACATTATAACAACCCATAATAATACTATGAAATATGACCCTTATCCTAATTCTGGTTTTGATTTATTCATTCCAAAAAATATAACATTTGATAAAAAATATGAAACGAAATTCGTAGACTTACAAATTAAAACCGAAATGGTTTATTTTGAAAATAATACTTACACTCCCTCTGCTTTTAATGTTCATCCACGTTCAAGTATGTCGAAAACGCCTCTTATGTTAGCGAATCATACAGGCATTATTGATTGTGGATATCGCGGTTCACTTATTGGTGCGCTCAGATGGTTAAACATCAATAACGAAAGTGAATATGTATTAGAAAAAAATACCCGTTTATTACAAATATGCCATCCTACGCTTTGTAGAGTGTTTGTAGGTTTAGTATTTGAAGAAGAATTATCGAATACGTCGCGCGGTTCAGGCGGATTTGGTTCTACCGGCGGCACAACTGGACGATAAAAAATTTGTTGTTTGATATAATATATATATATTATATCACAATTTATGTATGTTTTCCTCCAAAAATGATTACAAACAATTACAAATTTACAAAGGAAAATGTTTTCAAAAACAATATATAAAAAAATATATCAAGGCATTTGTATTTGATTTAGATGAAACACTCGGTTCTTTCGCTGATTTATACGTATTATGGAACGGCATAAATAAAGTGCGTAAAGAACCTTTATATACGATGGAAGAACAACAATCCGAATTTAATAAATTACTTGATTTATACCCTGAATTCATACGTTTCGGTATCTTCAATATATTAGATTACTTATACATCAAAAAGAAAAAAGGATTATGTGATAAAATTTATGTCTATACGAACAATACGTGTAATCCACCTTGGGTTCAATATATCACGAATTATTTTAAATATAAATTGAATTTAAAAGATGATTTATTTGATAATATTATCCAAGCATTTAAAATTAATAATAAGGTCATTGAAGTGAATCGAACGACCCACGAAAAAACACACAATGATTTTATTAACTGCACATTATTACCCAAAACAACCGAATTATGTTTTATTGATAATAATACTTTTAAAGATATGATACACGAAAAAGTATATTATATAAAACCGCGTAGTTATTATCACTCACTCTCCGCAGATACTATCATTCAACGGTTTCTTATATCGAATACTGGAGAGGAATTATCTAAACATTTCGATAATACCAATCATTTTCGTGAATTTATGATGGATTGGTTTGAATTAAATAATGGTTCTCGTATCCCATCAAATAAAAATAATGAGGTCGATATTTTCGTTGCCCAGAAAATGATGTATCATGTGAAAGAGTTCTTTTATTTGACTCAACGTTCAAATAAAACACGGAAAAGATGTTTGCGTGTAGTAGGAAAGAATACACGTAAAAATATATGATTATTTCAGGTTCTCATACGCCATTAATATTAATTGTTCTTCTACAGTCATTTTTTGGAAAATAATACATTCATCAAACTTTATTTGGTTGAAAAAATGTTGCGAATTTTTACATACTACGTGCGTCCCATTATCTAAAAATTTGATATTGACTACGATACCTCCATTGGTTAAATTCGTTTTATTCGTCATTCTTATCCACCGTATATGTTTCCCTTTATGTAATTCATGTATTTCATCCACGTGCCTATATCCTATCAGTTTTTCACACATAGATTTCACTATATCTGTTCTTATATTCAATTCGCAAATCGTTTCATATATATCGTTGGTTATATCATTCATCGTTTTATTTTCTAAATAATCGTTTTTTTCATTTTCGATTGAGCTCAATAGGTTCTCTATATCAATGGTTGAAAAGAGGGTTGGATCTCTCATCGCATTATCAAATATTTCTTGAACATTTATTTTATCAGTAGTCATTTTATAATATTATTGATTAAATTTTAATTCTATTTTGTTAACAATATTTTTCGTAAAACGTTCAAAATATTCGGTCAAACCCAAATTGACTAATAAAAACATAGCACACCCAAATATAATTTGTGCGTCGAATTCTCTTAATTCATGTTTTCTGTATGGATGGAATTTTATCATCAAAAATAACGCGACAAATAATTGAATCCCTATATTCAAATAATCAACTATACTTGTATTATAATTGACCAATCCTAAATATGCGAGAATATAAATGATATATATTATTACTAAACCAGTAATATACACTGGTTTTTTTATATGGTCCATCGCGTTTTCTATATGAAATAAATATTGTTTCATTATAATATCTATAGATATTCACGAAAGAAAATAAAAAAATCGTTCTACTAATATACAACTATACCACAAATTGAATACATGGAAATCGTAATTCATAACAAATATATTGTAGAAAAAATAATAGGCAAAGGACAGTTCGGAAGTGTAATGAAAGGATATAATAAAAAAACAAGAGAACCTGTCGCGATTAAATTAGAATCATTAAGTTCTCCTATCAAATTATTAAAATCGGAAACAAATATATTGAATTACTTATATAATCAGGGTTGCCGCAGTATTCCTTGTATATATTGGTATGGTGCATATGATAAATATTTATCTATTGTTATGCCTTTATATGAATGTTCACTACAAGAATATTGTAAAAAAAATGTATTGACCACTGAAAAGATTTCTCGAATCATGCTTCAATGTTTACAAATCATAGAAAGTATCCACGAAAAATATGTTTTACATCGTGATATTAAACCCGATAATTTTATGGTCAAGGAAGGAGAAATTTTCCTCATTGATTTTGGGTTCTCTTCCTTTTATATTCAAGATGAAAAACAACATATTCCATTCTGTAATTACGACAATATTATTGGAACACCTAAATTTGTTAGTTATCATGTTCATAATGGATGCGAACCATCACGCCGCGACGATTTGATATCTATCGGTTATATTTATTTATATTTATTATATGAAACACTTCCTTGGGAAAAACAAAGAGAACCTAATCATACAATAGGTTATACTGAAACTCATATACAACATCCTACCAATATATTACGCAAAAATTTAAAATCATTAGAGAACTTGGATAAATTATATTCCGAAATACACCCGGTTTTTATGAATTATATACGCTATTGCTATTCTATCAAGTTTGAGGAAGAACCGTTATATGAACGAATAAAACAATTATTTGTAAAAACCATATAAAAAATTGGTGTATGTATATGTATATTGCGTAATACAATGAGTAATACACAAGATTTATCCTCTGAAACATCTCCACGACTTGTAGGTCAAGTAAAATGGTTTAATAACAAATCTGGTTATGGTTTTATTACTGTAACTGAAGGCGAACAATCAAATAAAGATATTTTTATTCATTATTCAGCCATTCGTGTAGCTAACTCTCAATATAAATATTTAGTTCAAGGTGAATATGTTGAATTCAACCTAGAAAAAACTACCAGTGAGAAACACGAATTCCAAGCAACCAATATTACTGGTATTAAGGGAGGTAAACTAATGTGTGAAACCCGCGTTTCCAACCGCCCAGTAATTGAGGGTGAAGCAAAGCCATTCCGCAAATACCGTATTCAACCGGACCAACCAGTCACCCAAACTAGCGAAGACGGTTTTACAACTGTTCATCGCAGACGTCCATCTGATGGTCGTGGAGGAAGAGGAGGCCGCGGAAGAGGAGGCCGTGGTCCAAGACCTGAATCTCAAGCATAAATCTCATATAGTAGAAATGATTTCAATATAATATAAAAAACAATATAAATATATACTAATTATGTAGTATATATTTGTAATGGAAAACATTCAGCGTATAGAGGATACAACTGAACCTGAAAATGACGAAACAACCGATATTTTACCAGCTAATTTAACCAAATTAATCGCAAAATTTGACCTTATCCGCGATAAAATTTCAGAACAGAAAAATTCGCTAGATGATATTAACAAAGAGATTAGAACATTTGAGAAACTAATCAATAAATTTGTGAAAAGTTATTTGAAAAAAGAAACCAAACAAAAAAAACCTCGTAAAAAGTCCGGGTTTGCTTTACCAGTAACAATTAGTGATGAATTATGTGATTTCATGGGTTGTGAAAAAGGTAGCAAGCGGGCTAGAACCCAAGTAACTCAATTTTTGATGAGTTATATTTCTGAAAATAATTTAAAAAATCCAGAAAATAAAAAGATTTTAATACCAGATGAACGTCTTCAAAAATTATTAGGAGAAGAATCTAAAAATGTGGAATTAACTCATTTCACTATACAAAAGTTTATGAATAAACATTTTTTACCTAACGCATAAATTATATTCCAAAATATCTTGGAATATAATTTTATTTTTTATCTAATATAATTTCCCGCATCACATTTTTCATGATTTTGTCTCGGAATTTTTCTTCTTGTTCATCTCCAAACCCACCTAATGCTACCATCGCCATCTCGGTAAATTTGGTATTCGCTGTTGTATTGTTCTCTCTACATTCTGGATATTCTTGTTGCCACTCTTGAACTTGATTTAAATTTAATTGGGCAATACTATTAATGGCCCATTTTAATTTTTTCTTTTCTTGGTTCTCTTTCTCCCACGTATCATTATCTTTTACATACACAGTTTCACGTTTTACATCTGTACAATGAACCGGACGACGTTCTACTTCTAATCGTTTTAATTCATTGATGAAAATACGAGAAATACCATCTACAAAACCAATTCGGCCGGTGGTTTCAAAATCTTGAGTGGTTAGTTTTATTGAATTGATAAAATCTTGAATATTCATAGCATTCTTACAGGTTTCATTGAGGAAAAAATTTAAATTAAATTGATTATTCGAGTTCACTATACTAGGCTTCTTCGCTAATTCAACCAATTGTTTATGATGCTCTTCATTTTGTTCCCATAATTTGTTTTCTTTTTCTAATAGTTTATTTTCTTTTTCTAATAATTGTTGACTTTGTTCTAATAATTTATTTTGTAATTCTTTATTTTGCTCAACGAGAACATTTTGTATTTCTTTACTTTGTTTGATAACTTCTAATATCAAATTCATAGGAATATTATTGGTAATACTTTCTTTTGATACGTCTTTCACTACAGATAATACATTGTCGTTTAAACATTTTTGGCGATGTTTCCATAAACCACTACGATTTACAAATACTTTACCACAATTACATTTATTTTCATCTTTCATTTTACCTGTCTCGTTATCTATATGTTTTTTAGTAGATAAATGTTTATTATAGTCTCTACATACTGTGGTAGAATAATTACATTTTTCACAAACATATTCATTGGCTTTTTCGGTTTCCAATTTGGAAACGTTTTGTCCTAAAACGACATTTTTATGTTTATTAGTAGACATATGCTTATTATAATCAGTCAGTCTGCTCGTGTTATAATCACAAATTTCACAACTATATTTTTTCATATTTTGTTCTGTAATTTTCGTTTCCAGTTTATAAAATGAGGAAACATTTTATTCCTAAATTTTATCGCTAAATCATTTTTCAATAAAAAAATTATGCAAACAACATTTTTCCAAAAAAACGAATTTTACTGCAAATCCCTGCAAAATCAAAATTTCACATTTTTCCAAAAAAAATGATCGGCCCTTTTTCAAAATTGGACATTTTTAAAATGTCCATTTTTCGAAAACCTCTACTACTTTATTTTTTGATTTTTTTATTGTTTTTATAGTGACACTGGAAAATAATAATTTTACTTGAATAAATAAAATTATTATTATATATGCTTTTTAATATTATACATCTTTCGTAATAACGATTTCTCGGAGCACATTTTTCATTATTTTGTCTCGGAATTTTGCCTCTTGTTCATCTCCCACTCCGCCTAATGCTATCATCGCCATTTCAGTGAATTTAGTATTTGCTTTCGTATTGTTCTCTATACATTCCGGATACTCTTGTTGCCACTGTTGAACTTGGTTCAAGTTCAATTGAGCAATACTATTAATTGCCCATTTAAGTTTTTTCTTTTCTTGGTTCTCTTTTTCCCATGTATCATTGTCTTTTACATATACGGTTTCTCTTTTCATATCTGTACAATGAACCGGACGTCGTTCCACTTCTAAACGTTTTAATTCATTGATAAAAATACGTGAAATACCATCCACAAAACCAATGCGGCCGGTGGTTTCAAAATCTTGAGTAGTCAATTTAATAGAGTTAATAAAATCTTGAATATTCATCGCATTCTTACAAGTTTCATTCAAGAAAAAATTCAAGTTGAACTGATTATTGGAGTTCACCATACTGGGTTTCTTGGCCAATTCAACCAATTGTTTATGATGCTCTTCATTTTGTTCCAATAATTTATTTTCTTTTTCTAATAATTTGGTTTGTAATTCTTTATTTTGTTCAATGAGAACATTTTGAATTTCTTTACTTTGTTTGATAACTTCCAATATCAAATTCATAGGAATATTATTCGTTATATTCATTGTTCCCTGCGTTTCACATACAGCGGTTTCTTTTATAGATGAACTATTCGGTTCAGTTAGTGGTTCATCACTCGGTTGCCTAACACATTTTTGTCGATGTTTCCATAACCCGCTGTTGGTTGCGAATACTTTATTGCAAATATTACAATTATTTTCACGCGTATTTTTATTTTTATGTTTATTGGTATTTAAATGAACCTGAAAGTTTGATTTTTTGGTACACGTAAAATTACACTGCTCGCAAACATATGCGGCATTTTTTTCTTTCCAATACATTTCCAAAAATGCCGATTCTTGATATGCTGTAATTTGTATTTGTTCATTTTCTACAATTTCACATTGTATATTAGCCATATTTTTAGAAGGTTTTTTTACTCTAATTTTTCGGCATGAAATTGTTTCCATTTTATATTATTAGTGGAAATAATTTCATGCCTCTAAACCTTTTCTTAAAGAAAATAATAAAAATTTTATGCAAACAATTGAAAAATAAAAAAACGTAATTTACAGCATTTTACTGCAAAATCTAAAATTCACATTTTTCCAAAAAAAAGTGATCGGCCCTTTTTCAAAATTGGACATTTTTAAAATGTCCATTTTTCGAAAACCTCTACCACTTTATTTTTTGATTTTTTAGGGGGTCTAAAAATAATAACTAACTCGGTAAATTTAAATCTACGATTATCTTATATGATACCCAGGTTCGATTTTGTATTCTCCTATTGGATTTTTGTTTGGTATGTGTTGTATGAATATAAAATAGTCAGTTACAATCCAAAAATCGCGTTATTTTTAGCATTATTGCATAACCTTTTAAGGTTGTTAACTATGATTTATTTCAATAATTCAATTATTTATATCTTTTTGTTTATACTCATTCAACTCTGTATTAAAGTGTATCCATTATGGAATTTACGAAATATTGCTACTTCAACTAGAGATATATATGCTATGATTGGTTTATTTATAGTATACAATCTATGGTTATGGTTGAATAACGAGAACATTGTTCATTTACATAAAACCGCATATGATTCAATCAAAAACAATACAATATCAACTCCTATTATTTATTTAGTCGATAAATATGTTATCGCAACAAAATAAAAATATCATTTTACAATAATGAAATTTTTAGAATTATCCGAATTTTTAAATCTTTTTATACGAGAACCACAAACATTGGAAGAATTTATACGAATAGCACAAGTTAAAATCGGCAATAAAAAAGAACATTTGAGCGATTATATGAAACGAAAAACAATTGATATATCAAAAATAAAATTGTTATTAGAGAACATTGAAAAACGCAATAATTATTTAACCCGTTTTTACAAATTATCATTATCCATCGATAAAAATAAATTACACATTACAGATAAACCGATGATACATAACGAAATGAATAACAACATCAAGTTGAAATATAAAAATATTGTTCGAAATATTCATTATAAAGATATTTTACAAAATACCAAATCGGGAATAGAGAACATTCATTCATTTATAGATGTGTTGAACGATTTATATATACATTCAGTCATCGATTATAAATTATTAACACCCAGCGCATCACATTATATTGAAAAAGGCCGTATAGGAAGCGTATTTTCCTCTTATTTTTTCAGAGCGTCCATTATGAATCCCTATTTAGTATATTCTTTAAATGAAATGGAATTGAAAGGAAGCAAAATATTTACACCTACCTTGGGATGGACATCGTATTGTTATGGGTTTTTAGAATCTCCATTGGTAAAAGAATATGTTGGAACAGATGTTATACCGGATGTATGTAAGAAAACCAAAGAATTCGCCAAAGAGTTTTATCCAGAAAAAGAGACTGTTATTTTTTGCGAACCATCAGAGAACTTATATAAAAATGAAGATTTTTTAACCAAATATAGAGAACATTTTGATGTAGTATTTTTCAGTCCACCGTATTATAAATTAGAATTATATGAGAGTGAAAACCAAAGCACGGATGTATATAAAACATATGAAGAATGGTTGGCTGGTTATTGGGAGCAAACGATACAATTATGTAATCACGTATTGATTCCCGGCGGAAAAATGTGTTATATTTTATCGGGTTATGGTTCTAAAAATACGAATGAATCCTATGATTTATTAGGCGATATGAATAAAATAACGGATAAATATTTTACGTTGAAATCGCAACAACATATGTTTAATAAAGATGTTCATGTTACAAAACATAAAGAGACGGATGAACGAATCATGATATATGAAAAATAACATATTATATTTAGAAAAATTCTAGATATAATATATAGAAATGGATATTATCAATCGTATTTCTCCACTCATTAACCGTATTTCGCCATTTTCTTCGTCAAAGTCCCGTTCAACTTCGCGTTCTAGTTCAAGAAGTCCTAATAATAAATCAAAAACAAAAAGAAGAAAAACAAAACCATTAACAGTGAAACCAAAGAAAACTGTTAAAAATAATCAAGAATGGAATGAACATTTGAAGGCTTGTGCTAAAAAATATGGAATAACAACAAAACAAGCGGCATCACATGGTGAATGCAGGGAAGCATATTACGCAAACAAACGTAAATAAATTTACAAATGTTCGCGATATGTATCAAATAATAAATCAAACATAGGGATGACTAGACAATAATTATAGCGAAACAGTTTATGATGTATTACATGATGATTATATAATATACTTGAATGCGATATGAACCCTAATAAAACATAAATATAGACACATATACAGTATATGAATAAATCGACTCGTAAGATATAAATAGGTATATGTAGACAGGTTATATATAAAAAAATATCAACGCTGCCTACATAAATAGAATCCATAGGATATATAATCGTATTTTCGTGATGTTTTGAATGTATAGATTTATACAAAGATTTATGATGTATAATACGATGATAAATATAATAGGCAAATTCTATGATTACGCAATATAATATAATATATATTCCAGTTTGCATAGCATTCATTTTATTTTGAGTAAAATATTGACTAGAATGATTGAATAATAAGGTAGTTGCTATAAAAACAGGAGGCAATGTTTGTGTTATTTGTGAGTAGTATTTATTTCTAACATTTTGGTCTTTATGGTAGAGTGGATTTATAAAAGGCAGTTTCTTTATTTCACATATGTAATATGCGGTTGAAATAGACCCGGCAAATAAACCGATAATAATCAATCCGGATTGTAATAATTGTAAAAACATGATTATATTTTTTACAATTATTTTTTTATGTTGTTTCTCTTGTATGTTTTACTTCGCCTAGGATTAAAATGACGGCGTTTGGATTTGCGTTTACCACCTCCAGCTAGCGCTGATGATTTATGTTTAAATATATCTATTATATCGTCATTCATTGGTTGTAAACAATGTAAAGCGGTAGACCATGGGATTTTTATTTTTGGTGGTTCTGTTGCTTTGCTTCCAGGTTTAGGTTTAGTGTCTAATTTAAGGTGTTCGGGGTCTTCACTATCATTATAAGATACACCATTTGAAACAGTCATCCAAGGAGGTTTGAAATAAGAACTTTTGTAATCAACTGTATGATAATAATTACAAGGGGTATAACTATATAATATTTTATATTGTTCTGGTTCATCTGTTTTTTCAACTAACCACCATGAACGTTGAATATCAGATATTTCATGATGGGGTTTATCTCTAGCAATGCCTGCTGAATTATAACAAATACGATTACTTGTTTTAAATTCTTTTTTGAAATTTAACGGCATCCTAAACGCAAAATATTTTGATTTACCGTATAAAGTATCAAATATGTCTTTCAGGTCTTTTGTTACACAAGCTTCTTCGCTTGGTTTCGCTGGAGCTGCGGATGCTGGCGCTCCAGGTAGTCCTCCAGGTGGTGCTCCGGGTAATCCTCCAGGTGGTGCTCCGGGTAATCCTCCAGGTGGTGCTCCGGGTAATCCTCCAGGTAGTCCACCGGCATCAGGTAATCCTCCAGGTGGTGCTCCGGGTAATCCTCCAGGTAGTCCACCGGCATCAGGTAATCCTCCAGGTAGCCCTCCAGGTGCTGCTGCTGCTAACATATCCATTCTATATTTTGAATCTTATAATATCATTACATTTTATTCTGCGAATAATTTTTAACGCTATTAATAATTTCAGTAGGATAATTCATTTGTTCTAAAATTTTAATTGCCCCCTGAATTTTGGATACACCACGTTTCAGTTTATAAGTGTATTTTAATGCACCATTTTCTAAACTTTCTACATTCATTTTATAATTTTCAATACAATTTGATTTCTTGAATTTTTTACAAATTTCAACATAATGAGTAGTTAACATAAAATTCACATGAGAAAATTTTGCTAAATATAATAAAAACGCATAAGCAGATTTGGTTGCTTCTTTTGGATTTGTGCCCGAATACAATTCATCAAAAATACAAAAATGACGCGAATCTGGTTTACTTTCTTGAATAATATCAATAATTTCTTTACATCGTCTAGATTCGGCTTGAAACAGCGAATCGCGACCCGATGTATCTGGTATATTTAAATAGGAATGAATATGGGTATATGGATTGAGCACACAAGATTGATAGAACCCACATCCTAATTGTTGTGTAAAAATAATATTGATAGTCGTTGTTTTAATCATCGTGGTTTTTCCGCCGGCATTCGGAGAAGAAATAATCATATTTTTATAAAATGAACAATCATTTTTCACTGGGTTCTCATTCATCAATGGAGGATAATATTGTTTTCCTAATTTACAGTTTCCAGAAACATCAAATGTAGCATAAGAGATAATATTATCTCGCAGGTTCTCTGCTACTCCCGATAAATTATTCATATATCCTTCAAACCCAAAAGAAAATAACAAAGCTTCTTCATAATCCTGGTTCGAATATAATTCATAATAACATTTCAATAAATAACCCATTTCATTGACTTTTCGAAAAGTCAATTCGAATGGTTCAATGTTCTCAATCAACGTATAAAAATGTTGTAATGTGTTTGCGTGTTGAGATATATCTTTACAAAAAACGGAATAACACGTATAATCTTTATTGATAGATACAAAGTTCTCCATTGTATGAATAGAATGTTTCATATAATTACGAATCAAACATAGATGTTCATTAATATTTTTCATATTATGATACATTTTTGAGCACATGGTAATATTCTGATAAATTTGTAAAATATAAAACCCACCCATGACTACAAGATACACCATTTTATCAAAAGACATTTGTCCCATTCCGGTAGACAACGCCTTGCCGATAAAATGATGTTTGGCGATTGATTTTAAAACTTCCACATAACCATTGAAAGTAATAGGAATTCCTTGAAATTTCAAAATAATAAATGGAAAAAACAATAACATAAATGGTAAAATAAAACTGATTACTGGAGAAGATAATTGGACATAGGATAATAATTGTAATAATTTAGGTGATTGATTGAAATGTTTAATGATATCCCATTCAATATAGTTGTATTTGGGTAAAAATTCGGCATTACATTTGGTTTCCAACCATATTTCTTTTATTTTGCTACAATCAAGTGTATATGCCTCAGTTTTACTGTGTAAAATTTCCATATTTTCGATAACGGATTTCGTATCCTTTAAATAATCGGTATTGGTAGTATAGTATTTTTTCCATTCGGGTATTAATTTTTCAGCGAATTCGTGGGTAGGCTTGAAGAGATAGTGATATATAGATTTTTGTTTTTCGTTTTCTACCGAAATAAGTTCTAAATCATTTGATACAGTATCAGACAATGAATATAATTGTGATTTATCTAAATATTGTATGGGTAGTTTGAAATTATAAACCATGTTCTCTTTATTACGAATATTTTTTTCAATATTGATAGAATCATTTGTAATGGGGTTTTGTAAAATATCACAGAAACCAGTAAACATTATATTATTTACATAATAAAATTGTAATTAACAAACGCAGGTTCTCCTTATGGTAAATATAATATTTGTTTGAATAGATATAAAATTTTAGCTATATGTAAATAATATAATGACTACATTATACAGATATACAAATGAAGATATTAAACAAATTTTATTTGATGGATTCGATTATACCTTACCGTCAAATATAGAAAGAATTATAGTTGGATTATCGAGTGAAATCGATGCGATTATAAGTTCTCAATCTCCAGTGACCACAAATGAATACACTGAGCGACCATATAAAAAAGGAAATCAATATAGCAGTGTAAATAAAAAGTTTAAGACACATCATTCGAAAAAAGTAGAGAACGAAGATTGGGAGAACGTACGTGCGACGAATTCATTTAAAGCGACTAAAATAGATAAAAAAGAGGGTATAGATAAATTGATGAATGATATACGTATTTGTTTGAATAAAATAACTACTAAAAATTATAATACACAAAAAGACCAAATCATAGAATATATTCATAATATGGTAGCAGAGAATGACGAAAATTTGTTGGATGATATGAGTAAAGTAGTAAAATCCATATTTGATATAGCCAGTACGAATAAATATTTTTCTGAATTATATGCGAATTTATATAAAGAATTATGTGATAAATATCCAGATTTTAAATCAGTCATAGAGGTGTATATAACCGAATATAAAGATGGTATTCGAGAAATCATATATGTTGATTCCTCAGTTGATTATGATAAGTATTGTAATTATAATAAAGTAAATGATAAACGAAAAGCGCTCTCCTTATTTATAGTTAATTTGATGAAAAAGAAATTGGTAAATACCGTGGAATTTATAGATATCATTTTATATTTACAAGATTTAGTATTTTCATACATAGATACGCCAAATAAATTGAATGAAGTGGAAGAAATAACGGAAAATTTGTTTATTTTAATAACAAATAGTAAGACAGAAATAGCAAGTGAAACAAAATGGGAAAGAATTGTTAGTAATTTGACGAAATGTTCTCAATTGAAAGCGAAGGATAAACCAAGTATTTCAAGTAGAGCTATATTTAAATATATGGATGTTTTAGATAATTTGAAGTCCTAATGAATATATAGATAAATGGAAATAAAAAATAAATATAATATATAGATACATGGTAAAATCTATTATAAATCCAGACATTGAATATTCAGAAATAAATAGTATAGATAAAAGCGATATTGATTACGAATCGACTGTTTATGATATTCATTTATACGATAATGATTTAGAAATCGCATTAGGGAAGGAGATATTTACCAAACAAGAAAAAGGTATCATATTTTATTCCATTTATTTATTGTTGGGAAGTATTGTCGCATGTAAGATAGGTATATTTGAAATCGAAAGTGATAAATTCAACAATATTTTAGATACGGATAATGATATAGATTTAAAAAAGGGAAATATTTTGTATTTCAATAATGAACATTATGTGCGAGAATTAATCAATGAATATAATGAAAATAATAAAGAAGCGCCGGTTAAAATAGTAAAAGAAGAACCAGAAAAAGATACTGAAGACAAAACAAAAGTAGACAATGAGGAAGAAGTACTAGACAAAGATAATTCAGAAGATGAGAATGAAGATGTATTTAAATTAAATATAACCGAAGAAAAAAAATCAAAACAACAAGAAAAAACCGATGAAAAGTTGAAGGAAGGAATTTTCGAAATAGATAATTCAGAACATGTTATGAAATTACCAGAAGAAACCAAAGAAGATAGTGAAAAGTTGAAAGATGAATATATAGAAAAATCAAAAAATAAATGGATAGAAACATTTATGAAAAATAACAATTATGATGTAGAAGAAAAAAATAAGGATGGTAATTGTTTTTTTGAAACGATATGTAAAGCATATGAACAAATAGGTTATCATACAACAATAGATAAATTGAGAGCGTTATTAGCGAATGAAGCGACCGAAGAATTATATGAACAATATCGAACATTATATGTTAGTTTTTTGAGTGAATTACAAGATAAAGATAAACAAATGGGTGGTTTAAAAAAAATAGGAAGTGAATTAAAAAAAAGAAATCAACGCACACAATCAAAGGAGGAAAGCAAGGAGTTATTGAATCAAGCAGAAGAAGTTATTGAAAAATATAATAAAATAAAAGTAGAAAAAGAAGATGTGAAAGACTTGCTAGAAGAATTTAAATTTATGGAGGGAATAGATAGTTTGGAAAGATTAAAAACATATATACAGACATCAAATTATTGGGCGGATACATGGGCAATTTCAACATTGGAACGATTATTGAATGTTAAAATCATTATAATGTCGCAAAATTCATATGAGAATGGTGATATTCATTCGGTATTACAATGTGGACAATTGAATGATACGGATTTAGAAAAGCAGGGTAAATTCTCACCCGATTATTATATTATGGCGGATTATGATGTGAACCATTATGAACTAATTACCTATAAAAAAAAGAAGATTTTTAAATTTTCAGAAGTTCCTTATGATATAAAAGTATTAATCATAAATAAATGTATGGAGAAGAATTCCGGTCCTTATTATTTAATAAGGGATTTTCGTAATTTCAAAACAAAACTAGGATTGCCTGCGGATGAAGGCGCCCCAGTAGATGATGTAGAAGATATTGATTATGATAAATATGACCCAGAGACAGTGTTTGTATTTTATTCTAAATCAGCCCATACCAAAGCCGGAAACGGTTCAGGCGAAACAATCAAGAAAGAAAAGATGACTGACTTCAATATATTGAATAAAGACAAGATGTGTGTAGATTGGCGAAAAAAGATAGATGATTCTTGGGTTTCGCCATTTACAGTAGATGGAAAACGATGGGCATCAGTAGAACATTATTTCCAAGGTTCACAATATAAGAAGGGTTTCCCTGATTTTTACGCGCAATTTTCATTAGATAGTGAAAGTGAATTAAGTAATGATGTCGCTTTGGCTAAGAAAGTAGGAAGTAAACCAAATAAAAAATATAAATTAAAGCAGAGTATACCCGATAATATTGTAGTAGACGAAGATTTTTATGAAGTGAAACAAAATCCAAGGCATGAAGAAGCACGATTAAATGCTTTGATGGCTAAATTTTCACAAAATTTGGATTTGAAGAAAGTATTAATGGAAACGAAAAATGCTAAATTAATGCGGTTTAAACCAGGAAATCCGGCGGAGGTAGATGAATTATTAATAAAGGTTCGTCGTCAATTACAAAAAGCATAATCATATATTATTCGTATGAATATATGATTTTACAATTAAAATTTGGTAAATTTCATTTGAATACCAGTTAATATATACCAATAATTATCAAGTTCATCATCTAAAATTAATGTTGAATTATCATTAAATGTAAAAGTAATTTTATCATTTATATCATTTCCATTTTCATCTTTATGTGCTGAGATTTTGGAGACATTTAATATAACTTTATTTGATAAATCATTGCCTTCTTCGTCTTGTGCTATTGTGGTGCATATAGCATTCGAATAAATATTAATAGCAACTGATGAATACATTCCAGTATTTAATAAATCACATATTTCATTGTTAATCATTTCATAGTTGCTAGAGTTTAAACTTCCGGACATTATATAACTAAACAATAGATTATATTTTGGTGATTTTATCCTAAATTTATTGAAAAATTGAATTCCTTTTTTACCGAATAATAAAGAGCAATCAAAACAACAACAAGCGCTCAAACAACAACAAACAACAAACAAGAAATGGAATTCAATACCAATACCGCATCATTAAACAGTTTATACATTCCAGTATTACCAACCGATATGGTATTAGAAGGAAAACAATTATTTGATGAAGAAAGTATGAAAGAATTATTTGAAAAAATGAATTGGGGAAAAGTATCACGAGTTGATTATGTTTCTAAACCAATCGCAAATAATAATACAAGGGTATCAATATTCATTCATTTTCAAGAATTATACAGTACTGGTAAACTTCATATGAGTAGTTTAGCCGATGGAGAACTTCAAGAAGTAAAAATAGATGGATATAACGATTCACGCAATCGTCATTTCATTTATTCTGCGAACAATCCTCGATTAAAACGTTATTTCGCGGTCCGTATTAACAAGACACCAATTAAAGAAGTCAAAGTTCCTGATTTAAATATTCATCAATTGATTGCTAGCAATGAATTTATGGAAAAATTAATAGAACAACAAAAAGTTCGCATTGCTGAATTAGAAGCCGAATTATCAAACTATAAGTCAACATTCGATGAGTGTGCTCCTATGTCGATAGATGAATTAGACACTACTCATTGCGATAATGGTCTTCATAAAATTACCAGTGGAATTACAAATATCTTCTTACGCGAAACATCTTTAATGAATTAGAAAAATAAAAATTAAAAAAATAAAAAAGAAAAAGGGCGAAAGCCTTTTTTCACTTATCCCCATAGACAGTCATTCGCATACTGTTATAAATACTGGGATGAATATCTCTAGAACAATCCAACCATTTTTCAAAATCGAATACACAATTCACGAATTTATAGTTCGTATAACGGCATTTAATAAAATCACAATAACTATTCATATTTTCTTTCGTTTTGGTAAAAACTAAGCTTTCATTTCCTCGGCTATCTTTATTGTTCTCAACACACCATTCGACAAATTCATTCATAAAAAATATGTAAATGTTTTTGAGTATATAATATGATAATACACTGGTTTCTTCTTTATATTTGATTTGTCTCACTCTATGAGAATTCATATCTTGTTTATCATATAATTGTTTATAATCTATTCCGAAGAAATGAAGAATTTTTGAACTTTGAAACATAGAGAACATACGTTCATTCTGTAATAAAAGTTCTCCTTTGGAAACAATTTTATGAATATATATCTCAAGGTTCTCTTTTCTTTTCATTGAATTTGTAATAGAAAAATATGAAATAAATAAAACATTTATCATTTCGCCCCACATTTCACAGTAAGTTTCATATAAACGAACATCAGCAGATACAGGAAAAATATCCAAGATAGTTTTATCACAATCACTCGTATCAGCATTTGAAAAATCTAATCCATTACAATGAAAACATTCATGAGCGAGAACTTTGAACCATTCTTCATGACGAAATAAAACAATCTCTGCGTGTGGTTTACAAGAAGTAGTAAAAGCAGTATTTACATTTTCCTCTTTTAAAACTTTTGTATGAATAGGGAGAACCTTTTTCAAATCTGTTAAATATAAATAAATATTTAAATTTTTTGAACAATCTTTATTCGCATAAGTATAGACAATATACAACAACATATAGACTTTTTTAATGTATTCTTGTATGATTTCATCCGTCAAATTTGTATAAAACGAAACAGTATATTGTTTTGAATGTATATTAAATTTGTAAACATAATTTGTTGCTTTCATGTTCTCTATATGTTTTATGATATTGGCTGGAATAATATCTATCATATTACATTTGGGCATTGTAGTATTTTTTTCTATATGAAATTTTGATTTATGGCTTTCATAATAATCATTACTTTCGATAATTAAATTTACAATTTCATTTATTAATTTTTTAGAAGTAGAAGAGAACCTAAGAGGATTTTTAAAATGTTCGTTAAATTTTTCTTTTAAACCGTTAATAAATGATTCCATTACACTATAGATAGAAAAGAATTACTTCAACATATACGATTGTGAAAAATTGAATCTGCCGGCCATGCCGTTATGAAGTGTAAATAATACAACAACTACAAAATGGGTATAAAAAATTTAAATAAATTTCTATTAGATAATTGTAGTAAAAAATCTATTAAAAAAATACATTTAAAAGAATTATCAGGGAAAACTTTGGTAATAGATGCGAGTATTTATATGTATAAATTCCTCATTGAAAATACGTTGTTAGAAAGTATGTATTTGTTTGTATCTATATTGAAACATTATAAAATAACGCCTATATTTGTATTTGATGGGAAACCTCCTCCTGAAAAAAAGGAATTATTAATCAAACGGAGATTAGATAAATTAGAAGCAGAACAACAATATTTACAAATACAAAAATCATTAGAAACAGAAACAGATGAAACAAAAAAAGAAGAAAAAAAATGGGAAATGGAAATGTTAAAAAAACAATTTATACGAATTAAAGAAGAAGATTTACGTAAAGTAAAAGAATTACTAGATGCGTATGGTGTATTATATTATGAAGCTCCAGGCGAAGCCGATAATCTATGTGCGTATTTATTATTTACAGAAAAAGCGTGGGGATGCATAAGCGATGATATGGATATGTTTCTATATGGGTGTAATTATGTAATCCGAAATATTAGTTTATTAAACCATACTGTAATATTATATGATACGAGCAGAATTATATCAGAGTTAAAAATGACTCCAAAAATATTTAAGGAAATTATCGTATTATCGGGTACAGATTATAATATGAATAATGAAACATCTTTGTACGAAACGATACAATGGTATTATGAATATGTAGTATATCTTGAAAAAATGAAACATGAAAATAAACAGCCTAAAAACTTTTATGTTTGGTTAGTTAAAAACACAAAATATATAAAAAATTATGAATTGTTATTACGGACATATCAGTTATTCCAAATATCCTTAAATGATGAACTGATAAAATGGGAAGTCAATAATATAAATCGCGAAACGAGACTAAATTTACCAAGATTGTATAAAATCATGGAGCCAGAAGGGTTTGTATTTGTAAAGCGGTAAATAACGTCAATATTATCATAATGACGTTATTTTTTTATGTTTTATTAAATAATAGTAGATAAGTATGAACCTTTGAAATCTACATTACCTGTATGCATTAAATTGATAGTAACATCTAAATAAATACTTCCACCCATTTTTGACCAACGGTGACAAAATAACCAATCTTCTGAATAATAATGATTATCTTCTACTCCACAATCAAATAATGCGTAAGCATGGTCATTTTCAGACCCTTTTAAAAAACCAACATCATCTACATATTTAGTGGTTGGGTATGCTTTAGACATTTTTTCAATAGTTGATCGTTTTATCATCATAAATCCAGTTGCTAAATGTTTGATTTTCGCCAAATTATTTTCAATGGATAGCATATTATTAATATAATTGATATTATATCGTAATAAATTATGTTCTATCATATCTTCATCAGAAATACGACCGGCAAATTGCGAATTATTTTTCTTATCAATCATTTCTTTTATAACATTTCGGTCTTTCGAATCTTTTACTATTTTATCCCAATAGTAATGTTTGATAGGATATACGCCACCACATAGTGATTTATTACATACAATTAATTTTAAAACATCAGCTGGTTCCCAAGTAATATCTGCGTCAATGAATAAAATATGAGTCATAAGAGGGTCATTCATTGCTTTGGCTACTAAATTATTACGAGCACGGGATACTAAACTATCATTTCTACAAAATTCAACTTTATGTTCAATACCTACACTACGAAATAAATCGAATGTGGATTGTAAACATAGCACATAATTTACATAACATAAACTACCATAACAAGGTGTTAAAATATAAACCCTTGTTCTATTTTCTGCTACGTATTTTTTAACTTTATCTATGAAATTTAATTCTTGGCTTGCTTTTACAGATAATGGTTTTGTTGTCCCATTTGGTTCAGATACAGGTGGTTGTTGTTTTTGTTCTTCGGTATGAAAATCATTCATAAAAATATCGTCATTGTTATCGATTGTTTCGGTGGGTTGAGACATGGGATATAAATTGTATTATATAATCATATTTATATCGTTTACAGTAGAATTTAAATATTTACCATAAAAAAAGATATTGGTCCAAATGGTCCTCACTTTTTCATTTTTTATTTTACATAACATAAAATATGTACATTTATAAATCCATCCATTCAGTTGTTAGTAATTCTTTGAAATTTGATTTGATACCGTTGCCTTTTTCGAAATCATTTTGGAAATTATTGAATAATGTAATGATTTGGAATAAATAATTTTCCCATTGATTATTACAAATTTCCTTGAAATTTTTAGTAAAATTATAGGCGTAGCATAAGTTTTTTATACAAATACCTTTATGAGAACCGACTTTACCTCTATTTTTCAAATATTGATTTGTTTTTATGGTATCAAATAATACCGAATCGATGAAGACGAATGGCCAGTCATTGGTACGAAGTTGTAAGGTAATAAAGTATTCCTGATTTTTATGAAATCCATATTGTGGAATGACTTTGATTTTTAATGATTCCATTGTATCTTGTTCTACAAATTCAACTAAACCTAATTCAATATAATGATTTGAATCCATTGCGGTTTGAATTGGTTTTTGAATTTTGTTAAAATCTGCTAATAATTGACGAGCTTCCATTTTTTGCGTTTGTATTGTTGTTGCTGTTTTGATGAATATAAAATTTTCGCAAATAAGTAATTCAATTTTTCACATCTATAACATAAAATTTTTATGGTATTTTATGTTATAGTATCATTCTCTAGTTTATAATTTTTATTTTGTTTTACATATTTTTACAGTTTTTTATAGTTTTTTCATATTTTAGTACTTATAATGTTGTTCATATTTTTATGTATTTTATTTTTAGTTTAGATTTAAGCGGTGGCGGTTGCCTTGATGAAGTGATGCTTCATGTATCTTTGTAAGTTGAAGTAGGTAAGCTCATCGTTCTTGTTTAACTTCAATAACTTTGAAAGCTTAGCATCAGGGTTGATTTTGCGACCATTGGCTGGGTCCTTCAAGTTGTTGGATTGGATGTACTTGTTGATTTCCTTACTGACCTCAGTTCTGGCCATCTCGGTTCCAACAGTCTTGCCTAAGAACTCAGCAAGCTCGTTACTGATTAAGGTTGGCTTGACGAAACCAGAAGGTTGTCTGTTGCCGGTAGCACGCTTTCTCTTTGAGGAAGCCTTTAGTGCTGCCTTTAAGTCGCGGGAGACAGTCTTCTCAAGGGTCTTGAAATCGTTCTTAACAGTTGAGAATAATCCAACCAATTGTTGTAATTTAGCACTGAACTCAGTCATCTTTACTGAAACAGATGATGCTTCAGTTGACTCAACTGGGGCAGATGTTGCTGGGGCAGCAACTTGGGTTGCGACTGGCTCAACAGCCTTGGTCTTCTTAGCACGAGGTGCCTTTGTTGCTTCAGCAACAACAGGGGTTGAAACAGGGGCGGCGGTTTGTTTTTCTGCGGAAGTCTTAGTTGCTCTAACCATTCTCACTATATACATATAATGTGTTTCGTTTTTAAGTTGTTTTCACGTTAAATATATTTATTTATGAATAATTATATTTTATTCGCTTGAATATTCCTAAGGATTTATAAAAATAAATAAAAAACGCGGATTTTTATAAAAAAGAAATAGATTCATATAACCAAGGCATTGAATTTCTAGCCTGGATAGACACTATAGTTAATGCAGAAAGAGCGTGTAAAGTTCCTAATTTACGAAATTCTTCATCTATTCCACTATATACCATATTTTCTATAATTGTTAAACAAACAAATTTGATTTGTTCTTCGGTAATATTGTTTTGATAAATAGGTTGAACAAAAATACTACTAAACGGGTCAAATAATGGGCAAATTTTTAATTTTATATCAATACTAAGTTGCGCACGAAAATTCCAAATATCGTATAATACTCTATATAATCTCAATAAATCGCGTTTTTCTAAAGTGGTGAACCAACTACTTTGTGTATAGTTGCCCAAATGGTCGATTTCAATAAATAATTCTTGTATGCGTATATTGGTCGGTTTTTTTCTGATTTCTATTATTTTATTGTAATTATTGCGAACTTCAGGGGTCATTGATGCATGGTTCACGCGTGGATTAAAATAATTATTAGATATTTGACCAGTAAAATCATTCGTAGTATTGCGTAAATTATGACTATGTAATGTATTTTCGGGCATAGTCGTGGTATAATTTCCTGTATTATATCTTCCTTGTTGGTTTGCTAAAAATTCAAGCCGTGAGAATGCGTGTGTACGATTCATACCACTTGTTAGCGTATTTGTTCGCGAAACTCCATTGTTTTTATTCACTACCAATTTTACACTTATTTCATCTTTATATTCTGGATAAATAATTTGGATAATATTGTAAAGAGAAATGATATTAAATACCGTTTGATAATTTAATTTTTCTCTATTGTATGGATTTGTAACTGAAGACTTTGTTCTCATTAATTGTATCAAAGATGTGATATTAAATCCATAATTAAAATTATTTTCATCTTGATAACTAAAAAATAATTCATATGGTATTTCGGGTAAAGGTTCTAATGTAACGAAATCTGTATCATTTACACAAATAGACCTCTCTAAAAATGCTTTGCCTCTTAATTTGAATGAATTTTTAACAATCCATCCTCTGTATATTTTTTGTATTTTAGTTGCTGAAACCATATCTTTAAAATATTTTTCAATACGTTGAATGAGAACATCTTTATTTCCAGTTAGACGCAATTTATAGTGTTTCACTATTTTTTTAATTTCGGGTAATTTATATTTTTTCAATATAATGTTTTTTTCATAAAATTCTTTGTAGGTTATTATGGATGAGTCGGTTGTCTGTAGTTTATTCATATTACAATCCATTTCGGTATTTTTTCGTAATGTAGATAACATAATATTATATACTAGTATGAGATAATATTTATATAGGTTTACAGATTTTCTTTATAATAATTCATGTAAACAAAAAGAGAACATCATGTTCTCTTTTTTATGTTATTTTCAATAAATTCTTTAAAAAATTGAATTAAAGAAAAGCCAATATATATACTATACCAGTCTCAGACAGCTCTCTTATTACTTACTTATACTCGCACACTCAAACTAATTACAATGTCAAAACAATCATCGCCAATCGTAGTTTCAGTAGACCAATGGAATACTTCAAGTATTCGTTATATGCAGCCAAAAGTCAATGACCGCGGCGGAAAATCTATAAATATTATTAGTACTCAATCAAATCGCGCATTACATTTATCGACCCCACTTATGATGACTTGGGGAATTTCCGATTACACTGATGAAAAAACCGGTGAATCCGATGGAAAGTTCACAATTTCATTAAATTTCCCAAATGACCAATATAAATCAGAAGCAACCGACGTATTTTTAAAAAAATTAAAAGAATTCGAAAACCAAATATTAGACGATGCTGTTAAGAACAGTGAAATATGGTTCGGAGAAGAATTATCTCGTGATGTAGTAAAGCATAACTTCTTCCCATTCCTCAAATACTCAAAAGACAAAAATACAAAAAAATTCGATTATGCTAAGCCTCCTTCTATTCGCGCCAAAGTTCCAAATTATGATGGTCGTTGGGCAATTGAAATTTATGATACAAATCAAAAATTAATCTTCCCTTGCGATAATGATCGAATGACCCCACAAGATTTCATTACCAAGATGAGTAAAGTCGCATGTGTAATTCAATGTGGTGGATTATGGTTCGGTGGAAAGGGTTGGGGAGTTACTTGGAAATTAAACCAATGTGTTGTAAAACCACAAGAAGTGGTCAGTGTATATGGTAAATGCCATATCGAATTATCTAGTGATGATTTATCATCTATGAATAAACCAGTTGCGGCTGAAGCTGTTGATGATGATGAAGAAGTCATTGAACCAACTGTTTCCAGTAAAAACGCAGTAGCAGTGGAAGACAGTGATGAAGAACAGGAAGAAGAACCTGAACCAGTCGCAGTAGCACCAGTGAAAAAAGTAATCAAAAAAGCGGCAGAACCAGTAGCAGTCGCACCAGTAGCAGCGGCCGAAGCAGAACCAGCCAAGAAGAAGGTAGTCAAGAAGAAGGCAGTATAAATACCAGAAAAATATAAAAAATATAGTAGCTAGTAGCATTTATCGTTTGTAATTTAAATAAATAATCGAATAAGAATATTTGAGTAAAAATATTCTTATTTTTTATTTTTTCAATATATTATATGTATCATGAAATATATATATAAAGTATTTCTTTTTTATTTGTTTAATATGACTTTTTTAAAAATGATGCGTTCATACCAAATGAAATATATGAATATGAACTCGCAATATATAATTACCAATACGAATAAGAGAACTTTTGGTATCAATGAAAAAGAAACATATATGAATGAAAACAAATTTATTGAAGATAAAAAAATCATTTCTATATCGCCAGGTGGCTTCAAAGGTGTATATATGCTAGGGGTATGTATGTATATAAAAGACCATTTCGACCTGGATAATTATATTTTTTCAGGTGCGTCCGCTGGAGCGTGGAATTCACTCGTATTATGTTGTAAGAGAGATGTGAAATATTTGAAAGAAGAAATTGTCGATTATAGTATAAAAAATTCCAAAACGATTATTGAATTGGAGAACCTGATGAAAACTAAAATTTTACAATATTATACTACAGATGATTTTGATTTGAGAAGATTATTTATCGGCGTAACCACGTTGAATGGTTTATACCCAGAAACCACCATATATTCGGATTTTAACAATTTAGAAGACGCTATCAATTGTTGTATCGCAAGTTCTCATATACCGCTTATTACTGGTGGAATTATAAATAGATATCACAATAAATTTACGTTTGATGGAGGATTTAGCAGAGTACCTTATTTAAATATAAAACAAAATGTACTTCATATTACACCCAGTATGTGGAAACAAGAAACGAAAAGAAGCACGATAGGTGATATCAATGAATTTACTACTTTGTTCTCTAAAAACAAATATAATTTCTCTCAACTTTTTTTGAGCGGTTATGAAGACGCAGAGAAACATAAAGATTTTCTAGAAACCAAATTGAATATTTGAAAGCAATATAAAATCATAATTATATTCTTATAATAATGATTACTGCGTTAACAACATCATATAATTATTTTAATTTATTTATAAAAAATGGTTTTTATATACCTATCGTATCCTATATTGTATATAAAAATACAGAAGATTTATTTTTATCAAGCATTATAGGTCTCAAACTATTTCCAGCCAATTATTTTTATTGGTTTTATAATTCATTTGATTATTTTCCAGAACCTTATAAACGATACAATCAAGTGAAACAATTTGTTCGTTTTACAGATACCGGACATATGCTATCGTTTATATATTATTTCTATCCTCGTATTTTTCCAGTAGCTTTCAATATTCATTTTATAATTACATTAGGATATTGGTATGGTATCATCATGGTAAATATGAAGGATACTAGTCAAATTATACATCCCGAATATATTGTATGGTTTAATAATCTATGGGCATATGCGATTCATATTCTTCCTATTTTATTGTTTTTGCGAGAAATATATATACAGGATGTATGTTATCAATATTTTAGTACGAATGATTTGTATTATTCGTTTTTATGGGCATATACTTGGATATTTTTAATATATATTCCTTGGCGATATTACACAAAAGACCCAATATATTCCATATTATCAGATGACGAACCATTTGTAAATAAATGTAAGATATTTATAATTATGAATGGTTTGATTTTGGTAGCAAATTATTGTGGATATTATTTGATTCATACTATTTGCTAAAAAATTTCTACGGATTATATAAAAAATGGCGAATACCAGTTTATATAATCATTTATTCAATGGCGGGTCAAAACTAATGAAAGGCGGTGCGTTTAACCCAGTAAATACAATCAAACTTATACAAGAGAAAAAAACATTTCTAATCATGATTTTTGCTAATTTAATTGTCCAATTAGGGATTACCTATTATATTTTAGTAAATACAGATACACAGGTTATAAAACAGCGAAAAAATAGTTTCTTTTATAGATATAGTTTTATTGGATTTTTACCCTTGTTTGTATTGATATTCATTATGAATATGCCGATGCCTTCGTGGGCGCGGTTCATCGTATTTTCTATATTTTCCGCATATATGGGATTGATACTTAATTTTTGGGAAAAATTATATGGTTTAGAAATGTTGAAAGCAGTTATATTCTCAGTTGTCGGGGTTTTTATATCTATCATAGGTTTAGCGTTAGGATTATTGTCTTTTGGTATAAAACTAGGAAGTACATTTGGAATCGTTTTATTATTCGCATTATTACTGTTAATCATAAGTAGAATTGTATTTTGGTTTGCGGGAACATACAGCTTATATTCGAAGATGTTTGCTGTTTTCGGAATAGGATTGTTCTCATTATTCATATTACATGATACACATCAAATTTTATCGCGCAAGTACGATGGTGATTTTGTAACCGCATCTCTCGATTATTATTTGGATTTTATTAATTTAGTTAGCAGCTTTCTGAATTTCAACGGCAATTGAAGTAAAATATTTATGTAAATCATATAAAAATATTTTACAGTACTATATAAATGTCTTTATTCCGAAAATATCAAGCAATAGATGAGAATGATGTAAATACGGAAGTCAATAGAATCTATAATAATTCAATAGAAGAGAACGATATAGCAATAGCAACATTATTGAATGAAAAAGATGCGGATGATTATGAAGCCCCAAGTGTTTTCAAACTCCGTTTATTTATTGGTTTAATGCTAACTTTTTTTACATTGACCATAACCGCGGGTTTGTTCATATTTTTTGATACAACCAATACTACCGTATCAACTGATGATACTATGAAATCAACAATGTATACTTATGATAAAATAAATATTACGGTATCGAATGAATATGGTGAATACTCAGGAGCCAAGTATGAATGGTTAACTGATAAATATTTAGCAGAACCATATAAAACAACCTCTTTTTCTATCAATGCGGATAATATCATCGACAATACTTTATCATGGAAATGGGTTCATCCGGATGAAGATATACTATGGGGAAATTCAATCGAAAAAGTCTTTACCGCTCCTGGAAAATATGATTTATATTTACAGGGGATAGACAATAATAATGAAGTGGTGATAAACCAAACCATTTCAGTTATCGTAAAATATGTAAAACGTGAATTACGTGCGTTAAGTTCGGAAGATAGACATAAATTTTTACATGCGGCTTCTAAAATATGGAAATATACAACCAGTGAAGGACAGGCAAAATATGGTGAGAAATTTACAGGGATTAATCAATTAGTAGAAGAACACGCACTGGCTTCGAATGATATTATGTGCGACCAATTTCACGAAGGCAGTGGATTTTTCACTCATCATTTCGCAATTACACAAACATTTGAAGCCGCACTACGTTCGGTCGACCCTTCTGTAACATTACCTTATTGGGATTTTACAATTGAAGGACAAGAAATAACAGACGTAGATGAAATACCTTCCTATTTTTTAGAAATAACCCCATTTTTAAATGATAAATGGTTTGGTAGTACGGATGAAAATGACCACGTTCAAGATTCTAAATTTGCGTATGTTAAAATGCCCAAAATAACGAACGAATCGATCGTAGAACCGAATTCATATGGTTATATTCGTTCATATTGGAATAACAATAATGACGAATATGCGGTTAGACATTTATTTGATATATGCGGTGTTGAAGCAAAAAATAAAAGAATACCAAATTGTCAAACTCATTTTGATATTATTAACTCATCTACGTTATCAGACTTTCAAATATTATCTCCAAACGATGGTCACGGCACAGTTCACGTTCAATTAGGTGGTATGGGAGGAGATTGTATAGAAACATATAAAAATTTTACTGATACGTGGGCAGAATTATTGGATGCGGATATGACTCCTGATGAAATTATGTCGCATGGTTATAGCATGGATGAATGGGAATGGGGTACACAAGGTCCTAGACGAACAATGTTGGAAAATATGGTGATGGGTGAATATTTTCATGTGTATAAATCATTATGGCGTTCACATATGTGTGCTAGAGATGGAACTCCTAATTTATTAGTTTGTCCGGATAATTGTGATGAAAATACACCTACCAAAGATTGTAGTTGTCAAGTAGAAGCATTAATGAATGGAACAACCGACTGGGAAAATGTGTATGATTGTATTTTATCTGGTCATAGTCAAATGGTATTTAATAAAATATTTCCAGAAGAATTTATTATTGATATGGTGTATATGTTAAGCAGTATGTCTTCCATTGAAGGTGAAATGTTAGAATCGTCTTCTCCTATTGATATATTGTTTTGGGTGATACATCCAACCATTGAACGCTTATTGTCTGCGAAACGATTGAACGCATATGTAGATTATGGTGGAACGCCGATTTATAGATGGCCAGTGGTAGATGGTTCAGAAGAAACTTGGTATTCTTTTTCATATTTTTCATTAGAAGCGAATGAAAATCAATATTTGCCTGACGCATATACGTGTACAGGGCATGATGCTTCTGACCCCGCATTACCCGCATCATTACCATGGTTAGATGGTTTTGAAGAAATAGCAGACACAGATGAAGATGGTATTATTACAAATTGGGAATATTATTTGGCGATTAATCCGAATAATGAAGATGGTTTAGATTATATTTTTGATAATTTTGAATGGAATCATTGTGATGATAAAATATAATAAGTAAAATGATTTTGATTTACTTATTATAGTTTGCTTTTCGAAATAATTTTATGTGTTTTTCTGCTATCTATCACAATAGATTTGGTTCTTAATTCTACTATATGCACCCAATCATATTTTGTAATTTTATGATTCTTCGTATATAATATTGTTTCATATATGTGTATGGCTTTTTCGAGTGTTTCCGCAAAATCACATATATTATCAAACCCGCCACTATTCGTTTGATAAAAATAACCAGCAAATATAGCGTAAGGTAATATACTCATAATTATATAGTGAATACAATAATTAAATATTTATATGATTTATGGTAATGAAACAATCGTTAAATATTGAGAACTACATGTATCTTCAGATTGAACAGAAGAAGGACATTCTATTTGTATAACAGGTGATTGAGACCAACATGTATATAAACCAGTCAATAGATTTTTATTACTACATTGTAAAACACAATATTGAGAACCTCCATAAGAATTACGTAATTCATTCGCAGATAAAGAATTCGTGGTATTAATATATTTATGTAATATTTCAGGGGTAGTAAATGTTTCGGCTAATGTAATGGCTTGTTGAAAATAATTGGTTTGTGATAACCCAGAACAAGTTCCATGTTTATCCCATTCGTGTTCCCAAAAAGAATCATAATCTGGACTAGTTTCATCATATTTTACATCTGGATAATAAGTCGTCATTATATCCCACCCAATTTCAATAGGAACGTCGGGGTCAAATTCTTCCGTAGAACAATATGAAGGATAACCAGTTGTTTCATATTGTGGCCATAATCCGTGAATCGTGAAATTATTTTTCCAATATGATTTTGGTTCTAAACAACCAGGATAATCAGGATTGGTAGTAAAACAAAATCCGGGGGTCCATGAATACGCAAGCACATATATATTTGCGAATGAATATGGGAGTAGTGATAAAAATAAAAGACTTTTCATTAAAATAACTATAGAAATTTACAAAATTGAATTATGTAATTTATATAGTTTCTATTCATTATATCGATTCAAAAATGATACTTATACCATATATACCGTATTGTATTTCTCAATTGTCTATATTTATTGGACAAATGATGGGTTTTTATTTATTGGGTATTGTCTGTGCTATCGTAGGGAAAGGGTTTCAATGTATCTCCTATATGGGGGTGTCTCTTCTGAAAATTGCTTATTTGTATATAACTGAAAAAAAACTACAAAAATATGTGAAATATATAAAATATATCTTGTATACTATTATAATCTATGATATCATAGAATTTGTTATAAATGAAATCTTGATATTCAATTTGCCTTACAATTATCAAATGATATAAATTAATTTTACAAAATTGAATTCTTTTTTTATTGATATCCGGTAATAAAACCAACAAACAAATGATACACTCAAAAGTAATACAACTTTGTAAAAAACAAGATGAAATATACCAAGGTAATGCCGTTAATTTAACCACTAACGAACCATATATCTATGGAATCATCATCGATGGACACGGAAATGATATTGGTGTGAATGATATACGAATCGTTATACAAACACACTTGATGGAAATTCTTGAAGCGGAACATCCACACATTTTAATACAAGAACAATTAGAAATATTAAAAAAACAACATATTCAACAAAGTCAACCATCTGTATTCTATTCAGTCGGTCAATCTCGTTTATTAAACCAATTAGCTCGTTCAGGTTCTACATTCTTGATGACTAAATTTTATAATAATCGAGTAGAAACATTTTCCATAGGAGATTCAGAAATTTATGTTATTAAAAACGATGAAATTGTTTATCATAACCCAATACACGATTGGAGTAATACATCGGAACAAATTCGTTTATTTCAACGAAGAGATATTAATATATTTCCACGATTAAGTTATGGTTCTTTTGCTATCAATCCGACAACTATTGCGAGTAAACCATCGTATATGATTGATTATAATAAGACTCATTCATTTGTTCCTACTCAAGCATTAGGACATGAGGGTATTACTGAATTTGCGCCTGAACGACAAACTATTTATTATGATGATGAAATTGATAAAATAAAAATTATCTTAGCATCAGATGGATTATGGGATGTATTTACACCTGAACATCCAGATGATTTACATAATATGAAAACATTGAATGGTGAAGAACTTGCGGATTTAGCTGAAAAACGATGGAAACAAGAATGGTTAGTCGCAAAATCGCCACAAACACCAGAAGATATTTACCCTACACCATCATCGTATCATTCAAATTCGTATGATGATGTATCAGTCATTACAATTACAAATAAATAAAAATAGAAATAAAAAATAGGGCGTTTCTGCCTTATTTTTTATTTTGTTGTGTGTTTGAATATCAATTACTATCATATCCGTCTGTATCATCATCGTCCGAATATAAATCATCGGTGTTCCATCCATCATTATATTCTTCTTGGTTCTCTGGACATATACAATAAATACGTTTTGGATAATTCAATTCATAATAATGGGTGTGTTGTATATAATTACCACAATAATAGCAATTAATAGCTTGTAGCTGTATATATTCGGTAAGATGTTCAGAATCGAAACCAAACGCCCAAACTTCTTTATCATCTGTGTAATTAGGGTCATTACCAAAATTATTTGATCGGCTCATTTCGGCGCTATTTATTAGATTATTCATTATTTGTTTTTGGGTTTTAGCATTTTGTATAATATTATATGTTTTGATATCATAAAATAAATAAGATTTTATTATATCAAGTAGTTCGTGCGGTAAATTTATGCGGTTTATATGTAATTGGATTACAGTCATTCTGGGGTTACAGGCAAAGTTTTTTGGTATTGATTGTTGAAGGGGGTGGGGTTATTTATAGAATATCTTTATAAAAGTAATTCAATTTTTTACACTAATTCATCCCCTATTATTTTGGTTTCTTTATCATTACAATTATTATTACATTTTGGTTGATTGGTTTGTTTCACGCCGAAAAATATAGCGGTTAGTGCTACTGCGGAACACGCACATATACCTAGACAAGTACACCCCGACATATTATATATATATCCGAAATATATAAAATAATACTAAATAAACTATTTGTTAGCATAATCGCAATACAACTAATTACAATTGTAAATACAAATTATTCTACCGTGACTACTTTCGCCAAATTTTTTGGAAAATCCGGATTATACCCTTTTTGGATAGATATTAAATAACTAAGTAATTGAATATATACATTGGCTACTATACCTCCGAATGTCGTATTTTTATCTACTTTTAGTTCGCATTCAGTATCGGAAATCCGGACTACTACCGCATCTCTAGCGGATACTTCTTGAAAAGCATTCTTATTTTTTTCTCGGTTCTCTTCATCTACATCTAAAATGATAATAGGTAAATCTTCTTCAATCAACGCAAATGGACCGTGCTTGAGAGAACTTGAACTAAAACCTTCGGCGTGTATATATGATATTTCTTTTATTTTCAATGCACCTTCTTTGGCTACCGCTTCATTTTTTCCTTTTCCTAATATAAAACACGTATGTTTGTTTATAAAAAAATCAATAAATATAGTTAGGTTCTCTTCTTTGTTCAAAACATTTTGTATATGGAATGGTAAATTTCTTAAATCATTTATGATTTGTTTTCTTCTTTCTATACAAGTTCCTCTGTTTTGTGAAAACCAAATAGCAATCATGGCGAGTATAACACATTGATTCGTAAACGATTTGGTAGATGCGACTCCTACCTCACGACCTGCGTTCAAATAGACTCCGCAATTGGTTTCACGAGCAATCATCGAATCTACTACATTTACAACTCCAATACTGATTAAATCGTATTCTTTGGCGATTTGAATACAGCGATGTAAATCTTTCGTTTCACCCGATTGGGATAATAAAATTACACCGACAGTTCCTTTTTTGGGAATGTCTTTGATTTGAAATTCCGCACCATCATATGCGACAACCGTATCAAAAATATCTAATGTTTTAAAAATATCCAATGACCACAACCCTGCGTGTAATGATGTTCCGCAACCTAATAAGATTAAATGATTTATTTCTAACAATCGGGATTTATTAGTATCTAATCCGCCTAATTTTACAGATACATTGTTCTCTATTCTGCCTCCATTATTCATGGCGCGAATAACACAATCGGGTTGTTCCATAATTTCTTTCAACATCCAGTGCTTATAATTGGCTGGTTTTAATTCTATATGTTGGTTTGCTTTGTCTTTTATAGCATATCTATGAATGTTTTTATTATATTTAATGGTTCTCTCTTCTTTGGTAATTTCTATTAAATCATTATTATCTAGTACAATATATTTCTTAATATAATTACCAAAGGCGATTTGTTCGGAAGCAATCATTATAAATTCTTCTTCCATTCCTAACAATAAAGGAGAACCGTTGCGAGTAATCCATATTTTATTGGGAAAATCTGCGTGTATAATAGCTAAAGCCCATGTGCCGATTAATTCTTCAATTGTTTTTTGAATGGCTTGTTGTATAGGTTCTCCATTATCTATATAATAACCAATGAGAACCGCGATAATTTCAGTATCGGTTTGTGATTTAAATATATAACCTTTCTCTAATAATTTTGTTTTGATTTCTTGAAAGTTCTCTATAATACCATTATGAACTAAGACAATTTTATTCGAATTATCGTGATGTGGATGAGCATTATTATCGGTTTTACCTCCGTGTGTCGCCCACCTTGTATGACCGATAGCACAATTTGAACTGATATTTTGGTTATATACCGACTCTTCCAATTGGTCTAATGCGTCGCAAGTTGTTTTGGATGCGAATTTTGTAGTATGAAGTTCTCCATTGGAAATACAAGATATACCGACGGAATCATAACCCCGATTTTGTAATAATCTTAATCCGGATAATATATATTCTTTATGTTCGTCATTTCCTAGATATCCTATAATTCCACACATTCTAATGTTCTCAGTGAATATATATATTGAGAACATTTTAAGTTTTTATTTTCGTTTTTATTCAAAATACTAATTTTCTCAGTCTCCATCGCAAATACGTATGTATTACGTTCATCCGTTTTCTATAGGTTTCATCGCTATAACGGAACATTTTACATATTTTATATACACTCCTTATCTTTCTCAAGCTTCCAAAATCGTATCGGGCGAAAAAAAGCGATTTATATTGGTCCGGCATTTCCATCACAGCCATTTTTATATTGGTAATGATATCCGTTTCTTTCACGACTACCGTATTATTCGCATGAGGACCATATAACACGATATTTGTTTCATCTTCGACTGAGCGTTTACATTTATCAAATAACCAATATTTATCGTAAGATAAAATACTCGGCATCATAAATTTACGCTTCTTAATATATTTTTGATAATGGTTCAATGGCTTTAACGGCATCAACTCTAATAATCCTAATCGCATTTTACCTTGTACGTGTTTCGCAGCAAAATGAGTTAGTGAGGAATTTCCATCAAAATTTTGAATAGCATCTAAAAACCCAATAATCGCATATTGTTGTAAGTCATATTCCAAAATAAATTTCAACGATTTTTCATTGGATTGCTTGAACATCCTCACTTGTTTTTTTAACCACGGCATATATTCTGAAAATAATATTTGTTGCGTTTTTCTTCGTATATCAACAGGGGTATTCGGATGTGTTAATATATATCGTATACTTTGTAATTGCGCAGTATTTAGAAAACCAGTACAACTATTTGTTAAGTTTATGAATAATATTATACCGAATATTCCAATCAATTGTATCATCTACATATAAATGCAGAGAACATTTTATATTCTTTGAGATATTAGATAAAATTGAGAAGAATTTATCGGTATATTTTAATTTCACACTATAGTAAAATGAATGATATAACAACCATTATTGAAAGATTACCTCAAGAATTGAAAACACAAATCTACAAAGACTATTTTGAAGCGACGATTGTATATGATGATTTAAAACAAATTATCAATTCAGACCAATGTAAAGCACTTTATAATATTGAATTGGCGGATGTATTGTCGAAAGTCTTACAGAATAATATTGTTGTAAAATATCTTTGTAAACACGAAAAAGAATTCAAATTTGTTTATAATATGGAAGTGGTTCTGAAACCAAATTCAACCGTAGATTATTACAATTTTGCTTCTTTATGGCTTTTCAATTTATATTTCAAAGATATTATGAAAAACCCTGTTTCATTGTCCATCAAAACAAATATGTTCAATCGGGTCTTTACCAATCATACTACAGATACCGGTAATATTACGATTATTCAATAATGATTATATATTTTCAATAATCATTATTTCAATGTGATATACACCATTATATTACTTTTTTTACTAATGTCGTATATATCTACTGTGTTTATTTTAGAAATTCCTTCATTTTTTAACACTACTGTTTGATTTTTCGTTACTAATAATTCTTTGGGATTTATTTCGCAATTTTTTTTTCCAATATCCACGATGATTGTGTCTTTATCTAGTATTTCCTTTACATCATAAGTTATATTCACATGGATATTATTTTTATTATCGATGGTTATATTTTCAGGTAATATTGGAAAACATTTCACATACAAATCATTACCATTATTATCATATACTAGTTCATCGTGCCATAAAGGAACAATATACGTCGTATTGTTTACAATGAGTTTATACAAGTTATTTTCGAATAAATCGTCGATGGATGGGTTCAAAATAATACATTCATCATTTTCTATTTTTTTATTCAATACCATTCGTATTTTTTCTATAAAATCATTCGAAAAATGTAATACTTCTCTATATTTACCAATGATTTCAAATATTTTTATTAAAACCGTTTTATCTACTTTTTCTATCATTTCCAATGCTTTCTTCTCACACATAGTTGAAATCTTTTCTATGATGATATAATATAAACTATTTTGTATTCCATCATTTTTCATAATATTCTTTATAAACGACATGAGTATCCCAGCATAACTATCATTATTGTCTTCTTCTTCAAATTCGGTTTCAAAATTCATGTTGAATACATTTTCTCCATCAATCGTTTTTAATAAAAAGTCATAAGACGCGTGTATTTCTTGAAATTTACTGCATGCTTCAGGCGTATTATTTTTATCTGGATGATATCGTAAGGCATTCATTCTATAATGTTTTTTTAATATTTCTTTCGTCAATGGACCAGTTTCTTCAATTCCAAGATGTTTACATGCTTTTTTATAATTCATCGTATTTATGTATCTTGTTTATTATATAAAACATAATACTCTCTAAGTGGTATATAGGTCTATAATTATTATTGTAATATTTCAAAAAGGAAAACGTTTTTTCTAATATGTCTGTGATATCTTCTGCTTTTAAATAGTTGTTCTGTATAAAATAGCGCAATATATACCATAAACATTCCGTTACATCTAAATTATAGGTAAGTATATCATATAATGTATCTCGGAAATCTGTAAATACTAATTTGTCGGATTTCATAATTTCGGCAATAATATTATCACATATGATATTGAATACGTCTTTGGGCATTTTTTCCGTATCGTCTACCAATGGAAAATAACGAACTTCTTTTAAATTCAATATTCCATCCAATTCGATGGAATCTACTATCTCCAATGTCTTTTTAATTTTTGTATTTTCGTCATTTTTTACCGTTATTTGTTTGAAGAATGGATTTGAATTTGCGATCGCCTGTGGTTGATGAGTAGTGATCAGTTTATTATATTCATTTTTATTTGGTCTTTTCACATTTATTACGAGACAAGAATTTATAATGGTTGTCGGCATAAAACTAATATGTTCAGTTATAATAAAGAATTTAACTTTGATATTTGATTGACTATTATATTGCTGCATATAACTATAAAATATCTCTAATAATTCATTATGTATTAAATGGAAATTTTTACATACTATTATTCCAAACTTATCGACTTTTACCGATATAATATCTATTATTTGGAAAAATGCTTCATGCCATACCAACTTAGAATTACACCCTAATAACGACATATCAATTTCATAATGAATATCACTAATTCTATACATATAGGTCTGTTTATCGGTTTGTAATGTAATTTTTTTATCGTATTTTAATTCGCTGGGACTATATTTTTTTAATAAAGAGAGAACCTGTGAATATTTTCCTGAACCTGTGGGACCATATATAATACAATTATTCAAGTCATTGTTATTTTTGGGAAATCGGTTGAATACTTCTATTAATTCGGGGTGGATATTCGATTTTTCAACCGCGTTTATATAATCATCGTAATGAGTTTCGTAATATTTCATTTTATATACTATAGAGAACATTCATTTTATATTTTTACGAATATAAAATGAATTATCGGGAAATCACTGTTATTTTATTTAATTCTAATAAACTATTACATAAAAATACTTCATATGAGGTTAATCCGACCACCGCTCCCGAAATGAGTGTTAAAAATATTTTATAAATAATATGTTGGCTCATATTCATTAACATTAATAATAATAAGGTTAAACATGTACTTACCACAAAAAAGATTTTGAACTCTTTGGTTTTCTTCATATTATTCTTAGACAATGGAACAACACCATCTCCTTCTATTTTATGCTGCTTATATACATGATTATATGATATCAAAAATAATACTAATGATACAAAATTTAGTATTGCTCCTACTAACATTCCACCCCATATCAATGTTCCACCTTCTATAAATCCGGTAATACTACGAATATCAAATTTAGATTTTTCTATCATTGATTGCAGTATAAATATTAAGAAAAACATGTGATATATGCTTAACAAAATGAAACTGGAAATTTCTTGTTCACGTTTAAATATAAATACAAAACATATAATGTATATCGCTAAGTATCCTACTATTTTTACTACGTTAATATATTTATTTCCGTCTATTATTTTTTGAGGGTTGGATATAATATTTAAATTCATTTATACATATTTATCATATTTTATTCATAGCGTTATTCAATCTGTATTTTATAGGTTTTTTCTAACCATTCAATGAGAACATTCGATTCACATGTTCCAAAACCTTCGGGGAATTTTTTTATATTGTAAAATTCGGGTTTAGTCATGGCATCTGTTTTATAATAAGCATATGCACCGAATTTCCCTTTGCGAATACTTAAGTCTTTCGTTAATACTCTCAATATGGCCTTGTTTTTTGAAGTAATATCACTTCCTAAATATTTTATAACATCCTCCAACGTTATTTGGTCTAAAGGCTTTTCTATTTTTTTAATACTTTCTCGTTTTTCTCCCCATTCCACATACGGACCGAATTTACCATTTTTTATATACAGTGGTTCGCCTTCGTATTCACCTAAATGATTATTCTTTATTTCATATAATTCATCCAACGTATATTCGCGATTTTTTAATTTTTCTAAATCGATTTTCATATCCTTTTTCACTGGTTTATATTCAAATGTTCCGTCTTCCGCTTTACTTCGTACGACTGGACCAAATTTTTCAAATATGAAATCGTGTTCATCATCTATCGGATAGATTTGTTTCTCCAATTTTGCGATGGGTTTGGACAATTCTTTGATTTCTTGATAACATTCTTTACATAATTTGGCCCAATCAGATTCTGCTCCAGAGGATACTTGGTCTAATTTATCTTCCATTGATTTGGTATAATCATAGGAGAACATTGATTGAAAATGTTTTATTAAAAATTCTACGGTAATTAATCCTAATGGTTCCAATACCAATTTGCTTTTTTCATTTCCGAATACCTTTTCTTTTTCTATACTATCGAGAACCTTTCCTCGCAATTTGTATTCTATGAATTTTATTTTTTCTCCTTCTAAATCTTTGCGTTTTACATATCCCCTCTCTTGGATTGTTTCTACAATCGTCGCAAATGTTGAGGGGCGTCCAATTCCTAATTCTTCTAATGTATTTATCAGGGTTGCTTCGGTATAATGTTGATGTTTATTCCTGACTGCGATAGTGCTTTCAATAAAATTATAGGCGACTTCTTTACCTGATTTTTCGATGGATTGAAAAAATAATAATAGGGCGTTTGGTTGATTTTGATTTTCAGTTGTTTTCTCTTCTTTTTCAGTGAGTATTTTCCAACCTAAAAAGATAGGTATTTCTACTGTGTACGTGTAATATTTTTCATCAGGCGCTGTTAATTTTATATTTGAATTGTTATATAAAGCATCCGACATACAACTTTCAATTGAATTTCGCCATATTAATTTATAGAGTGTATTCATTCGAGAGTTATCACTATCTGCTATCGTGCGGGTTTCAATATGGGTAATACGAATGGCTTCGTGCGGATTTTGAAGGTCCTTCTGTTCAATTGTTTCTAGTTTTCCAATATATTCTGGTTTATTCCATTCTTTTATGATATAACCACTCGCTTTATCAATAAAATCTTTAGAATATTTCATACTATCGGTTCGCATATATGTAATATAACCGTTTTGATATAATTGTTGACATAAACTCATTGTTTCTTTGGGAGACATATGTAATAAATTACTAGCTGTTTGTAATAATTTCGATGTATTGAATGGTTTCGGTGGAGTTTTGGTGGATTTTTTTGGAGAACCTACGGATAATTTGTGTTGGAATGTTTTTGTTTTTTCTAAAAATTGTTGTATTTCTTGATTGGTATCATATTCGTGGTTTAATGTAAATAATATATTTTTTGAAGTAAAACTACCAGTGGTTTTATATTTGGTTTCGATTTCCGATTTTTCTTTTTCATTATCATAGACTAAACGTAATGCGGGGGTTTGACATCGCCCTGCGGATAAAGAGTTTGATTTATTGTGATATAAATATTTCCATAAATGTGGCGAAATTTTATATCCAACCACCATATCTAATACTTGCCGGGCGTGTTGGGCGTGAACTAAATTCATATTTATCCTTGTTGGGTTATTTACCGCATCAACAATGGCTTTTTTTGTTATTTCGTGAAATAATATTCGTTTGGTTGTTTCAATAGGTAAATCAAATACTTTACATATATGCCATGCGATTGCTTCTCCTTCTCGGTCATCATCAGATGCTAATATAATATTTTGTTTAGAGAACCTATTGATTACCGAACGCATTTGTTCAATATGAGAACTTTTTTCATCAATGATGGTGAATGTTGGTTCAAATGTAGATTTTGTATCGATTGATTTTAATCCTTCTATCGTGCGAATATGACCTTTGGATGCTATACAACAATATTCTTCACCTAAAAAACTTTCTATTTTACCACATTTGGATGGTGATTCGACAATGATTAAGTATTTGGCGTTTAGATTTACATTCGGTTCTTTTTTTGCGTATGTTGTGGTAGATTTCTTTTTGAAAAATTTTTTAGGAGGCATAGAGAACTTTATAGTAGATAAAAAAATAGTTTTATTTCATTTTCATTTATATGTTTGTTTATAAATCGTCTATAAATAATATTTACACGGTTCATCTATATTGAAATGCGTATACGTGTATACATAGTCTACATTCGTTCTACAATATGGACAATCTATTTTGGGACAACATACAACTGGTTCAATAGGGTTCATACTCGCGTCATATCCTCCTGGTTTTGATATACGTTTTTGATATTTATATTCAAGTAAACAGTCTCCGTGAAAAGCGTGATTACATTGGGTTTGATATATAGGTTTATGGAACATTTTGTCTTTATAATTTAACCAACTTTTCATAAATCGAGTGCTTTCTTGGTCTTCAATGACCATAGGGCCAATACATATACTACATACGTATTCTTGCGGGTTATTAAAAATATCTATCATTATATTTGGTTTGTCTATTACTGTTTCTGCGGGTTCTGTTTGGGTTTCCATATTGTGTGTTTGTTTTATTGAATATACAATTGGTTCGTAGGTTCAATTTTATAATCCAAAAGTATTACAATTGTATTCATAATATTTACAATTGTAATTACAAATATATATTGATAATGTATATTATGTATTTTACCTTATTAATAATCTCTTTCATATTATTTTATTTTGTGTTATTTAATAAAAATTATAACGTATCATTGTTTAGTAGTTTAACTATCTTTTTATTATTTACTATTTTTAAATATAGCTATTATTATTTAGTTATACCTGTAATATTACTTGCTATATCCATTATAGTTAAATTTAATTTTAAAAAATATGTTACGTTAATTAATTTTATTCTATTGTTTTATGTATTTGTTAGTATTTTAGAATTTCTAGGACATAAATTTGTAATGCATTGCGATAAAAATAATTTTTTAAGTAAAATAATAGAATATATACCTTTTGTAAATAGTCAATATTTTTCAACTTGCGAAAAACATATTCAACACCATTTGGAAGTAGAACCTGATATGAGGTTAAATTATATTGAACATAAAGAATCATTATTTATGGGTTGGAATATATATCTTACGTTATTTTTTGCGTTTTTGTTATGTGGATTATTATCAAAACTAACATCTAATTATGATATATCTTATAAATATTTGATTATTATTTGCGCCATAATAACGTTTATATGGGAATATTTATGGAATAAGATACATATTACAATGCATAAAACAGAAATAGATTATTCTATAAAGGAGGGACCATATGATGAAAAATTATTTAATCTTGATAAAATTAAGGATATATTATTACAAAATCATGAGAACCATCATTTACAAAAAGGTGATAAAAAAGGGAATTATAATGTAATTGTATTAGGTGCGGATGAATGGTTTGGCTATTATAATACAAAGATTGATAATACCGAATATTGTAAAACACATACAAATGAAAAAATATGTAAATAATTATTGTATAATTATTATGTAATTATATAATATAATGGAGCCAACTATAACACGTTTAATATTTATCATTATTTTGATGTTTATTTTACGATATATAGTGTTAGAATATACGCCGTTAGTAATTATCAATGGTTATTTCTCGATATTTATTTGTTTTTTCATCTTATCTTTTCTTTTTACAAAAAATATATTGTTCTCTGTACTAATTGGATTATTTACTATCAATATGAGAGTTTTACATAGGTCGGTGAAAGATAAATCTACATTAAATAATTATAATAGTTTTAGTAATTGTTTTATATTTTTATTCGGATTACTTTTATTAAGTGTAATTTTAATTAACTATAGACATTTTAATAAACATGTTGAAAAATATTATAGTCATGTGTTATTCCTATTAGTGAGTAGTAATTTGTATTTTTTAAGAAGTTCTCCTAATGATGATAAATTGATGTGTTATCCTTGATTTTTTTGAAATTTATTTATTATTTTAATATTTTCTATAGGTTTATAATCAATCTTGTATATCTCTTTATTTGTAAATTCATACGGAAGCATAAACATTATTTTGTTTTTCAATAATTTACAATATTCTAAAAATTTTATTACAAATCCTACACACCCTACATTCTTTTCTAAAAATGTATAATTTTTGTATTTATCCATAAATTCTTTTATTTTATCATTATCTATGAATTTGTCTATGTTATTACGAGTTAAATGTATAGTTCCATTATATTTTTGTATTCTATCATACGCTTTATGATATATTACTCCATTTTTATGATCATTATTTAATTCGCTTTTAAAATAATCTTCCGTACATTCTAATATATATGGAATACCATTTTGTTTTACTATAATTCCTATATGTCCAAAATATACATTACAAAATAATGAATGTAAATATCTATAAAAAAATAGTTCTGGAATATCATAACTATGGTATGAACGAAATAGAACAAAATCGCCAGTTGTAGATTTTGATAATGCCTCAGTTGTATTATTTTCAATGGTAGAGAAGTTTGGATTTGTTGATAATTTATATTCTATAAGAATTGTAAATGTTAATATTATGAAAATAACTAATATGATTTTATCAATGAAAAACCGTTTATTGATATATTTTGTTAAATAATATATGGCTAATATAAATAAAATCAACAATATTATAGACAGCATTTTGATACCAACATCTCCTTCTGGTGAAATTATATAATCGATTTTTTCTTTAAATATTTCATTACTATTAAAAAATAAAAACAGTAATTCAACAAATATTAAAAATATAAAAATATAATTTATATTTACTTTCATTATAATTTATAATTACAAATTATATTTTGTAATTATTTTACATTCCATAGAGTACTTCAATGAAAATAGCTAATAACATTGGAAATTGCCATGTTGAAAACATTGATTTATAAGTTAAATCTTTTACCACTAATATTTGTATAAAGACGTAAAAACTAATCATTACTGAAATAAGTAATACAAATTTGAACCAAAAATCTAATTGAAATAAGAAGTCTGGCTTTTTTAACATTATATATGTATCTAAATATAAAAAATTGATTTTAAAAGAAAATTTAATTGCTAATTACAAATATCTATACAAATGAATTCCGAAATCATACAATCTAAATTATTGAATACCGGTTATTTGGCTGGCGTTTTACAATTACACGGCAATCGTTCTTTTGGTAGAACCGCTAATAAAAAACGGCTATTATATAAATGTATACCCGATGATAAAGAATTGCCCGTCTTTCTTATTCCGTATGAAATGAAAATGGATTTTTCCAAAGTATTCAAAAATAAATATGTTTTATTCACAATTGACCATTGGAATGAAACACATCCACACGGTTTATTAAAAGAAACCATTGGCGATGTGGACGATTTAAATTGTTATTATGAATATCAACTATATTGTAAACATTTACATATTTCCATCAATGATTTTACCAATAAATCGCGCGTTGTTTTACAAGAAAATACGGTCGAAACGATTATCTCTCGCATGTTGACCCTACCTAAATATCAATTAGAAGATAGACGCGCCGAATATATCTTTTCAATTGACCCTGAGAACAGTCGCGATTTTGATGACGCTTTCAGTATACAGACTTTGGATAATAATGAAACGAAAATAAGTATCTATATTGCGAACGTATGCCTTTGGTTAGAAGAAATGGAATTGTGGAATTCTTTCTCTACCCGCGTTTCAACCATTTATTTACCAGATAAAAAACGCACGATGTTGCCTGCCGCTTTATCTGATGTTGTATGTAGTTTATTGGAAAATAATGACCGCCTCGCATTTGTGATGGACGCGATAATTGATGAGAACGGTCAATTAAAAGATATTCAATATAAAAACGCAGTCATTCGCGTTAAAAAAAACTTTGTATACGAAGAACCAAAATTGTTAAAAAATCATAATTATAAACAGTTATTTGAATTCACTGCCGATCTTGATAAGAATATGAAAGATAGCCACGATTTGGTTGAATATTGGATGATTTATATGAATTCGAAAACAGGAGAACATATGGCGAACCATAAAATGGGTATTTTCCGCTCGGTTCAATATAGTCATTCTCCTTTACATATTACCAAACTTGACCATCATACCCAACAAGTTATCCGTTCGTGGAATAATGTAATTGGAAAATATATTTGTTATGCCGAAGATGCGGATATACACCACGATATGTTGGAACGCAAATATTATGTTCAAATTACGAGTCCGATACGTAGATTGATTGATTTATTGAATATGTTGTTATTTATCAAACATATGGGTTTAGCTGATTTATCTAGTTCGGCGGATACGTTCATGACGAAATGGTTAGCACAAATGGATTTTATAAATAAAAGTATGAAAGATATACGCAAAATACAAGTAGCGAGTGATATATTACATAGATGTTTTCACAATCCTGATATTATGAATTCGGAATATGAAGGTGTATTGTTTGATAAGACGATAAAAGGAGATAAGTTCAAGTATATGGTATATTTGAAAGATATTAAATTATTAACTTCTTATACGAGTGATGAGAACTTGGAAAATTATACAGACCGAAACTTCAACATATATTTATTTGAAAATGAAGACCAAAGTAGAAAAAAAATAAGATTACAACTTCAACATCAAAAAATTGAATAAATATTTTTGTAAAAAATATGGAAACAATTTATTATATTATTATATAATGTTTACAAACATTCTTGTTTCCGTTCTATTTTGCGCAACCGCTGTTGTTGGTTCTGAACGATTTTTGGATCGTTTCGAAAATTGGGTTAATAAATTCCATATAAAAATTTTAAACGACCAACATTATTTAGCCATTTATAATAAATGGTTATCCAATGATAAATATATTGAAGAAATCAACAATAAAAATTTAACATTTACTCTTGGACACAATCAATTCTCAGGAATGGATAGTGCTGAATTCCGTGAATATATTGGTTTTATCAATTTTAATCAACAATATGAAAATTTTGAAGAATCTGAGTCAATCGAATCTTCTGAACAATTTAATAATCTTCGTGGGTTAACCTTAGCTGATGTTCCTAGTTCTGTTAACTGGGTTACAAAAGGCGCTGTGACTGGTGTGAAAGACCAAGGCCAATGTGGTTCTTGTTGGAGTTTTTCAACAACTGGCGCATTAGAAGGTGCTTATTACAACAAGTATGGAAACTTATTGAGTTTCTCTGAACAACAATTGGTTGATTGTGATAACTTCAAAAACGGTGGTCGCGACCTTGGTTGTAATGGTGGTCAAATGGATAATGCTTTCAAATGGATTAACAAAAATGGGGGTCTTTGTTCTGAAAGTGCTTATCCATATGTTTCTGGTGAAACCACTGAAACCGGAACATGCGCTAAAACTTGTTCTGTTATTTCAACCAGTCAAGTTAAAAGTTATGTTGATGTAGACCCTAGTTCAGATGAACAAATGATGCTTGCGATTGCTCAACAACCAGTTTCAGTTGCGATTGAAGCAGACCAACGTTCATTCCAATTATACAAATCAGGTGTATTTACTGATGATTGTGGAACCAAGCTTGACCACGGCGTATTGGTGGTTGGTTATGGAACTATGGATGGGGAAGATTATTATTTAATCAAAAACTCTTGGGGAACTACTTGGGGTGATGAAGGATATATTTATATTGGTCGTGGCTCAAAATACAACAATGGAGATGGCCAATGCGGTGTATTATTGGAACCAAGTTATCCAGTATTATAATTCATATAAAATTGATTTAAATATCTCTGTATATAGTAATTATAAACGAAAACACATAAAATGAATATAATTTATACATTGTTATGTTTACTTTTAGTGAATACAATGAATATTCACTCTTATATTAAATTTACTTTTCAAAATCAAAAAAATAGTTTTATTAATGTTACTAAAATAAAAAATATATTACAATTTATCGAGGATTTACATAGTAGTCGTAAATCAAATACAGTTCGCCTTCCTGCTATTTTAGAAATACCAGTTGATGATGTTGAAACATGGGAAGATGGTGAAATACCTTGGGAATTAAATGATACGACGATTAAAAAAGTACTACCTCATGAAAAGAATCCTATGTTAGATGGTCCTAACATCGCGTTTCTATTTATATAATAAAAAATTGATTTTTATACGTAAAATACAAATCAATTGAATCAATCTAAGATGGAAAATATATCATCTAAAATAATATTATTACCAAAAGAAATACAAAACATTATTAGCGAGTTTAATGTTGAACATAGACCCAAGATGGAACCAGTGTTTCAAATTATTCGTTCGCTGGATTTAAAATGTTATATATGTGATGCATATATATATGATAAACCAATAGAGGATGTTGTATATATTATGAAAAGGATTTTAGTATGTTCAAATAAATGTGAAATAATAGCAATCGAAGAATTAAAAAATGTTCCCTAATAATAATTTATTTGTCTCATTTTATGCTTCAAAATTTGGATTATAAAATTTTTTTACTTGATTTATCATATTTTTCATATCTATATCACGGTTACCATAATATATATCAGTTCTATTACGAATATGAACTAAATCTTCTCTATAGTTTTCTTCTATTTTATTACAAAGTAATGAATTTTTTTGTGAATCAAATACGGTAGGTTTTGTAAACGTTGGCCATTGTAATACGGCACTTATCGCTACATCATCCGGAATATTCGCAATATTGTCTTTTTCTAATATATTATTTACACATACTTCATATAATAATTGTTTTATTATATTGTTGCTAAGAATGAAATATGAACCAGCCATAAAATAAAAAATTTTGTTTAAAAAAATATTATCATTGTTATAAAATTTGCCCAATACAGAAGTAAAATATTTCCAATTTTCTACTGTTTTTTCAGGAATTACCGCGTGTTTATCTTTCTTTCGCAGGTTTTCTAATATTTCATCATATGCTTTCATATTGGTATCACTTATGAACGGCATTAATTCTAAGTTGCTCACCCAGACATTATTTTTCTCTATGTTATCCAAATATGTTAATAATTGTGGAAAATTTATGAATGATGATAAATTTGTTCTTAACATGAAATCGTATGATAGTTTCTTTTGACTGAAATAATATCCCGCGATTGTTTTATATAAAATACCTGGTATTAAACTTTCTTTACAATTATAAGTAATGGAATCCTTTGTAACGTAAATATCCGTATCCATATTTTCATTTGAATATAAAAAAAAGGATTTTATATTTTCATTTTTATTCATATATTCCATCCAACATTTTTTAAATACTTCATAATGTGGTGCGTCTGATGCTATGATTAATATGATGATTTTGTAATGTTTTTTTTCTTTATATTCATTCGCGACTTCTTCACTTTCATATTTTATTGTTTTTAATCTCATCTATTAGTAGTATTATTATATATCTTCTATATTTATTTCTGTTTGAATATCTAATTTAAATTCAGTCATTTTATTATTTTGTTGAGATATTTCGATTTCTTCTTCTACATCATTTGTAAATTGTATTTCAGTATCATCATTTGCTTCTGCTGACGTGCTGAATAAATTATTTAATCGTGTTTGTAATATATTTACAATGTTTATTTTGGGATTGTTTTTTAATTGTTCTATATCAGAATCATCATAAATACATAATAAGTCGCAGTTTTTAGGCGGATTTTCATAATCACGTAGCCCAACCAATACTAATGAAAATTTAGTGACCAGATTATTTCTTTTTTGACGTCCTCTGAACTTATTTCGTATATGACAAATTAATTTTACATTGTTATTTGTATAGACTTCACACATACCATTTCCATACATGTTTGTTACACACGCATATTGTTCTTCGTCGCATGTTGATAATTGTAATAATCCCTTCTGAGTACTACTTGATTGTACTTTTCTTGCTAGTGATTTCGCACCTTTACCTCCTTTTTCGTTTCTTACCATTGTATATTATGTTGTTGTTGTTGTTATAATCTATTTAGATATATTAATTTCAATTTTTTACAAGTTTATATCGTGAAATAAAGATATAATTATTATATATAATATGAATTATACTATAGATTATTATTTTGATTTACAAAGTATTGATAATGAAAACGTGGTAGATATTTTAAAAAACATTATTGATAGTAATAATATTAGTGATGAATCATTAGATTATCATTTTGAAATTTTAGATAATGAAACACAACAAATTATTTTTAAAGGAGGAGAACCTACCAATACAATTCCGTATCGTTATTTTGAAGAAGTTGCTGATTATTTAACACATAGAAAACGTGAAGTAGAAGAGAAACGAAACAGTTTTTTAGATTCTTTATTTAAACCAACAAAACCAATAGAAGAAGTGGTAGAAAACGATACAACTGAAATATCTGAACCTACGAATCATGAACAATTACTAGAACCTTATCCTATCGTAGACACTCAACCAGTACCAGAACCTTCTATCATGGATGCTCAAGTCCAACCCCTACCAGAACCTTCTATCATGGATGCTCAAGTCCAACCCCTACCAGAATCTTCTATCATGGATACTCAACCACTACCAGAACCTTCTATCATGGATGCTCAACCACTACCAGAACCTTCTATCATGGATGCTCAAGTCCAACCCCTACCAGAACCTTCTATCATGGATACTCAAGCCCAACCCCTACCAGAACCTTCTATCATGGATACTCAAGCCCAACAACAACCTCCTATGATGGATGCTCAAGCCCAACAACAACCTCCTGTGATGGATGCTCAATCCCAACAACAACCTCCCTCTACTATGAATACCCAATTGTATCAAGGAGGAAATGTAAAATCATCAATAATTACTGTTCGCATTATTATTCAAAAAATGAAATCATTACCTTTTTTATTTTTAAAAAAAATGAGATATAATTCACAAAAATAATTTTATTTACGTAAAAAAACGCCGAAGCGCCTTTTTATTTTTTATTTTTGTTCAATTTATAATAAATATATTTACGTAGCACGAGTTGATTTATACGATGTTCTTAGTTCTAATTGTTCGTTTATAAATGTTCCAATGTTGTCGTGTGTTATTGTATGATATAGATTAAAATGGTCATCAATTAAATATTCTTCATTGTTAATGATAATAGTAGACACTGAAACATCTTCATCTTCGCTATCATCATTATCATTATTATTTTGAATTTCAACCGCAGGTTTTTCATTTTGCGCTTCAACTGGTTCGGATGATGCTGCGTGAGAAAGAAGGATATGAATAATATCGTCGGGATTAGATAATGGTTTGTTGGCGGTAGATTTTTTGGATTTCTGGGTAACCCCTTCAACAGGAACTTCAGAAGCCGC